CGGCCCCGGCCGTGCAAATGAGGCTGGCGGAAGCCGGAGCGGCGTTTCGTGAATTCGGCCGGAGCTGGGAACGTGCGCGTCGCGCCCCTTATGAGTTCGGCAGCGTGACGCCACGTGTGATCACCGGCAGCGGGGACGCGATGCGCTGGAGTCCGCCGGCCGACGGAGAGGAGACACCCCGATGCCCGGCCTGACAATCGCGTACGCAGTCGTCATCGTCCCGTCGGTCTACCTCTTCGCTGGCGCCTTCGGCCTGCTGCTGACCACCGTCGCCAGCCTGGCTCGGTCACAAGGGCTCCCCAACGTCCTGCGGAACGTGACCGGGTTCTGGGACGCGTTCCGCACCGCAACCAAGGCGACAGCTACGTGGCCGTGGACCTGGAAGAAGTGGACTGATGCGTAACCGCATGAGCGTTGCCGTCGTCATACCGACCATCCCCGGCCGTGAGGCGATGCTGGAGCGCGCTCTGGCGTCGGTCCGGGCGCAGCGACGGCGACCGGATCAGGTCGTCGTCGAACGCGACTCACTGCGCACCGGGGCGGACCAGGCCCGCAACCGCGCTCTGGAGCGGGTCACGGCTGACGTGGTGGCCTGGCTGGACGACGACGACGAAATGCGGCCGAATCACCTCATGGCCTGCATGCGCGTGATGGAGCAGTCCCCGGAGCGGCCGGACCTGGTGTACCCGGCGCCTGTGGTGCGTGGGGGCGAGGACCCCACAGCCGTGTCGGTACAGGGCCAGTGGAGGCTCCCCTGGGGCGTGCGCTTCGGTCCTGAGCAGGAAGCCCATTTGCGCCGACTTGGGTCATTCATCCCGATGACGCACCTTGTGCGGACGGAGTCAGTCCGCAAAATCGGTGGGTTCCGTCCTGGCCAGAACGTGACGACAGATGGCCTGGGGCGCCGCTACCGTGGCGAAGACGAGGACTATTTGGTACGCCTGCTGGACGACGGGGCCACATTCGAGCACCTGAACGCTCGGACTTGGGTCTGGCACGTGCACCGTGGAAATACCGCCGGGCGAGGGCTCGCCCGAGCGGACATCTGAACACGGAAGAGGAGAGGTGTCGTGCCGACCACCACAGTCACGACCGGACCACCCCCCACACTTGCCGACGCAGTACGGGCCCGCATCAGCTACTTGACCGCACGGGGCGTGAGGACGTTCACCACCCAGGACTTTCCCGGCGTTGCCCGGCACGCGGGCCGGCCGGGCGCATGGCTGGAGGACCATCTAATCGTCCTTGAGGGCATTGGGGTACTGCACCCCGTACACCAGCCGGGCCCTCGTGCATGGTCTGTAAGCCCCCGCTCGGAGTACCTGCGGTGACCCGGCGGGTGACGAAATTCGGCTATGTCTATGGCGGCGAGGCCACAATCAAGGGCCAGAAACACCTGCTGGACGGGACGGCCTATTCGGTGGGCCGGTGTGATGAGGTGCGGCTTCGCGCGGCAGCCGTACAAGAACTGTCCCAGTCGCAAGGTGTCCCGCTCGCAGGTATCGAGATCACCAACTTCTGGTTCAGCGAGATCGTCACGGAGAACGACATCCGGGACACCGCAGCCGGTACGGAGAGCGCAGACCCTTTCCGTCCCCACGCGGACAGGGGCCCTGACCCGTTCCGTCCCTGCGATGTCCCCGACGGGTGGGACACCTGACGAAGGGACAGAAGACAGCGAGCCCCTGCGGGACACACCGCAGGGGCTTTGTCGTGTCCCGGGGTTGTGCCGAGCCGACCCGGGTAGGATGATTTAAGGAAATCATCGGTGACCAAGGAACGAGGAACCATGACCAAGCAGACTGTCGTCGGTCCAGAGGACCGCGCCCTCAGCGCCCTGAACGCGATCACCCGCGACGACCCCGAGGCTGCGCGGGAGCACATCGGTGCGATGGACTTCCGGGGACGGGCACTCGCCTCAGCGTGGGCCGAGGAGCTGACCCGGCTCACTCGCGACGAGCAGGCGCACTACGAGGTGCTGGAGCGCCGGGCGGCCCGGGAACGCCGGGAAGCTGAGGAGCGCGTCGAGACGAGCCGGAAGGCTCTGCGCAATCTCATCTGCTGGATGCACGAGGAGCCGGACGCGGAGGCGCGAACGGTGGACGCGGCCAGCTTCGCGGAGATCCGTCAGAGCCGGTCCTGGATCGTAGGCGAGCTGAAGAGCCTCACCGACGAGGGTGTGCTGAAGCCGGTTTCCGATCGTCCGGGCCAGTACGTGATCCTCCGGGCTCCGGACAGGGACAGCATCTGACGGGACAACGGGACAGAGGGACAACTGGACAGAGGGACAACGGCCCCCACGGGACAGACCGTGGGGGCTTCGTCGTGTCCCGGGACATCGGACGCTGGGACAGAGGGACATCGGGACGCAGGGGGTGTCCCTATCGGACGGGACAACGGGACACCAAGGCTGGGACATGACGGCGGGACAACAGTCCATGTCCCCTCCGGGACATGTCCCGGGACAAAGGTCTGCCGGGACACGGGACAACGGGACAGGTAGCGTGTACGATGATTTAAGGAAATCAGCACCGACCAAGGAATCGTGACCAAGGAAGAGAGGACAGACCATGTCCCGCATGTCCCGCGCACAGGCAGCCACCTACGGCCTGCTTGTCCCGGCCGCACTGGCTCTGGCCATGTCCGCCGACACCAGCTACCGCTTCATGGAGACTGCGCTCCAGATCACCAACGACGAGGAGCGCATGGTCCTGTGCGGCGTGGCCGAGGCGGCCATCGTCGCCCTCACGGTCTACGCCTGGGCCACCCGGACCAAGGGCCCCGCGTACCTCGCCTATGCGGCCGTGTTGGTGCAGGGCATCCCCGCCTTCACGGTCTCGGGCAGCGTCGGCGGCCCGGTGCGAGTCGTCCTCGGCCCGGTGCTGCTGGCTGTGCTTCTGCACCTGCTGCTGGGCTTGGAACTCCGCATGTCAGGCGCCAAGTCGGACGGCCTGCTCGCCTCCGCCCTGCGTGAGCTGAAGGAGCGTCTGACGGCCTTCCTGGGCATCGGCCGGCGGGGCGCCAACTCTGCCGCCATCGCCCGCAGCCGCGCTGCCGACAAGGCTGTGGACCTGGCGGACCGTCTGGCAGCCGCCAAGCCCGGCAAGCGCAAGCACACCCGCCTGGTGGGCCGTCTCGCGAAGCAGATCGACGCGGCCCGTCACGGACTGAACGAGGAGGAGGCCGCGCAGGCGGAGGCCACCATCGTCGCCCGCGTCGTCCGGCGCAAGTCGGTCAAGGCGCTCGCCAACATCGGCGCGCGGCACGACTGGTCGTTGTCCCTTGTCCCGGCCCCGGCTGTCCCGCTCGACGGGGACACGGGACAGAGCGATGTCCCGGCGATCGTGTCCCGAGAGACGGCTGTCCCCCGGGACACGGCCGATGTCCCGGCCCTCGTTGTCCCGCAGCGGGACATGTCCCGTGTCCCGCAGGACGTTGTCCCGGCGCCCGAGCCGGCTGTCCCGGCGACGATGTCCCGCTCCCGCTCCGCTGTCCCGGCGACGATGTCCCGGCCGCGTCCCACCGTCCGGGTGTCCCTGGACAAGCTGCCGGAGATTGTCCCGGCCGAGCCGGCCGTGTCCCAGGGCGAGGGACAGACCCTCGTCGATGTCCCGGATGACGTCCGGGACAACCTGACCGGCATCGTCCGCTTTCTGTACGAGACGGGACACAGCAAGAACGAGATCCGCGCGATTGTCCCGACCCTGCCGGGACACGGGGACACGAAGTCGGGCGGCCCGAAGTCGGAGAGCCTGCGCAAGGCGATTCAACGGACCTTCCCCAAGGAGGCGTAGAACGGCCTTGCGGTCGGCGACCGGTCGCGAGACTCTTGATTTAGGTAAAGCCCTACCGGGGACAACCTCGGTAGGGCTTTCGCCTTCGGAACCAGGAATCAGGAAGAGGAATCAGGAATGAGTCGTATCGGACAGAACCACGTCGACAACCCGTTCAGCGCTTCGGGCCGGGCCAACGGACAGACCAACGACCAGCTCCACAAGCGAGGCCTGGACGGTCAGGGCAACCCGCTCCCGTCGAACGGCGGCAGCTCCAAAGCCGCAGGTCACAAGCCGTCCCGGCCGGGCGGCCCGCGCGGGCAGGGCATCGCTCAACTCGCCCAGTCCATCGGGTCGATGGAGCTGAGCAACCAGGACGACCTGCACGCCTTCTGCGAGGCGTACCGGGCCATTCTCAACTACCTCGCCGTCAGCGCGAAGCTGGCAGAAGGCCAGCTCAAGGCCGCTGCGCGGGCGCAGGTGAAGCAGGCCCACGAAGGGTGGATGAACCCCATGCAGCGTGCCAGCCTGGCCAACACGCTGCGTCTGATCGGCAAGGATCTCGACCACATGGCCAACGCGTGTGCTGGTGGGGCTCAGAGTGCGGTCAAGGCGTGGCGCCGGTTCGACGGTTTCATGGGCGAGCTGGAGTCAGACCGCAGTGTTCACCGTCCTGGGGGCCGCCGTGGCGGCTTCAACGTGGTGTAGGGGCGGTGGACGACGTGTCGAACAATCACCGCGTGCGTGGATACGCCCTGTTCAGGGTGCCCGAGCGCATCACCTCGTACGTCCTGCCGTGGGCCATCACGGGGGCGGCCTGGCCGCTCGCCCTGGTACTCCACTTCGTCATCGGGGACAGCCCGCTGTGGATGTCCTTTCTCGCCCTCGGGTTCGCGTACCTCGCGTACGTGACCTGGTCGACCTGGGCGGTGCGCCGCCAGGAGACCCGGACCATGGTCACGGTGTTCGTCATCGCCGTCCTGACCTGGGAACTCTTCGCCATCACCATCCGGCCTTGGCAGGCCGACGTCTTCAAGGCCTGGTCGATCGGCGGTCTGGTCCTGTCGGTCGCCTGGTGCGTCCGGCATGCCGCTCTGTCGGGCGTGAGGGACTCCGACAAGTCGCCGGAGACCAGCGGAAACGACGGTCTGCTGGCCAAGGTGCGTGCGTTCAAGGACGCCCGGGTCGGCAAGGTCACGGAGTCCGAGCAGGAGCTGCGCGCCCGTGTACACCTGGACGCCCCGACCACGGCGAAGGAGGCGCAGGACGCCCGGGAGCAGATCGCGGCCGTCGCCGGGGTCGGTGCCGACCAGGTCAAGGTGCTCAAAGTCGCAGGTCACGAGGGTCAGGTGGACGTGACGTTCACCCGCGCTCAGGACGCGGCCAAGCCGGTCATCTGGACGGGCCCGCGCCACCTCGGCAAGTCCATCGCTGACTACCCGATCTGGCTCGGTCCGCGCACCGACGGCACGGACATCGACTGGTGGATCGTCGGCTCCGACGACGACGAAAACCCCAGGCCACTGGCCCACACGAAGTGCACCGGCATGACCGGCGCGGGCAAGACGGAGACCATCTGCACGGCGATTCTCCAGATGCGCGAGCGCACTGACGTGGTCCCCGTGGTCGGCGACCCGGCCAAGTTCCGGCAGTCGTTCGGCGACATCGAGGAGGTGTTGGGCCTGGCCGCGAAGACCCGCGAGACCACCGAGCAGCTCGTGCGGAACCTCATCCCGCTCATCGAGTACCGCGCGGGCCTGTTCGGCACGCTGACCAGGGCAGACGGCAAGGTCGGCTACAAGCAGTGGGTGCCGGAGATGTACACGCTGCACGGCATCCCGGCGATCTTCGTGGACATCGAGGAGGCTGCCGACGTGATGATGGTGGTGGACGATGAGGCCGACGAGGCGCTGCGCAAGCTGAGGTCAGTCGGCGTGCACTTCTGCGCGTCGATGCAGACCATGCCGCACAACAAGATCAGTCGGGAGACCAGGGGTCATTTCGCTCAGTCCCTGGCCCACGGGCAGAAGGAGTTCCAGGACGCGAAGTACTCCCTGGAGGCGGAGACCCTGGAGGCCGGGGCCGACCCGACCAAGTGGGCCAACAACTCCCCCGGTTCGCTGTATGCCGAGGTCACGGGCACGGACAGGATCCATTGGTCGGCTGACGGCCGGGCGCCGCGCGTGAAGGCGGCCGACCGCGCGGAGATGATCCAGGTCACCCGGCCGTACTGGGCGGAGCTGGACGCGGGCAGCTACCGCATCCTCGCCGAGGGCGTCGTGGACGAGCAGCAGGACGAGGCAGCCTCGGCGGCCGTGGAGGCAACCCTGGAGGACGACGTGGACACTGACTTTGCGCAGGTCAGCGATCTGAACACAGTCAGCGACGACGGCATCGACACGAGCGAACCGCTGGCCGCGCCGCGCGGCGCCGAGGTGACGTTCGCAGCTCCGGCGACATCGCGGATGTCCGAGGCGGACGCGCGGGCGGAGCTGCTGAACCGGCTGGAGATCCTGCGCCAGTCCGGCCAGCAGAACGTCAGCGTGGAGGATCTGATGGACCTCCCCGAGCTGACCGGCTGGCCCCGTGGCTGGGTCTACGCGGAGGTCGAAAGCCTGGCGGACGAGGGTCTGCTGAAGAGGGTCACTCCGCCCAACATGGCAGCCCTGTACGAGATCGATTTCGGGAGTCTCGCGGCCGTCGGGTAAGGCCGATTGGCGCTCTCTCAGGGCGGGCACCCTATGTCAGGGGTGCCCGCCCTGACGCATTGCTGACGGGCCCCGGTGACGCCTCTGACACGTCAGCAGACAAGCTCTGACTGTTCGGTGGCTCGGGTGCTTACACGGGTCTGACAGAGGCTCTGACGAGGCCCCGAGCGATCCAGCCTCAGGTTCTCTCCCGCTCGGCCCGGCCGGCGCGGACAACGACCGATGACACGAGGAAGACTGACGGATGACCAAGGAACAGAAGACCTGCATCGGCTGCGGTGTTCCCGCCGCCTTCACCAAGACCGTCGCCCTGTGCGCGCGGTGCGGCCTGGCCGTCGCCGAGGAGGCAATGGGCTTCGTCTTCGACGGGCTGCGTGGAGACTCCGGAGTGATCGAACTCCCGGCTCCCCCGTCGCCCGGGATGAGCCCGAAGGAGGCAGACGACGTGGCGCACCAGCGGCTGGTCGTCCTGCGGCGAAAGGGGGTGAAGCGGGTGACCTTCCAGGACTTCAAGGAACTGATGGAGATCACCGGGCGGTCCCGCCCGTGGGTGTACCAGTGGTTGGACGACCGGGTGAAAGGCGGTGACCTGGTCAAGGAGAAGACCCCGGACGGGGTGGGCTACGCCTTCACGTACTGACCGGCGGGGTTGTGCGGTCGCCGGGGAGATGGTTTAGTTAATCCAACTGAACCACCGACCAAGGAACGAGGAAGTCATGCGTACAAGCTGGACCGTATCGGGCCTGACTCTGGCGGCGGCTGGAGTTGTTGTGCTCGCCGTGGCCCTCGGGGCCCTGGGTTTCGCGCCCACTCCGATGCACGTGGCACTCGGCGAGGTTGGTGGGGCCCTCCTTGCGATCGGTGTCTGCATCCTGTTCTTCGAGTGGAAGGACCACCGCTGATCGTACCGCCCGACCCTGAAGCCCCGGGCCGCGAGGGCGCCGGGGCTTCGTCGTGCACGGGCAGATTCGCCCAGGCCCCGCCGTGGTACAACTAATTCGGGGCCTCCTCCGGGGCCCATGACCTAGGAATCAAGGAATCTGACCATGGAGATAGAGCGGAGGCGTGCCCCCGTCCCCGGCGAGCTGCTGGAGTACCTGAAGGCCAACCCGACGGCTGCGCAGCAGGCAGCCGACGGCGGAGTCCACGTCCACGTGCACCACCACTACGCGGCCCCGGAGCCGGCCGTCCCTGCCGGGGCGATCGTGCACCAGGGCCCGGAGAAGACGGTGGCGGAGAAGGTGATCCCGTGGCTGTACGCCGCGCTGCTGTCCTGCGTCGTCCTGACGCTGTGCGCGCTGGTGTTCGCCATGGTGGCCGTCGTCGTCGTGGCCGTCCTGGCGGCAGTGATCGTGCTCGGCCTGGTGGTCGCGCACATCATCAACTCGCAGACCGGGGCCGTGGAAGCGCGGGCCAAGGCAGCGGAGGCGCTGAACAAGGGCAAGCACAAGAGGCGGTGAGGCTCATGGCACCGCCGACCCGGAGAACCCCGGACCCGACGAGGGCCGGGGTTCTTTGCGTTGAGGGGTTGCGCGGTCGCCGGACTGATGGTTTAATTAAATCAGTCGGGAACAGCCCTGGCGGTGGACCGTGGGAGAAGAGATGGCTAAGAAGATCGTGGTTCACCTCGGAACCAACGAGCGGTTCCAGCTCTGGGGCCAGCGCATCAGCAAGGTGACCCTGGACGGACAGCAGGCCGCTGTGTTCTCGTGGCGCGGCTTCGTGGGCACCGTCAACCCGGCCAACGTGCCCGAGATCGCTAACGCGCTGGAGGCCCGTAAGGCGTACATCCGGTACGACGACGCCACGGGTTCCTACGTCCGACGCTGACCCACCCCGCCGACCACGGAACGAGGAAGCGATGACCAGCACCGTCGACCCGAGCGCCGTCACCTGGACGCCCCCGGCCGAGGTCATCTGGCACGACGACATCCTGATCAACCGTGAGCCCTACCCCACGCGGAACTACGCGCCCGACTACGGCCCGAACAGCGACGCGTACTTAGGCTCCCTCACGTACGGACAGCGGGACGTTCTACGCGCCATCCACGAAGCCGCCCATGCGGTCGCCGTCCTGGCCGGCGGCGGGTACATCCACGACGCTCGCATTATGACCACCGCTGAACTCCGCACCCATGAGCCGTCCGACCAGGGAACCGTGAGCGGACAGGTCCGGGGGTGCAACCTCCCCAGTGGCACAGCTCACGCGGTCTTCATCGGAGCCGGCGAACGCGCTGAGGATCGGTGGCTGCGCGAGAGCGGGTTATGGACATCCACGCTCGCGGCCGGCGTCGAGATGGGCGCATACGGGGATCGCACGGCCCTGCTGCGGGACAACCCGCACATCGGCTTCGGCACCGGACAGGACTACGTCGTCGTCCACGACCTCGCCGACCACTTCCTCAGCGAGCACTGGACCCGCATCCTCTCCGTTGCCAGTGCACTGGCATCTCGGCTCCGCCTGGACGGCGACGAAGTGGCCGCCCTTGCCGGGCTGCCGAACGGCACGCACTCCCCCACCTGTGACTTCACCTGACCCTGGACCTGCGCCGCCCGCTGACCGTCAGCTCTCCAGCCCCGCTCTGGGGCTTCGTCGACCAAGGGACGAGGAATCACAAGATCATGACCGACACAGCAGGTACCTTCGCCGCCGTCTTCGCGGCCCTGTTCGTCGCGCATTCCGTCGGGGACCACTGGGTGCAGACATCGTGGCAGGCGGACCGCAAGGGTGAGCGCAGCCGCACCGGGTACATCGCCTGCGGCCGGCACGTCCTCGGCCTCACCGTGACCAAAGCTCTTCTTCTGCTCGTCGCCGTGGCCGTGCTCGGCCTGGAGGTGAACGCCCTCGGCGTGGTCGTCGGCCTTGGCCTGGACGCAGGGACACACTACTGGGCGGACCGCCGGCACACGCTGGCCGGCCTCGCCCGGGTCTGCGGGAAGGCGGAGTTCCACACCCTTGGCACCCCGGCTCACGAGTTCCACCCCGTGACGGCCGATGGCGCGTACGCCCCGACTCTCGGAACTGGGGCCTATGCGCTTGATCAGTCGTTCCATCACTTTTGGCTGTTCGTCGTCGCGCTCATCATCGCGGCCGTCTGACGTCTGCTTACCGAAGCCCCGGAGCCCTCACGGCCCGGGGCTTCGTCGTGCCCGGGAGCCCGCGAACGAAGTGAGCGTGCGGTGATTCGGCGAATCCTCGGTACGGTCCGCCGCATGACGCAGACCACGGAACCCCTCGCGGTCATCGTCCCCACGCGAGGACGACCCCAGAACGCAGCCCGGCTTCAGCAGGCATTCCGCGACACCGAATCTCTGAACGCGGTTCTCGTCTTCGTCGTCGACCACGACGACCCAGAACTACAGGGCTACTGGGAACGCGCGGGCGTCGGCGAAATCGACCACCTCACGGTGTACGAGGGCGAGGGCGGGCGCGGCATGGTCGCCTCCCTCAACACGATCGCGGGCCGGCTCGCTGGTGAGTACGACGCGCTGGGGTTCATGGGCGACGACCACCTGCCGCGCACGGCAGGCTGGGACGCGCACGTCCTCGGCGCGCTGAACTCCCCCTGGCCCCGCATGGTCTACGGCAACGACCTGTTCCAGGGCGAGCGGCTGCCGACGGCCGCCTTCCTCCCGTCCCGGGTGGTGCGGACGCTGGGGTACATGGCGCCGCCGGTGCTGCGGCACCTGTACGTCGATAACTTCTGGCTGGACCTCGGCACGCAGCTCGGCGGGCTGACCTACCTGCCGGACGTCGTCATCGAGCACATCCACCCGGCGGCCGGCAAGACGCCCATGGACGAGCGGTACGCGGCGGTCAACGCCCCCGAGGCCGACGTGGCCGACCGCCTGGCGTGGATGGGGTTCCGGGACGGCGAGGGCTTCGCGGCTGCTCTTCGTCGCGTGCGAGAGGAGTACAGCCATGACACGCATACGGCTTCGTGAGTCCCGGTCGGCCGCCGACGAGGCGGCCTACTACGCCCAGGTGTATCCCGACGGGTACCGGCATGACTGCTGGGCGGACCACGTGGAGCGGGTCAAGGCCTCCGCCGACATGATTGAGCGGTACGCCAGCCAGATACGCTCGGCGGCCGATCTGTCCTGCGGTGACGGGGCGCTGCTCAACATGATCAGCCGTCACCTGACCCGGGCTGTGCTCGGCGACCTCAACGGGGTACCGACGTCGGCCGCCGTGAGCTGTAAGGCACGGGTGCTGGAGACGATCGGGGCCGCCGCGCTGCCGGACAGCCTGGCGCACCTGGAGCCGGTGGACCTGTTCATCCTGTCCGAGACGCTGGAGCACGTGGACGACCCGGACGACCTGCTGGCCCGGCTTACCTCGGTCAGCCGGTATCTGTTCCTCAGCACGCCGGTGGCGGAGTCGGCCGACTCCGGGAACCTGGAGCACTACTGGAGCTGGGACGTGACGGACGTCTACGACATGCTGCACGCGACCGGCTGGGAGCCGCTCGACCAGCGCACGCTGCGGCCGGAGTCGACCCGGGACATGCCGGGTGCGTACCGCTACCAGATGTGGCTGGCGGTGGCCCGGTGAGGCCCGGCGTCACGGCCGTCATCCCGGCGATACCGCCCTGGGTGGCCGACGGCAAGCTGCACCGCGCGCTGGCGAGCGTGATGAGCCAGACCCTGCCGGTCGACGCGATCAGCGTGAGCATAGACACCGAACGGCTCGGCTCGTCCGTCAACCGCAACCAGGCCCTGGCAGGAGTCGGGACAGAGTGGACCGCGCTGCTGGACGACGATGACGAGTGGGGTCCCACCCACGTCGGAAACTTGATGGCGCATGCACGGGTCACCGGGGCCGACCTCGTCTACCCGTGGTTCACGGTCCCGGGCGGGTTCGACCCGTGGCCGCACCGTGAGGGCCAGCCATTCAACCGCGAGGCGCTGCGCGGGGAGAACTACATCCCGATCACGGTCCTGGTCCGTACGGAGTTGCTGCGGGACGTCGGTGGCTTCCGGCCCAAGGGGCCGCCGGACAACCCGTGCGACGACTGGGGGACCTGGGGCGCGCTGCTGGAGCGAGGCGCGAGGTTCGAGCACCTCAACTGCCGGACTTGGACCTGGCACTGGCACGGGGCGAACACCAGCGGGAGGCGGGACCTGTGGTGATCCTGTTCCCGATCCGGGGTCTGTGGGACGTCCTCGTCACCGCCTGGCTGATCCTCAAGGAAACCGCGCCGGTGTGGCTGTCCGCCTTCGCCGTCGTCTTCGCAGTCATGAGCCTGGTAGGAGGTCCGGCATGCGTGCGCTGATCACAGGTGACCGGGGGTTCCTCGGGCGGCACTTCGCCGACGAGCTGCGGCGCCGGGGGTACCAGGTCGTGGGTTGCGACACGAAGACCGCCCGGAGCCAGGATTGCAGGCGCCTGTTCGACGAGGACGTCCGGCTGCGGACCATGCCGCACTGGGACCTGGTCGTACACTGCGCGGCCGTGGTCGGTGGCCGGGCGACGATCGACGGCGACCCGCTCGCCACGGCGGAGTCGCTGAGCATCGACGCGGAGATGTTCCGGTGGGCGGCCGTCGCGCGGCCGGGCCGGGTGCTGTACTTCAGCAGCAGCGCGGCGTACCCAGCGGCGTACCAGACCGGGGTGTGGAGCAAGGAGACTCTGCGGGAGGACGACGTCTATTTGGCGGTCACCGTAGGCATGCCGGACCAGGTGTACGGCTGGTCCAAGGTGACCGGCGAACTCCTCGCCGCCCGCCTCCGCGAGACTGGCGTCCCGGTCACCGTGGTCCGGCCGTTCTCCGGCTACGGCAAGGACCAGGACGACACGTACCCGTTCCGGGCGATCCTGGAGCGGGTGCGCCGACGGGAGGATCCGCTGGAGGTATGGGGCACCGGCGAGCAGGTACGCGACTGGATCCACGTGGACGACCTCGTGGCCGGGGCGCTCGCCGTCGCCGAGTCGGGCACCGAGGACCCGGTGAACCTCTGCACCGGCCGGGCGACGTCGTTCCTGGAGCTGGCGCGGATGATGGCCGACGTCGCCGAGTACAGCCCGGAGATCAAGCCGCTGGCCGACAAGCCGGCCGGCGTGGCGTACCGCGTCGGCGACCCAACGCGGATGCGGCGGTTCTACGAGCCGCGCGTGGACCTCATGGACGGGGTCCTGCGGGCACTGAACGTGATCTGACGTCAGGGGTTGTGCCTCCCCCGGAGCTATGATTTAATTAAGTCATCGAGAAGGACCGACCAAGGAAAGCAGGACATCATGAGCGCACAGGCCAAGGTCTACGAGCGGACCGAGAACGGCACCGTCACCCACGTCTCCGTCCGCGAAGCCATGGCCGAGGTCAACCACGCGATGATGGACGGCAAGCGCGACGTCCGCGAGATGTCCTCGGGCCGTACGGCGCACTGGATCGCCTACCGCGACGGCCGGCACGTCCGCATGACCCTGGTCGACGCCCCGGCCGCGCAGCCCGCCGAGACGGACGCCAAGGGACGCCGGATCGCTACCGTCAAGGGCAAGCGGTACATCGTCGGCGCCGTCACCCCAGCCCAGCCCCGGACTCCGGGCGCCGTGTCCTGGGTCCCCGAGGCGTACATCTGCTACTGGTCCGAGCGCAACGGCGAGACCTTCGGCCCCACGCAGCACGCTCTCGCGAGCCGGAGGCCGGGCACCGTAGGCCGCGCCATCTGGGACGCAGCGAACCAGTGATCCGCTGGCCCGGGAGCCGAGCGGCTCCCGGGCCCGACCAAGGAACGAGGGACCCATGACGGACACGAACCCCCGGCCGCTGCTGGCGCACGCGCACGAGGAAGCCGACGCGTACCTGATGCGCAAGGTGATGAGCGGCGACATGGAGCCCGAGGTCGCCAAGGGCATGGCCACGGACGGCTTCCTGGTCACCACCCGCACGCTGTCCTACCTGCGCACGCGGGACGGGCTCAGCGCGCAGGCCATCACGGACGCCTTCCAGCGGCGGCTCGACCGGGCGCACGCCAACCACGACGGCCGCAGCGTCATCGCGGCGGAGTTCGCCCTAGCCGTCTGGGACGGCATGCAGCGCGACCTCGCCGAGTACCTGAGCAACGCAGGCTGACCACGGAAACGAGGAACCTATGAACGAGCCGAAGGCGAGTGTCCGGGAGATCAGTCACGAGGTCCGCGTGGACCTCACCGACGCGGAGCCGATGAAGACCGCCACGGGCGGGCGCCGTAAGCCGGTGGGCCTGCGCATCCACTACGGCCTCAGCCGGGGCGCGGCCCGCGTGGACATCACCGTGGAGTTCCACAACGCGGCGGAGCACTTCCCGCCCGCCATGGAGATGCCCGAGTGGATGCGCCGGATCGTGGAGGCCAACCGCCCGGCCGACGTCGACAGCCCCGACGCGGACCGCCGCACCGGCATGGGTGGCTGGCCTGTCCCGGCGCCGGCCCTGCCCGCGCACCTCGATGCATACGCCAAGCACGACCCAGCTGCGATGCACGCGGCCGTCATCCGGGGCCTGCGAGCCATCGGCCTGAACCCGGAGGAAGCGAACGCGTGGGCCACGGCCCACCAGCAGGACGTGCTCGACCGCGCGGGCGAGGCCATCGACGACGAGGCCTGGCCGCACGAAAAGCCCGAGCGCGAGAACGAAGAGCTGTACCGCGTGGCCAACAAGATCCGGGGCCTGCTGGCCGTGGAGGGGACGGCATCGCGGTGAGCGCCCAATCGGAACCGATGGACGTCGAGCAGGCCGCGCGGAATCTCGACCGCGCCATGCACGACCCGGCGCGACGGAGCGACGCCGTGGGTGATCTGTTCTCCGCTCTCGGGGCCGCCGCTCAGCAGATGGCAGACCAGCGGCGCGCCGCCCGTGCGCTCCTGCGAGAGGCTCGCCGCAACGACCCCGTGACGCGCGCCAACCGCGCCGCAGGCGCCCGCAAGGGCTGGGAGACGCGCCGGGCCCGAGAGGCTCGGGAACGCCTCATCGACTCGATCGCCGACAGCCCGCGCCGTACCGGCCCGGTGTGCGACGAGATGAACCACAACTCCGTTGGCTCCGAGGTGTTCTGCCAGCTCGAACCGGGTCACGATGAGGACCACGACGACGATTGCGGAACCACCTGGGAGCGCGAGGACTAGACCCGTACGACCGACCAAGGAATCGAGGAAGCGATGGGCCGGAAGTTCAAGGACATGCAGACGCCGGAGCAGCAGTACGCCGCCCGGCAAGCCCCCGCCCTGCGGCAGATGGCATATAGCGCCGAGCAGGAAGCGGAGCGGCAGCAGATGACGGCCGACGTCTACGGACGCCAGGGCCGTGACTACAGCGACCCGGCGAAGGCGGCCCGTGCGCAGCGGGAGGCCGATCGGCTCCGTGGTCGGGGCCGGGGGCTGCGAGAGACCGCGAACAAAGCCGAGGCCGAAGCTGCCCCGAAGAAGAAGCGCGGCTGGTTCCGGTAACCGGGCCAGCCTTCCACCGGAGACCAAGGAATCGAGGAACCCCTGATGCAGTACTCCCTGACCCGCACACTCCCCGACGGCACCGAGCGGACCAACCCGACGGCCCTGCGCACGCTGCGCGAGGTGGAGGTCGCCATCGCGTACTGCCTGATGGACAACTCCCGCGTGCCGCGCGGCGAGGCCCGGACCTTCGCGGCAGGCCTGGTCCGGCAGGCGCTGGGCGAAACGCTGAAGCACGAGTCGTCCGGCTACGCATTCCGCGTGGACCGTGCCTGACGGCCGTGTCGAAAATTTTAGACACGGAGCCCGGGGCCCTGCGGTCCCGGGCTCCGGCGCGTCTGGGGGTTGTCCCGTCGGCAGACCTATGATTTAATTAAGTCATAGACGCCGACCGAGGAGACGCAGCCATGGAGCACTTCACCGCTGACGGACAGCCACCGAACAACGCAGCGGAGGTCACCGGCCGGTTGGTCACCTGCAAGCGGTGTGCGGACGACAAACTCGCGTGGAAGCAGTCCGCCAAGACCGGCAAGTGGTATCTGGCCGACGTGCTGAAGTGCGGTCGATACGCCACGCGCGAGAACCCGCAGCCCCGGTACTACGTGCTCGCCCGACTGCCGCACAAGTGCCCGAGCCGGGCTTGACCACCCCAGGCCTCGGAGTCGGTTGGCGATTCCGGGGCCCTGCACCACCCTGACCACGGAACTGAGGAATCGAGGAAGCCATGCGAGCCAAGACGCCCGAGGGCCAGCGACTGGAAGCCGCCGCACGGGAAAAGCTGAGCCGTCTCACGAACGAGGCCCTGAGCGTGACGTGGCTGCTTACCGAGACGGTGCCGATGAGCGAGGAACTCGCCATGACGCGGGGCTGGCTGATGGACGAGCTGGGGGAGCGCATGGGCGAGGAGAAGTTCGACACGTGGGTGTGGACTGACGGCGACGCGATGGACCCGCTCCCGTACCTGCGCTGACCATCCCGGGCCCCGGAGCCGGTTGGCGATTCCGGGGCCCTGCACCACCCTGACCAAGGAACTGAGGAAGCGAGGGGTCATGGACCGCATCGTCATCGACCAAACGAAGATCCGTATCGACGTGGACCTTGTCCGCCAGGGCGCAGCGCCTTTCCCGCGTCCGCTGGCCTGGTGGCAGCGCACGGTGCCGGTCTGGGTCGACGCCTCCGAGACCGAAGGCAGCCGGATCGTCCTCGCACCCAACGGAAAGACCGCCGACGGGGGTCAGACCGAACTCACCCCGGCCGTCACCCGCCGCTACAACAAGGCCATCGTGCGGTACCTCACGGGGCGCCGGTTCCTGGACTTCTCCGACGCCATCGAGGCAGGCTGACCGTGGACCGCATCTGGCGTGACGTCCGCAGCGTCGACGAACTCGGCGCGGCGATGGCTGGCTGGCTGGAGGGGCGCATCGCCACGCAGCCCGGCTGCTCGGCTGGCCCCGACGAGGAGACCGCGCACCTGGTGCCGGTCCTCGCCCGGCTGAACCGACGCGGCTGGGTGACTACCTGCTCGCAGCCCGGCGAGACCGGCACGGCGTACGACGGCCGACCCTGGGAGCAGCGAGCCGCCGTGGAAGGCTGGATCTCCTGCCGGAACCCGCTCCTCGGCCCGCTCATCCGCCGGGCCCGGGGCGCCGGACTCATCGTCACCGCGTACGGCCCGGGGCGGTCCATAGGCCCGCGTCACGGCCTCACGGTGACCCGCTGGGGCGACGAGGCGCACACGGGTTTCGGCGGCCGTCCACGGCGCCTCCAGCGCCACGCGGAGCTGCCCTGCATCGGGCGTGAGGTCCGCCGGGAGCTGACGCGCCACGGTGTCGCCCTGGCAGTCATCGACCCCGTGTGGGGCCGGGACACCCGGCTGTGGCCCCTGCTGGACCGGGTGATCGGCTACCGCGAGCACGAGCCGGCGGCGCCCGCCTGGGCGCGCGTCGACCACTGACTGGCCTCGCCGTATGAGCCCCGACCCACAACTGGGTCGGGGCTCTTTCGCGTCCGGGGTTGTGCCCGCCCGACAGCTATGATTTAGTTAATCCATCGGAACGGCCGACCGGCCGGAACGACGGACCAAGGAAAGCAGGGACCGACCATGACGAAGACCTCCCGCCTCCGCCGCCAGATCGTCGCCCAGCGCGCCGCCGCCACCCGCTTCGCCCGGTCCCTGCGCAAGGGCCGCAGCCTCGCGACGCACGCCATCGCCGCCGGTGTGGATGCCGGAACGGCGGCCGGTGTGGCGAACGGCCTGCGCTCCGTGGCCAAGCGGATCGGGATGGAGCCCGTCAAGGTCGCCCGCACGCACTGCACCACCGACGGCCGCGCGGCCCGGCTGCGCAAGGTGAACCACTTCACCTCCGCCCAGGTCCAGGTGCTCCTGCGCAACTACAAGCCGCGCAAGGCGGAATTTCGCGCAGCCGTCGTGCTCATGGTCCTCGCGCACGGCGCCCCGGTGACCGTCCGCCAGACGGTCCGCCCGGCCGTCGCCGTCCCGGCGCGCGAGCTGGTCAACGCCTGACACAGTCCAACCCGGGGCCGCCGGTCGACGGCCCCGGCCCGAGCAGAGAGGAACCGACACGATGAGCAACCCGGGCCCGGAAACGAAGCACCAGCACTGGCTCCGCCGGGGGCAAGAACTCGGCAAGATGCGCAAGGCCGAACTGTGCGCGCTGTACCGCCGGATGGGCCACGTCTGGAGCGCCAACCCGCTGGAGTCGTGGCGCAAAGACGAGATCATCGACGGCATCGTGGACCTGGAGTGGACCGCCCTCCCGGACGACCAGAAGGCGCCCACGCCCGAGCCCGTCGAGCCGGCCTGCGCGATTGGATGCGGCCTCGCCGTGGGCGAGCACACCAAGGCCACCGGCCACTGGTTCACCTATCCCACCAGCGTCTGAGCACCGCTCGGGGTCGCGGACGGGACGTCCGACCGTGGCCCCTGTGAGGCAGCTCAGCCTCTGACCCGAGACACAAGGAGAACCGACACGATGGCTACCGGACCCGAGCACTACCGCGAGGCCGAGCAGCTCACGCAGCAAGCCGGTACGTGGATGGACGCGGACACCGGATGGAAGGCTCACCTCTCCACCGATGAGCGCCTGGCCCGCCGCATGGCGGACCTGACCGAGGCCCTGGTGCACGCGCAGCTCGCCAATGCGGCAGCCACGGCGCTGAACCGGCCGGACGGAGACGGCATGGTCAGGGACGACTACCGCGAGTGGATGCGCACCTCCAGCGCGAAGCCGCCTACCGGCCCCGGCACGTCGGCCGTCTGAGCCTCACGTGAACGTCATCGGCACCGCGCCGGTGGCGTCCCCGAGGCGGCTCAGCCTCACCGACCAAGGAATGAGGAATCGATCATGGGTATTGCGTTCACGTCTCCCGTCAGCCACCGCTACGGCTCCCGGCCAGCCGACGAGAAAGCTCAGGAGATCCGGGACGCCGGCGGCCAGGCCGAGGTGAAGATGGACATGGCCTCCGACAGCTTCCGCGTGCACGTCCCGGACGAGGACTGACCGACCCCCGGCCCCGCCACCCGGCGGGGCCTTCGCCTGTTGACCCTGGAGGAACCGACCATGTCCCGCAGCTTCACGCTCCTCGCCTACGGCGGACCTATCCTCGGCTTCGTCGCGGGGTTCGCCGTGTTCACCGCCGTCGTTCTCTCACACCCCTCGTCCGGGCTCAGCACTTCCCGTCTGGTCGTCGCCTGCACCGCACTGCTGTTGGGCCCGGTCGTCATCGGATTGCCGGTCAGTCTGCTCGCCCAACGGCGTCGGACCGCCCGACGCTGACCAGGCGTCACCGCTGAATCTGTGCCCCGGGGTTGTCCTCACCCCGGGGCACAGGTATGATTTAGCTAAATCGATCGGTTAGGTCGTAGACCAAGGAACCAGGAAAGTAGGACCCCATGACCAGCTACTCGGTGGAGAGGCCGGTACGCCGGCCCGCCCGGCAGTCCAGCGTCCGTCCCGGACTGGTCCACCTGCGCCCCGGCCAGGCGACCCCCGGACAGCCGGTGACCATCCGCACGTTCGACGAGGGCGGCAACGAGATCGAGTTCCCGGCCGTCTACGTCCGCACCGACGGCCTGCACATGCGCTGCGCCCCGGAAGGCGAGAACCAGACCCGGCGGTACCGGCCGTCGCAGGTCTTCCCGCGCCACGTCGTCTACCGCCGGTGGACCGTCACGCTTAAGCACAAGGCCGTGGCGGCCGACGGCAGCGGCGACGAGCTGGTGCCGGTGTTCGTCAACGCACGTACGGAGCTGGAGGCCCGGTACCTGGCGCTCCAGAAGGTCCGGACGGAGCACGGCCCGCGCGCCAACTGGCAGTTCACCCTCCACTCCGTCAAGCGGGACCGGTGACCCATGGCAGTCGACACTCTGTCGCCCCGGGCCCGGCTGAAGGCGAAGCAGTCCGGTGGCTACGCGCCCCGCGTGAAGGTCTGGCCGCCGGAGGGCTACGTCGCCCCGACGGCTGAGGAGTTCGACGCGCTGAGGCAGGCAGCCCGGCGGTACTCCGGTCTCGGCGGCGCCCACTGGAAGCGCGTGACCGCCGACCAGTTGCTGCGTCGGTACCAGCTCGCCGAGGTGATCGGCAGGCTGCCCGACCAAGCGGCCGAGCGAGAGGTCTACGCCTACACACGGGCCCTGCGCGACGAGCTGCGCCGGCGCGGCTTGGTCCACCAGTCCATCGCCGTCCTGCGGTGCGAGGCGTGCAGCCACGGCACGGAGCGGCTGTTCGAGGTGACGCAGGAGACCCACCCCGGGCTGAAGTCCCAGCGCGGGCCGGTGACGTCCGGCTGGTACTGCGCGCGGTGCTGGAACGGCGGCACCGCCGACGACGAGCTGGAGGACGAGGAATGATCACGGAGATATTCGCCGGCATCGGCTTCAGCGAAGTCCTGCGCAGTCTCGGGATGCAGAGCCGGGGGTTCGAGATGGACCCGGCTACGTGCGCAACGCGCAAGATGGCGAAGCACTGGACCACTCAGTGCGACGTCACCGAGTACCCCGTGGACTCGTCCGCCGGTACCGAGGCACTGGTGGGTGGGCCGCCCTGCCCGCCGTTCGGGAAGTCCGGCCGGAAACTGGGGCTTACTGATCTGCCACTGGTCCACGAGGCAATCGACGACTTGGCCCAGGGCCGGGACACCCGCACGGTGCACGGGGCCGGGTGCCTGGACCCCAGGTCCATCCTGACCGCCGAGCCCGTGCGATGGCTGTACGCTCTGCGCCCCCAGTGGGTGGTCCTGGAGCAGGTCGACGCCGTGCTCCCCGTGTGGGCGCACGTGGCGGAGATCCTGGACGGCTGGGGCTACAGCACGGCGGCCGGCGTCCTGCACGCTGAGCGGCACGGTGCCGGGCAGAATCGGCCCCGTGCCATCCTGCTCGCCTCCCGGGTGCGGGAGGTGGCCCTGCCCGCGCCGACGCACGGCGGGCCCGGGCAGCCGCCGCTCGTCGCCATGGCGGATGTCATCGGCTGGGGGTACACCCGGCGCCCGTCCCCGGCGGTCACCGGCGGCGGGGTCTACACCGGCGGGGCGGAGCCGTTCGGCAACGGTTCCCGGCAGGCGATGCGACGGGCCATGGGCACCAGCGCCTGGCAGGACCGCATGCCTCTGTGCGGCCGGGACCACGACGACCCGGACGAGCCGTGCAAACACCTGCGGCCGACCGTGGCTGAGTGCGCCGCGCTTCAGGGGTTCCGGCCGGGCCTCGTTTTCCAGGGGAAGTCCGGGCAGCAGTACCTCCAGGTTGGCAACGCCGTTCCTAAGGCCCTGGCCCTCGCGGCCGTCCGGGCCGCGTCGGGCATCGGGGAGCGCGAGGAGGTGCTGGCGGCCTGACGATCCGACAGCACAGCAGCGAAGCCCTGGAGCCGTACGCGGCCCGGGGCTTCGTCGTGCGGTCTTGCGCACACCCCTGGATCTTGGTTTAGTTAATCCATTGTGCTCGATCAGACCAAGGAATGAGGAACCGCCATGACCGACACCACCACCCCTGCCCGTAGCTTCAGCTCCGCCGACGTCACGGACAGGGCCTCCGAGTACACCGCCTCCGAAGGCTTCTGGACCGGACGGTCCGGGGAGCCCGTGACCGGCCATGGCGTGTCCGAGTACATCGAGGACGTCTCCACGATGCTTGCGGTGCGCGGCTGGGCGCGCAACTGCCCCGAGGACCCGCAGCTCTCCGAGGTCGACGAATCGATGTCGGTCAAGGCGCTGCTGCTGGCCGGGCTGCGCTTCCTGCGGTCCGCCGTCGCGGCCCCGGGCCCGATGACCCTGACGGAGGCGATGTACGAAGTGACTCACACGTCCGGCGACACCGACACCCAGACAGTGGCTGACCGGGTCCTGAACGCCATGGTGTGTGCCTACACCGGTTTCCCGTCCGCGCAAAGCACGCCGTGGGTGAAGAAGCGGGGACGCACCTGGGACGAGGTGCGCGGCCTGCTGGACGCCGCCGCCGAGTTCGCGCGGAAGCACAGCCCGCGCTGACGACCTGAGACGCACAGCAGCGAAGCCCCGGAGCCTCCTACGGCCCGGGGCTTCGTCGTGTCCGGGGTTGTGTCTCGCCCCAACCCATGGTTTAATTAATTCATCGGGACACCAGCCGGCGTCCCGGACAGACGGACCGCAGACCAAGGAATGAGGAACCGGCCGTGCAGAACACAGTGACCGACAGCAACGCCGAGTACATCGTTCAGCAGCTCCGCGAGGGCAATGGCGTGGAGATCACCAGTGACCCCGACACCGGCCGGACCACCGGGATCGTCGGTGTCGAGTCGGGAAGTGAGTTCTCCCGCTGGGTCGCCGACCGCGCCGAGCGCCGGGCCTCCACCCGTAACGTCTGACGCAGAACTGGTCACCAGGACGGACCGTAGACCAGGAAACGAGGAACCGACTATGAAGACCCGAAAGCTGCCGTGTGCCGAGTGCGGGCACCCGGAGAAGGAACACCACAGCGGCGACTGTGACCTGTGCGGGTACCTGTTCGCCCGGCCGGGCCCCCATGAGTACCGGCCCGACAAGGACGCCTGACTCACCGGACCCCGGCGCGGCGGCCGGGGTCCTGCACCATCTGACCAAGGAATCAAGGAAGCGATTCCCCGCTCCGGCCGTATGATCCGTGCCGGCCGACGGGGCCCCAGAGAGGACGACCGACCGTGACGAAGCAGGACCGCATCGCCGACCCCGGGTTCACTGCCGCGCAGGACCAGAACGACGCGGCGATATCCGAGCTGACCCGCCTCGGCGTGCCGTATGACCGGGCCCTCGTCATCGTGCAGCGGACCTACTCCAACGGCCTGGACCGGGGCCTGTACCTCGGGCTGCGGAAACTGGACGTCTCGGCCGCCACGTCCTGACCTACCGCTGACCAAGGAATCGAATCGAGTCCCGGGGTTGTGTGCCCCGGGACTTTCTGATTTAATTAAATCAGTGAGCCGGACAGACCGGCCGGAAACGAGGAACCGACCATGACCACGTACCGCGTCGACTTCGCCCCCGTCGGCCAGGACTTCAACGCGAAGCCCGCCATCATCACGGCGGACGACCGTGACGAGCTGATCCAGGAACTCGCCTGGTACGTCAACCACGTCAGCCGGGGAACCATCGGTGGTGACCTGAACGACGACATGCTGGGCGGCCGACTCATCGACGACAACGAAGTGGACTGCGGCAAGTTCACCGTCACCGCCCTCTGATGGCCGCCTGGACGACCCGGGACCTGCTCCGCGCGCAGAAGCGCGGGGCAGTGATCCGGACAGTGTGGGGAGACTCGGTCCGCTGGGACCCCCGCCGGCCGCGTGACCCGGAGCCGTGGGAGGACATCGTGGACGTCCGCTACGCGGCCCGGTCCTGCCGCCCCGAAAACCCAGACGGCACACCCTGGAACGACGATCACGGAAACGAGGAACCGGCCATGACCCGGCAGACCGCCGCCCCGCTGGAACACACCAGCCTGAACCCGTCCTACCGCGAGGCCAAGGGCCTGGTGGACCTCATCAACGACGGCGCCCTGCTGCTGGACCCGCCTTACCAGCGCGGCAGCGTGTGGACGCTGGACCAACGCATCGCGCTCGTGGAGTCCTGGCTGCGCGGCCTGCCCACCCACGTCGTCACCCTGGCAGACCGGGGCAATGAGGCGTGGCGCCGGGCCGGCAACCCCGACCCGTACGAGACGGGCAAGGGCATGTGGGCCGTCATCGACGGCAAGCAGCGGTTGACCACGGCGCTCATGTGGTTCCGCAGCGAGTTCGCCATCCCGGCCTCCTGGGTCCCGGCCAAGTTCGTGGAGACGACTGAGGACACTGAGGACGGCCCGTACGTCCGCCACAACGGCCTCACCGACGTCGGCCAGCGGTTCACCCGCAGCCGCTTCGGCCTCATGGTCGCCGAGGCCAAGGACTGCGCCACCGTAGCCGACGAAGCCCGGTTCTACTTGTTGGTCAACGGCGGTGGCACGCAGCAGACCGACGCCGACATGGCCAACGCGGCGCGGGTGGCGGGGCAGAGCGCCGCGCCATCGGCGAACCTGTCCGGTCGGGAGACCGTTTCTGACCCGGACCCTGCCGCTGATTGGAACCTGTAGCACGACGGCCGGCCGGGAGCCGTGATCCCGGCACCGCTCGCAGGCTCACCGGCCTGCGGCACGAGGGCCCCGTAGCGCGGCAGCCTCGCATCCGAGCGCGAACCTTGGTCGGTTCCCACGCGCTCTGCGAGGCCCCCGGTTCGACTCCGGGCGGGCCCACCACAGCAGGCAGACGACGACCATGGAAACGAGGAGCGATGACCGACTCTCGGCCCACCGGCCGCGCAATGACCATGAGGGAGATCCGTGAAGCCCTTGGTCACAACATCGACAGCTCTCCGTCCAACCGCCCACCCGTGCCGGAGGGATGGGAGTTCCGCCTATCTCCGGACCGGCGCCTGTTCGCGTTCTACGACCCCGGCAACGGGCCGTGGTTCGTGCCCGAGCCCGCGATGCGCGGCCGGTTCGTCGACAGCGCGGACATGGACCGGCTCGGCTGGTACCGCTACGTCCCGGCCCCCGAGGACGACGCGGACTCCGTCGGCCTGGTGTCGCGCATCCTGCACCGCACGGCTGAGTTGGTCGACTCGGAAGACCTCCCGCAGACGGCGGGGAGCACCGCCGACTTCTGCGAAGGAGCCCGGTGGGCCACGGCCGAGGTACGGCGGATTGCCGACGAGGTGACTGTCGAGGACCCCGCGTGGCGGCCCACCGGTCTCGACGAGCTGGCTCAGCAGATCCGGGCGGACCAGGCCCCGGAGAAGACTGGCCCGCCCGTCTCCCTCACCCCGTGCACGCACGTGAAGGCGCTGCACGACACGGAGCACGACGGGCTGATCGTGGAGGGGTGTTCGTGGTGCGCCGGCCGGGAGCAGCTCGGTACACCCAGCCACACCAAGTCGCTGGTCCACGTGACGTCGACAGGGGTCCGGCCGGGGCTGAACTCCGCCGAGCGCGCGATGCTGCGCTACGCCCTGGAGCTGGTCGGGGACAAGATGGCGTTCGAGGGCGACGAGTTCGCGGCTGTGGATTACGCGGCCGTCGAGTCGCTCAAGCTGCTCGCCGGGGAGGAGTGACCGTGGCAGCTACCCGGACCAGGTGGCCCGCAGCCCGACACCTCCAGCAGGCCGCTGATCGGATGCGCGAGCCGGATCCGAACCTGGACCCGGGGCGCAAGTTCTACACGGCACCCCTCGGGGACTGGCTCGACCGGGTGGCCGATGACATGGCGTGGCTCGCACCGTTCCGCGAGCACGAGGGCGGCTACCACCCGTGGGCCGCTGCCACTCGCGCAGCCCACGGGGTCCTCAACATGCCCAACGCGGACGCCTGTCCTACCTGCCACCCACCGCGCCGCTGACCAAGGAAGAGAGGAACCGTCATGCCCGAGACCCGACTCGTCTGCCTGGACGAGGAGCACGCGAAGGCCGTCATCGAGGAGGCCACCCGGCCCGGCGACGAGGTCCACACCGTCCGCCAGGAGGGCGCGGTCGTCGTCATCGGCTACTTCGACAAGCGCTGGCCGCTGGACGTTGCCGACTGGGCCGGTGAGCACGGACACTGCACCGACCACAACGCGGCCCGCATCATCGCAGGACTCTGACCAGAACGAGGAACAATGCGCAACACATACGAGACAGCAGTGCAGCCACCCAGGAGGCTGAGTTGCACCGTCACTGGTGATCACTACTCATGGACTGTGACGCACGACCTCGTGTGCGCAGCAGACGACCCCGATGACAAGAGGCAGAGTCTCATCGACGGAGCCGTCGAATACTTGAAGCGCAAGCACCCTGGAAGCCGGAACTTCAGGCACAGCGACTGGACTGGGACCACCGACCCAACCGCGTGACTCTGACCCCGTACAGCCCGAAGCCCCGGAGCCGTCCTGGCCCCGGGGCTTCGTCGTGTCCGTCACGGCGTGAGCCGGCCGATCTTCGCGGCGAGGGACGCCACCTGCTTGGCCAGCTCCAGGCCGCGTTCGTGATCGGCGGCGAGGGCATCGGGAACCACCGTGCCGCGCAGGGCCTTGTGCGCGACGCGCAGCGCGGACAGTCCCTTCTCCAGCCGGATGATAGCCAGGGCCTGTTCGGGCGTGTGCTCCGTCGCGGGGGCTGCCGGTTTCGCGTCCTCGTCGGCCGACGGCTGCTCGGGGATGTAGCCGAGGCGCCGCCCGGCGTCCGTGATGGTCTTCGCCGTGACCTTCTCCCCGGCCGTCCGGATGGACGCGACGATCTCCTGCACGGCCGCCTCGCCGTGACTCTCCAGGACTGGGATCACGGCACGGGCCTGAGACTCGACCGGCGCCGTGTCGAAAATTTTAGACATCGTGAGCATGGCCGGAACCGCGTCGATGAGCTGATAGGCGCGGGAGCGGTCCATGTCCCAGCGCTTGGTGACGTAGTCCTCGAACGTCTCGTAGGAGCCCTTGTAGAGTCCGCCGTCCTCGTCGCGGATCGCGCGCAGGGCCGTCCCGGCCTCCACGACGAACCGGGCGCGAGCGGCTTTGATGGAGTTGCCTGCGGTCTCCTTCGCCCCGTCGATGGCAGCCTCGTACACGGCCAGGCGCTGCTCGGCAGTGCCTGTGACGGTGGCGGGGTCCAGCGGCTTCGGGGCGAACGGATCCACCACGGCTACGGCCTTCGCGGGCTCCGCAGTGCTGTCGCTGGGTTTCTCCGCGCCGACGTGCCGAGTCCTGAGAACGGCCCTCAGTGCGTCACCCTGCACCGGCGAGGGAAGTTCCTTGGGGCTCACCGGCTCACCGCCCTGGCGATGGTGCGGTACGCCTCGGCGTGCTCGGAGTCGGGCGCATATGCCACCGTCGTCCGTCCGTACCGCCACGCCTCGGTGATGGTGACGGACTGCGGCACGGTGGCGATGATGGGCAGACCCTCCAGCTTCTTCAGCTCGTCCAGGACAGACTCGGCGAGCTTGGTCACCGGCCGGCGCAGCAGGTTGACGACCATGCCGTATAGCTCCAGCGGCTTGTCTCGCAGGTCTACGTCGACAGCTTCGATCTGCGGGAGCAGCAGGCTGAGCGCGTCCAGGCTGGAGTCCTCGGCCTGGACCGGGACCAGCACGCCGTCGGCGGCCGTCAATGCGTTGTCCGTGAGGATGTCCAGGGACGGAGGGGCGTCGATGAGGACGAAGTCGTAGACGCCCCGCGCAGGTGCCAGCAGCCGCGCCAGGCGGTGCTCGCGAGCTTTGGTCTTGTCGATATCCCGGACGGCCATGAACATTTCGAGCGCGTTCGGGATGACGTCGATGCGGCCTGCGGGCTCGGAGTGGGTGACGACCAGACCGGCGACGCCGTCTGTGTACTCGCCGATGAGCGCGCGGTAGAGGTTCGCGGCGCCGGGGCCGGAGGGCGCCTTCGGCAGCTTGACCGCGTTGGTGAGGTGGCCCTGTGGGTCCAGGTCGACGATGAGGACGTGGTGGCCCATCTCGGCGAGGGCTCCGGCGGTGCCGACGGTCGTGGCGGTCTTGCCCACGCCGCCCTTCTGGTTCGTGATTGCGATGATGCGCGTGGTGGTGGATGCATCCATGACGCCGGAGCTTATCGGGCGCCCGGTGTGTACCTACGTATTGTCTCGCCCAACACCCTATGATTTAATCAAATCACCCCGGTTGGACCGGGGCTGACCAAGGAAACGAGGAATCGACCATGCGCACAATGTGGGTGGGCTGGACCCTGGACGACATACGGGACGCCGCCGAGGCGGAGGGGCAGACGAGCCTGGACAGCCTCGGCACCTCCGAAATAAAGCTGGTGGAGACGCTGCCGTATTACGGCGCGTTCTCCGACTACCCGACGCACATCGCCGCCTGTGCCGACTGCCGCCGCGACGACCGGCCGGACTGTGCCGAGGGAGAGACCCTGCGGACCGTCGCCCGGATCGGCGTGGAAGAGCAGCACCGCATGGCCGCACTCAACTGACGAAGGTTCAACAAATCCGCGCCCCGGGGTTGTCCGCCCTGGGGCGCTGTGATTTAATTAAGTCATCAGCCGGGGACGCCGGCTGAACCACCCAAGGGACGAGGAACCGACCATGAAGATCACCCGCCGTGAGGTCCAGGGCGCCGCCGAGACGGCCGAAATCTGGGAGGACGAGTACAGCATCCGCCCGACGTACAACGGCCAGGGCATGGGGTCCGGTACGTGCGCAGCCGTGACGCTGCCCAGCACCGGCAAGCTGACGGAGTTCCTCGTGGCGCTCGCCGTGTCGATGACCGAGGACGACCGGGCAGACGACGCGATGCGCCTGGCCCGGCTCACCCGCACCGACTCGATGGGGCTCGGCATCGTCGCCTACTGGCCCGGCGTCGAGATCGTCGACTGACCACGCTGTTCGGGACCGTTCGGTCCCAACCCGCTCCCGTGGGATAACGGATGTCCATCGCCCTCTCAAGGCGGAAGTGCCGGATCGTGACCGGCCGGGAGCACCCACCCCCTGCACCGCACCGCTGACCAAGGAAGGCACCACATGGACGCATTCGAGATCCCCGGCACCGTGCGGGGAACGGCTCTGCGGTTCGACCCGGGCCACGACGGCACGCTGGTGATGACGGTTCAGTTCATCACCCCCGGCGGGCACAACGGTGTCGTCCTGGACCCGTCGTGGATCCTCCCGCTCGCCGCTTGGTTCGCCGGTGAGGCGCAGCCGGCCGCACTCGGGGACCTCCCGGGCACTCTGTACGGCAAGCGCATGGACATCTCCGGCGACGAGTACGCCATCGTCTGGTTCACGCGCACCTGGGCCAGGCTGGACTGCCTGCTGCCCTTCGGGACGGCCCGGGTGCAGGCAGGCCCGCGCGGCAAGGCGTACGGCTCCGTCGTGATGCTCACCCCCGAAGGCCGGGCCGCTGCGGCGGAGTGGCTGCGCCGGACTGACGCCGAGGGCTGGACGCGGCGCGAGCTGACGGCCTGACGAGGCCGTTCGGCGATTGACGTACCCACTGGCACACTCCGTGCCGTACGACGTGGCCCACCCCCTGCCGGGTCACGTCGACTGTGCCCCGCCCACTCCCCCCTGGGCGGGGCACTCGCAACTCCAGACCAAGGAACAAGGGGGCCCTTCATGGGCACGGGCAGAGACACGACAGTTAGAGCCGTTGAGGCCCTGCGGCGCATAGTGAAGCTGGAAGCCGATCGGCGGCGCGTGCAGCGCTCCCGCAGTCGGTGCACTCCGGGGTCCGACTACGCGCAGGAGCTGGACCGGCAGCTTGCAGAGCTGGAGGGCCAGATCGAGCACCTGGGGGCGATCGTCACCAGGGCCGAGGCTCAGGGCTTCAAAATCTGGACCCGCGCGGATTTCCGTAAAGGGGACTTCGTCCAGTACCGGGGTGTTTGGTACGAGGTGTTGAGGGTCAACGCCAAGAGTCTGACGGTCCCGGCTGTCTCCGGAACCGGCCGGACGTGGACGCTGGCCTACACCGACGACCTGACGGGGCGGCGGAGCGTCGACGAGATGGCCCGGGAAGGCGCGAATGAAAACGCTTGCCTCAGGCACGGACCGGGTGACTGACCGGTTTAGACGAGAGCCTCTCTCCCCCGTCGGTCGTGGGAGGCTCTCGTTATACCGGCGGTAACTCCGTTGGGAATATGCCCAGTTGGTGGATCCACCCTCAGGCTGTGGACGATTGGTGGAGGTGGCCCCCTCTGAGCTGCGACAACTCACAATCGGAAACGTGTCTATTACTTTGAGCGAGGGTCGCGATTATTCACGTGTGTGCTGTTCCGAACACGGGTGCACACAGCAATGATTCAACCCTAGAGGTGTCCCTGCGTCCGAGGAGTCGATAGGTGATACAGCGATCGAACAGCGGTAGCGGCTACGCCGCTTCCGAGGTGCGCTGGCAGGACGACGCACTGTGCAACGGTCTCCCGATGGAGACGTTCGTTCCCGACAAGGAAGACGCCGAAGGCCTGGAGGCCTCGCGCAAGTACTGCAACCTGTGCCCCGTTTGGGGGACGTGCCTCCGGTACGCGCTTACATACAACCTGCGCGGGTATTGGGGCGGGACCGACACGGCAGAGCGTCGGCGGCTCAAGGCCAAGAAGGACAGGGCCAAGTGCCCGTCCCCGTCGTGCGGCTCCACCCGGGTCGTCAACATGGCGGACAGCCACGACGCGCTGTGCCTGGCTTGCGGTCTGTCGTGGCTGCGGGAGTCGGCCGCGCAGCCCCGCACGCGCACCAATGTGCGTGCCATAGCCTGACGGCCCTCCCCGCTGTCGACGGGGAGGGCCGTCAGTGATGGACAACGTAATGGCCGGGCGGCCCACTCAGTGAGTGGCCGCCCGGCCTTATTGGTTCATATCTTTGCTTCCCGGGGCGTTCAGATCACGCCGCGTACGCCTTGGACGCACTCTGCGTATCGCGCGCCCTCTCCCACGCCTCCCACCACCGCCACGCGTTGCTCGACAGCCGCAGACCCTCGGCCACCGCCCGGCCGGCCTCCGCTCGCTCCTCGCGCAGGGCCGGCGAGTCGACCAGGCGTTTCAGTTCCCGGTACCAGCGTCGTGGTGTGTCGGCGAGGACGCCTGCGCCCCGCTTGTGCAGCCTGATGTACTCCGCCCGGGGCGAGGCCACCCAAGGCACCCCGAGCGCACTCAGCTCCAGCGGTTTCAGCCAGGACTTGGCCATGTTGAACCGGGTATCTGCCAGTGGCGCAATCCCTATGCCGAGGTCTCCCGATACGGCCGCCGGCCAGCCCGCCACGTCAACGCCCGTGTGTCCTTGGGGATCCAGGGTCAGACCGAACGCGGCGCCGGCGCCGGTCGGGTCGCCGACCACGCGGAAGTCTGCGCCCTCTGACACCAGCCGCGCGACGGCGCCGCCGACCACAGCCGGGTCATCAGGGTGGCTCGCCAGGGCCGCCGGCCAGCCGATGGTGTCGCGATCCACGCGCGGCACGTCGTAGTAGGAGTCGGGCAGATGGTTGTAAACGACGTGACCTCGGCCGTGCCGGGCGTAGCGCTCCAGCAGCGCCGGGGTGGACACGGTCACCAGCGTGGCGTCCCGGCACGCCGCTGCCAGGTGCTGCCAGGAGTGGTGACCGGGGTTCCTCGGGTGCATCGAGGCGTAGGCCGGGTTGCGAGGGTGCACGGTGGACAGGTCGTCGTCCACGTCCACGACGACGGCTATGCCCCGGGCGCGCAGCAGCGGCACCGCCTCCGCCATCCACCGGTGCGTGAGCCGCTGGAAGACGAGGACGTCCACGTCGTCCACGTCCAGGACGTCCTCCACGTGGTTGTCCGCCCCGATCTTCAACTTCAGTCCCCGGTCGGCAGGCGGCCGGATCTCCACATCGCGCCCGGCGGCCGCGAGCAGCTCCGCCGCCCAGATGATCCGGAAGTAGCCGCAGCCGCCGGTGTCGGCCGGGTAGGTGACGACGCGCATTCCTCGGTCTCCGTTCCCTGGTCCTTGGGCCTACTGCCGGACTACTGCCCGGTCTTGGGGGTGTCCTCGGCCTTGCCGTCCGCCGACCCCCTGGCCCTGGCTGTACGGCCCGCAGGCGCCCGCTTCTGCTCAGGGGTAGGGCTCGGGCCGCTGGAGTCCTCCACGGCCGCGAGACGGGCGCTCAGCTCCTCCACGCGCTTCTTCAGCGGCTCGGTGGCGCGGGCCACAGCCTCGTCGATGACCGCGCGCATCCTTGCGTCCTGCGACATGCGGTCACGCCCCCAGCTTGGTCTTGATGGCGTCCACGGCCCGCTTCAGCTCGGTGAGCTGGGACCCGTTGGACCGGGACTGAGCCCGGATCTCACGCACCGCCGCCGTGGTGGACTGCACGTGCGTGGCAAACGTCCAGTGCTTGTTGGTCGCGTAGTCAGAGGCATCTGCCGGGGCGGTGAGGACGTCGTCCGTGGTGAAGATCTTCCGGACGTCGCCACCCTCCAGCACCCCGCCTCCGGCGAGCAGCTTCTTCACCACCGCGTCCGCGACCTTCTCGATGTCCGCGCTCGTCAGTGCCATGTCGTCGTCCTCTCCGGGAGTCCAGGTGCGCTCGTGGCGCAGCCGCTCGGCCACGTCCGCGCGGAATTGCTTGGGGGTGAACTCGAACCGGCCCCGGCTGCCGTAGCCCTCCACGGGGCCGCGCGGGTCCGGCTTGCCCTCCACCGACGTCTCCTTGTGGCAGCCGACCGACTCGGCGGACCAGCCGTAGTGACGGCAGATGGCGGCGTTGACGCGCACCCAGGCGTCGTACTGGGCGCGCGGGTAGACGTCCCGGCCGTCGCCGAGGTTCTCGGTCTCGATGCCGTAGCTGACGTCGTTGCCGTCGATGGTGCCCGAGGCCTTGGACGGAGCCGGGTGGACGGCCTGCTCGTCGCGGAAACTCTGGTAGGCGTTGACGGCCATCGGCCCGGCGTGGTTCGCGCGGCCGTCGCTGCACATCGTGGCGACGCCGTCCTTGGCGAGGTGGATGTGCGCGAGCGGCGGGGGCAGGCCGGGTACGCCGTCCCGGGCGACGATGTCGCGGGAGTTCCTCCCAGCGGTGTGGTGGTTGAGGATCATCCGCACCGGGCCGAAGACCAGGCCGGTCTCGTCGTCGCGCTCCCGGGTGCGCCAGCCCGGGTACTCGGAGATCCGCACGCCCTCCTCGCGGAAGATGCGTATGAAGGTGTCAGGGTTCATCGGTGCCGCCACGGCGGGCCCCCTTGATCTGCGTGTGGCCTACGAGCCACGCCTGATACAGCATCAGCACTCCGAACAGCGCGGCGAGGATGCCCCGCAGCGTGCGCAGGGCCTCCGCGTCGACCCCGAACGCGGTGACGCAGATGGAGATGGCCATGAACGCCGCAATGGCCAGAGCCTTGATGACGAGCAGCCGGCCGACGAGCGTCCGCCACCATCGGGCGAGCAGGGTGTAGACGGCGACGAAGGACAGGCACCCGACAAGAGCGATCGCGCTGCCCCAGACGTTCACCATCTCCCCTGACGTCATCTGAACTTGCCCCCAAGCGCATCTTTGATCATCGGGGCAAAGTGATTTCGTTCGCCCAGCCGCCGCAGAGTACGCGAAATCTCCGAAATCACCGCCGTACGAGCGTGCGCCCGAGCGATGTCCTGTTCGAGGGACTGGAGCGCCTCCTGGACGGTCTGCACCTCCTCGGCCGCCTGTTCGCGGCCCGCCTCACTCCTGCGGCGACTGAGCCAGGGCACGGCCACCACCTCCCCGGTTGTCGCGTGCCGCTTCGGAGACGGCGTTCAGCACGCGTTCAGTGGTCTCGGCGGTGCCCATCAGCATGTCGAGCTGCGCCTGCTGAATCTCGATGAGCCCTTGCCTGCCCTCGGCAAGGGCCTTCCACAGCTCCACCTGACGGTTGCTGTCCTCGCGCATCATGTCCACGGTGGAGCGGGGTACCAGCGTCCCCCGCAGGACCATGAGCACGACGAGTAGGACGATTCCGCCGGCGCCCAGCGTCGGGGTGAGGAACGCACTGAAGCCGTCCATCACAGACCCGTCAGCCAGGAGAAGTCTGCGGCCTGGACAGAGCTGCACGCGGCGGCGATGTCGTCCTCCGTGAGGTCGCCCCTGTCCACCAGGGTCCGCACCAGCCCGACCAGCATGACGTCCTGGCTGAAGAGCAGGGCGCGCTGGGCGGCGGGCAGTGCAGGGACGTTGACGCCCAGCTTGGCCAGCAGCTCCTTGTGGGTGGTCCAGAACAGCGCGAGGAGGGACTTCACCGCGTCGCTGGAGCCTGCGCGAGCGAACACGGCGCGGGACCCCGCCTCGTCGTTGCCCTGATAGGTCCAGGCGCCCACGAGGCTCAGGCCGCGCGCAGTGAGTTCCGTCGTCGCCTCGGTCTCGGCGGCTGCGCGGTTGGTGGCCGCCAGCGGCCGGGCACGCGCCTCGGGCTGGTCGCCGGAGGCGTACCAGGTACCGGCGTCGTACTCGTAGTACACCTTAACGGTGACGTATCCGGCGGGCACGGGGCCTCCTAGAAGGGCAGGACGGTGATACGGCGGGACGTGAAGGAACCCGTTCCGCCGGCCACGCGGTACTTCGCGGCGAACGTGTTGGAGCCCGCCGTCAGATCGCTGTGGAAAATCATGTTCGAGGCGACGATGCCCACGCCGGCCACTCCGAAGGTGGCGATACCCCGGTTGTCCGCAGCAGCGAGGGACGACGCCCCGCTCACCTCGTACGCCATGCGCGCGGATACGTTCGCCGAGTTGCTCAACGAGGCGGAGATGATGACGAGGGCGCAGTTGCCGGTGGTCACGGTCAGGGATGGTCCCGACGTGGTGTCCAGGTCCCCGTAGGACGTGGAGGTCGTGGTGTCGTTGGCCAACTGGGTTGCTGCCTGGCCGATGCGCTCGGCGATCTGGTTGGTAGCCGTGGTGACGAAGTACCCGCCGGGCGTGACGGCCTTGGCAGGCGCGGTCTCGGCGAGGTTGTCGCGGATGAACTGGTTGAACTGCGCGGCGGTGAAGACGCTGCCGGCGATGGCGGTCATGGGGGCGTTCCAGGCCATGGTTCGTCTCCCTCCTTACAGCGGCAGTACGCCGAGTTCGCGGTCCTTGAACGAGGCGGTGCCCGACACCCCGAGCCGGTACTTCATGGTGAAGACGTTCACCCCGGGGGTCAGGCCGGTGAAGATGTGGAAGCTGGTGCCGCGCACGTAGTTGCCGGCGGTGACGCCGTCGGTGGAGTGCTGCCAGGCATTGGACGCGGCCACGGTGGACGCCCCGGAGACGGCCACACTGCACGCGGTCTCGTTGTCGGTGGCGCTGTGGGCCTGGCTGGCCCCGAACCAGCAGAACGCGATGGTGCCGGTCTCCACGGTCACCCGGGGGCCGACGGTAGCCAGGTCCGTGAACGTGGACGAGGACGTCGACTGGTTGGTGGTGACCGAGGCCTGCGTCGGCACGCGGGTGGTGATCGCGTTCGGGCCCGTGGACACGAAGAGCTGGGACGCGGCGGTCGCCTTGGCGGGTGCGGTCTCCAGCAGGTTGTCGCGGACGAACTGATTGAAGGCCGCCGCCGTGAAGGTCGCTCCGGCGACAGCGGTCATAGGTGCGCTCCAGGCCATCGTCAGGCCACCTCCCGAGCCACGTTAACGAAACGAATCAGTTTCGGTACCGGCGGTACCGTGTGCTCCTGTTTACGTATAGGGGGAGTCAATTTCACGGTTAACCGACTAAGAGGGTACCGACGGTACCGGATCTTGTTCTTACCTCTCACCTGCGGATTTTCGGTCTTAACCGTTATCGGGCCTAACGTTTCTGGGGGTCTGTCAGCGCACACCGTGGACCTCGTTCTCGTCCTCAAGATCGCGCACGCTCTGCCCGTGCGGGATGCGGAACCGGATCGCCACGGGGTGATCGGCCGGGTACCAGTTGCGCGTCTCGGACACCGGGCGGCGCATCAGCACGGCGAGGAGTGCGTGCCGGTCGTCGGGCCAGACGATGGGCGCCTGCATGCCGCAGTGCGAGCACAGGTAGAAGTCGACCGGCACGTCCCGGGGCCCGCCGATACGAGCAGGCCGGTACAGGAACTCGACGTTGCCGCAGCCCGCCTGTCCCGGCTGTGCGCCGGGCCGGGGGCAGTCGGCCACCCACTCTCCGCTGTAGACGTACGCACGGGCCACCTGCGCCCGCTCACGCGGTACTTCCATCCCCATCGCTGCCTCCCTCAGGTCCCGAGTCGGCCGTAGTCGAGCCGACCCTGCACCGGGTCGTCGAACACGAACACCTCGTCCGGGCTGTCCGCCACCGTCAGGTCGAATACGCCTTGGTCGAACCCGGCGCCGCGCACGTCGAACGTGAACGCGTTCGAAGGCGCCACCAGGTCCCGCTCGCACCCGAGCACCACCGAGTGCACCGGGGCGCGGCCCGGCCGGCCGAGACGCTGGATCGTGTGCGTCACCCGCTCCACGAAGAAGTCCCCATCCAGCCCCATCTCCTCGTTGACGATGCGGATGCGGTCGCTGACGGTGCGCTGGAGTACCTGCATGAGGTGCGCCGGGTCCGAACTGGCCACCCGGATCTGCACGGTGGGCCGGCGCCTGCCGTAGTGCAGCAGGACCATATTCGCGATGGCCTCCGCGTCTGCCGGGCCCGCCCACGGCGCACCGTCGGGGTAGGACCGCTCACCGTGCCGCGTGATCGAGCCCGGGTCTGTCAGCGATATTTTCACCGTGCGGTTCACCGCTAGCGGCCGGGCGCGAAGCTGTATGTAGGTGATGGTCGCCGGGCCGCCCACGGCCCGCAGCGTCAGCGTGGCCGAGGCGCCTGAGGTCCGGCTCAGCACCCTGTCCACCCACGCCGCGCCCGGGGCGCTGTAAATGATGTCCTGGCCGCCCACCATCGGAGCCGCGTCGACGAACGGGTCGGAGGTCGTTACCTCCAGCTCCAGAGACTGCCCCGCGCTCAACGTGTAGGTGGACTCATCCGTCCACACCGCCTCCAGCGTCGCCGACGGTGTCCGCTCCTCCACATCGAACGTGACGGCGTTGACGATGTCGCGCCAGCCGTGCGAGTAGACGAACGGCTTGGTGAAGTCGTAGCCCGACGGCGGTGCGCCCGCCGCACAGTCCCCGAGCCGGCCACCGGTGAACGTCGCCCGGATCTCGCGCGACTGCGTGCGCAGTAGCCGGTGATGCCTGTCGCGGAAGACGAACCGGCCGTCCGGGGCGACGTAGGCGACCGCAGGCGGGCCCTCTGATTTCACCAGGTCGGTGATGGCACTGAAGGCGTCCGCGCCCTCCGCCCACCAGTAGCGCACCACCGTGGCGCCGGGGTCGATGTCCCGTGCGGCCGTCCACCCGACCAGGTCCAGGATCGTGTTGATCAGCTCCCCGGTGCGCAGCGCGCTGTACACGCCGGTGGAGAGCTTGATGCCGGAGAGGTCGTTCAGCCCGTCCAGGAACGTGAACTCCGCTGTGCGGTCGGCAAAGTCGGCGTGCACCGTGTAGTCGTCGATGCGGCCGTTGAACAGCGCGTGCGTCTGCCCGTTGAACGTCACCTCCCCTCGCATCGCCCTCGCCGGGTCCAGGTCCCCGTACAGCGGGCCCGCCGCGTTCTCCGGGCTGTGCCGCTCGCTGATGTTGTTCAGGGTGAACGACGCCGAGCCGACAGCGGCCGGGCTGAGCTGGCGGTCCTGGTCCCGGCCGTAGCTCACCGAGATGTCGCTGATGATGTCGTCGGTGACGTCCTCCAGGTCCAGGGTCTCGCGCACCTGGAAGTCGTCGAACGCGTAGCCGACGGGCAGCGTGTTGGTGGTGGTCCCTTCGACGAACGTGCGCACCCCGGCGCCGGATCCGGAGGTCAGCGCGGAGTCCTCCGCCGCCACCTGCCAGGCCGGCTCCGTCTCCCCGTCCGGCCAGCACTTGGCATGGATGTACGGGCCCAGCGTGCGCAGCCGGAGCCGGTACAGCGCGGACGCCGTGTGCGGGAACGGCAGCGTGAAGGTGGCCAGCTCCGTCTCCACCCCGGCGACCCGCTTACGGATGATGAGCGCCATGCCCTGAGTCGCCTTGAAGTCCAGGCGGGCCATGTACGCGTTGGACGTGTCGGTGAACCGGGCCAGCAGGAACGCCAGGAACGAGCCGCCGACAGCCGTTTGGTCGGTGGACACGGTGACGGAGACGTCCATGTCCGCACCTGGCGCGGCGCCCGGCAGGAAGCTGAACCGCGACACGGACCGCGAAGAGCACGAGTGCCGGCCGGCCCCGGAGCCCACGGAGTAGTCGGACGCCGAGCCGCCGTTGACGGTCCAGGACTGCCCGGTGTCTGCCGTACCCCAGCCGCTGGCCACCGTCCGGCCGAAGGTGTCGGCCGCGTACGCGTCCCCGGCAGAGTCCGAGTCGGTGAACGAGCCGTCCGCGTTCCAGTCCACGCGGAAGGAGTACGACGGCAACCCCTCGGCGCCGCACAGATCCCACCCGCCTGGAGCGGTGACCACGGTGGGGTTGTAGGCCGTGGCGGACACGGTGGCGGTGCCGGGCAGCGCAACGGTGACGGCGGCGGCCGTGACCGGCTTCAGCGCCAGCGACCACATGGTGGAGCCGCCCTGGCAGATGGCGTCCCCGCCGGCAGAGGTGGTGGAGCGCTGCGTCTGCGTCCCCGGGGTGAGATCGGCCCCGGAGTCGTACAGCGCGGCGAACAGCTCGCCGAAGCCGTCGACGTCGTCCACCCGCTCGGTGTTCGTGCCACCCGAGGCGGTCACCGTGCGGGCCTGCCAGGCGGAGCCCGAGCGGAAGGTGAGCAGCCAGTCCCCGCTGGCCACGGTGGTGAGCTGCGGGTGCGCCTGCGTCGCGGCTGTGTTCGCCGTCCCGGTCGCACCCCACTTCTCTATCGGGCCCGCCGGGTCTACCCCGCTGTAGGCGGCCGCGAAAGCGAGGACGAACGGGCTCCCCGTGGGCCACGCTGCTTTCGAGAACGAGAATGAGGCGCCGGGAGTGGCCCCGGTGGCCACGCGGTAGTACACGCGCGTCTGTACCTGGGACGCGGTCGCGCCCGGGAGCGACTGCCCCGCACTGGCCGTACCGAGCAGCGTCCAGCCTCCGGGCTCGGTCGTCGGGGCCACGTTGTTGTCGTAGACGAGGAACAGCAGCAGCAGGTCCCCGGAGGCGTGGCCCGGCGGCATGGTGACGGTCTGCGGGTTCGGCGCGGAGGTCATGTCGACCTTGAGCCGGGTGCCGATGGAGCGGAAGGCGACTGCCATCTATCCGGCCCTCCTCGCCGCACGGGGCAGCCGGTTGAGGCGGTCGAGTTGGTCCAGTGCGTGGGTCAGCCAGTCCAGCGTCTCCTGCCGGCTGCCGATCACGCCGTGGTTCTCCACGGTCAGGTGGATCACGGACGGGGACGCGGTGACGGCCTGGCGTACCGACGCGCGGTGGCTGCGCACCCGGGCACCGGCGGGCAGCTTCAGCAGCTCCGGCCCCATCTCCCCGACCCAATGCCATCCATTGGTCGCACCATCGGTGCCGCCCGCGTACCCGCCGGGCCGGTTGTAGGCGCGGGACAGGCTGCCGTACGCCGACAACGCGTAACGCATGCTCGCGTAGACGTTGGCCAGCGGGTTGATGGACGTGCCGTACATGAACGGCCCCGTCTTGCGGAACCGGCCGGCGTGGGACTGGAAGGTAGGCCGGATGACCTGCATGAGACCGACCGACGGATAGCCGCGCTTGGCGTTGATGTCCCAGAGGTTGACGGCCCTGGGGTTGCCGCCGGACTCCTGGTTCATGCGGCGCAGCGTCGTGTTCGTCAGGGACAGCGGCTGGCCGACGAGGCCGAGGGCCTGGCGCACGACGCCGGTCCAGCGCTTCACACCTGAGCCGCCGATGTCCACCGGGCCGCCGGATCCGCCGATGCCGAGCAGGTCGGAGCCCACGGACGTCACGGCCTTGAGCAGGCCGTCCACGGCCATGCGCGGCAGCCGGGCGGCCATCTTCGCCCATGAGCTGGAGCCGATGGCCCGCGTCATGTTCTTCAGCGGGCCCATCAGCATGTCCTTGGCCTTGTCGACCGGGTCGGACAGGAAGCTCAGGGCCGTCTTGCTCAGGTTCTTGCCTGTATCGAGCACGGAGCCGACGGCGCCCTTGATGGAGCCGAGGATGCCGCCGTCCGCGTAGAAGTGCGCCCCGGCCGCCTCCCACAGGCCCCGTGCCCGCGTGGCGTACTTGGGGTCGGTGGGGATCACGAATTCCGGATACCTCGGGTTGCCCTCGCCGACGATCGCGGTTGGCTTGTTGAAGACACCCGGGGTGGCCCGACCGACCGTGCCGCCGGCCGCCAGCAGTTTGATCTCTTTCAGGCTGTTCTCCAGCCCGACCCAGCCGGCGATCTTCCCCCAGATTTTGTAGATCCCCTTGTTCCACACCTTGTCCAGCACCCAGTTGATGGGCGCCTTGGTCTTGGACTTGATGCCGTTCCAGATGGTGCCGATGCCGTCACGCATTGCGGAGAAGTAGCTCTTCACGCGGTCGCGCAAGGTCTTCGCCCAGTTCGGGATGGTCTTGGTGAAGAAGTTCCCGATGGGTGAGAACACCCGGTTGCGTATCGAGTTGTAGACCCCGACGAGCCGGTCCAACAGCCCGGACCAGGCGCCGCTCACACGCGAGCGCACGGTACTCGCCCAGCCGGGGATGGTCCGGGTGAAGAAGTTGCCGATGGGCGAGAACACCCGGTTGCGCACGGACCCGTAGACCCCGACGAGCCGATCCCGCAGGCCGTTCCAGGATCCGGTCACCCGGCTGGCCACGGTCAGCGCCCAGCCGGGGATGGTCTGGGTGAAGAACCGGCCGATGGGCGCCAGCACCCGGTCACGGACCGCCGCGTAGGCTACGGTCACCCGGTCGCGCAGGCTGTTCCACGCCCCGGTGACACGGTCCCGCACGATCGCGGCGGCTCCGGGCAGGGTCTGCGTGAAGAACCGGCCGATCGGCTGGAACACTCGGTTGTTCAGCCCGTTCCAGGCCCCGGTGAAGAAGTTGACGAAGGGTCCGGCGAACCAGGCTCCGACGGCCTTTGCCGCGCTGGCCACGCCGCTCAGGGCGCCCTTGACGATGTTGCGGAAAGTCTCCGACTTCTTCCACAACAGGAAGAGCCCCACGCCGAGGGCGACCAACGCGGCGATCACCAGCGTAATGGGAGAGGTGGCGACGGCCATCGCGGCACTGAACGCCCAGGTGGCCGCTGTGGCTATCCCGGTGGCTGCGGCAGATGCCAGCGTGACGATCCGGTGTGCGATCAGCGCGGCCCGGCTGGCGTACACCGCGCCGCTGGACGTGGTGACCGATGTGGTGAACAGCCACGTGGCTGCGGTGGACGCGGCCGTACTCACGGCGTATGCGGCCTGCTGGATCCGGAAAAGGAGCAGAGCCGCACGGCTGCTGGCCACGGCCCCGTTGCTCGCCACGACCGACGTGCTGAAGGCCCACGTAGCCGCAGCCGAGGCCGACTGGTAGATGGCGTACAGCTTCATCCCGGCGTTGACGGCGAGGATCGCCGGAATGAGCAACCGCAGCACCGGTGTGGGCGTCGCAGCCACGATCTGCGAAAAGACCTGGAGCACCAGCAGTCCGATGCCGCCCAGGGGGCCTGCTGCGGAGGCGACGTCGCCGAGAGCTGAGACAAACTCCTTGATCGGCGGGATAGCCCCGCGCGCCTGCTCCATGAACGTCGCGAACCCCTCGCTCTTGCCGAGGTTCGCGCCGAAGTCGGCGAAACGCTGCGTCAGCTCCACCATGCCGCCGGACATGTCCTTCTGCACCGGCATGAAAGCGTTGATCATGCCGACGACGCCGACGGTGATGTTCTTGATGGAGGTCAGCAGACCGCCCAGCGCGGAACCGGCGTTCGCCTGGAGGTTCTTACCGAACTCGGAGAAGACCCGGCCGGCCTGGCCCTCCCCGAACGACGACAGGAACCCACGGATTTCCTGGGCACCGGTCTTCACGAACGGGGTCAGCTTCGGCAGCATTTCCCGGATCTTGTTCAGACCCGTCGTGAAGATCGGCATCGTGGTCGACGACAAAGAGTCGGACCAGTCCTCTACGGCGTCCTTGAGGTTCTGGTACGCGTTGGCTGTGTCCCGGGTGGCCGGGGACATCGCCTTCATCTTCTCGTCGTAGATGGCCTGCGACTTGCGCGCGGCGTTGGTGGAGGTGGTGACCTCGCTCAACGCCTTGTTGTACTCCTGCGCCTTGGTCTTGGCCTCCTCCGACATGCCGGAGGAAATCTGGATCTGCTGGCCGTACTTGACACCCATTTCCCGGGCCAGCTTCTGGGCATGCGCCTTGGCGACGGTCGCCTTCTCCTCGGCGTCCTCCGCAGTCTTCAGCTTCTGACTGGCCTCGGTGATCTTCTGGAACTGCGGGACGACGGCCGCCGCGAACGCGCCGCCCGCCGCGCCGGCAGAGGCCAGGGTGGCCGTCAGGGCGCCGACCCCGGCCGCCACGGCTGCCGTCACCGGCGTGAAGGCACTGGCGAGGGCGTGCGAGCCGATCCGCCCCAGCCCCTGTACCGCCTTCATGGCCGGAGATGTGTCGGCGTCGATACGGACGAACCCGACTCCGATCAGCGTGCCGACGGCCATCTACAGCACCACCCCTCGTGCGGCGAGGAACTGCTGACTTGCGTCCTCGTCGCCGTGCCACCACCAGGGCGCGCCCTCTTCCAGCTCCACCGGCTTGGGCTCGGCCTGGCCTGGGGTACGCCACAGGCGCACCTCCAGCTCGGAGTCCAGCCGCTGCTGTGCGGCGTTCTCCGGTTCGCCTTCGCGCGGCTCCGCTCGCTGGCTCATCTCGTAGTAGACGAGGTTCAGGAAGCGATCGACGGGGAGCTGGCGGATATCGACACCTCGGCCGGTGTACTGACCGTCGAGGTAGTGCCAGGTCCCGGGCTGGAGGGCCCAGAGGGCGAGGCCGAGGACGGTTCGGTAGGGCGGAGCCCGTACTGCTCCATAAGCCAGGTGACGATGTCCTCTACCTGGTCGATCTCGATGGGGTTCTCGCGGTCGCGCATCCGCTCGTTGAACCGCTTCAGCGACTCCGGCAGCAGCACGACCTCCAGCATCGAGCGGAAGGCCTTGAGCTGCTGGTCGATGGTCGCGCTCGTCTCCATGCTGGAGAACTCCGTGGCGAAGTCCAGCAGCACGTCAGCCGGGACACCGCGCGCGGCGTGGAACATGTCGTCGTCCACGCGGAAGGAGATGTCCCTCCGCGCCTTCGTGAAGTCCCTGATCTCGGTCATGGCGCGCACGGTAAGCCCAGAGCGCACCATGATCGTTCCGGAGCGTGTTACCCGCTATACCAGGGCAGAGCCAAGCCGTCGTTCTTGGCGCGTGGTATCAGGTGCAGGTGGAGATGAAACACGGACTGTGTGGCCTCGCGTCCCCGGGAGGTGATCACGTTCATCGGTTGCCCGCCCGCAGCCAGTTCGGCAGCCCGGCGCATCGTGGCACCAGACACGTCCGGGTTCTCACCGAAGTCGGCGACGTGCTGCTTGGGGATGACGAGCGTGTGCCCGTCGGCCACCGGGCCGAGCGGCACGATAGCGAGCGCATCGTCCCACTCCTGAATGACAGTGGCCGGGGCCTGACCGGCGACTATCTCGCAGAAGACACATGGATCCATAGCTCAGCCCATCCTCAAGGCCTTGGTCAGGAAGTCGTTCTTCTTCGTGCCAGGGTGGTTGACCACGCGGGCGAACACGACGCCACGCTTGGTGGTGAACTTGAGAACCTGACGGGTGCGCGGGCGGATCTGGTGCGGCCGGGTGCCCTTGATGACGTACATCGTCGCCTCGTGGGTGGACTCCACCCGCACGTGCCGCCCGACGACCACGGCGCGCACCTTGCGGCCCATCTTCCCCGGGGCCATGCGCCGGGCGTTGCGCTGCACCCGGCGGGCCTTACGAAGGAGTTCCTTCATCACAGGCGAGTCGGGGGCGAGGAGGAGTTCGTTGACCCCGCCGGCCCGGATCTCGATACGTGCGGCCGGCACGTCAGCTCCTCACCAGGCAGACGCGCACGGTCAGATTGACGCCCACGCAGCCGCCCTCAGGTCCGACCGGTTCCACCGGAGTCACCAGGTAGTCCAGCACCTGGTCGTCGTTCTTCAGGCGGCACAGCACAGCGGCCACCGCGTCCAGCATCTCGGTGGCGTCCTGGAGCAGTAGTCCTGCGGCCGTGTCCAGCTCGTCGGCGGGCGGGGCCTGCTCAGTGCCGTCGGGGTTCGGGGCGCAGCGCACCACGGCCACGGTGAACTGTCCGACCTCGTACGGAGGCTGGCAGGCTCCGGTGACCGTCTCGGACTCCTCGGGGAAGTTATCCGAGAGGTACAGCCGGGACAGCGACACGGCGAGCATCCCGCCGCAGTCGCACGAGTCCCAGGCGATGTCCCCGGGGACCTGCCCGGCCCGCTTCGGCTTGGACGTGAGCCCGGCCCGCACGGCGGCTACGAGGTTCTGCCCGACGACGTACCAGCGCGCCTTCCCTTCGATCACGGTCGCCCCCTCAGCATCCGGTCGACGTCGTACACCCGGCCGCGTTGCTTCAGGCCGTCGGGGTTCTCAGCCGCCAGGAACATGTCCACCAGGTACAGGCCGGTCCTGCCGTCCTTGAGCAACTGGCCCATGTCCGGGTACTGGATCGTGACGCCCTGGCGGACGAGCTGCGTCACGCCCGGCGGGAGACGACAGTCCGCCCCGGTCCCGGCCTTGGCGATCTCGCAGGCCAGCTCGCCCATCGCCAGGCGCCCGGAGTCCGGCACCGGTTCACCGACGACTGCCCGCACGGACCAGGTGCCCGGCTGGTCGTCGTCCCGGGCGAGGTTGTTGCAGCGCGGCCAGGTGTGCCCGTCGGTGCGCATCAGGGCACGGCCGTCCAGCCGGTAGGCGCCAGTGACCATCGGCGTGCCGTCCAGCTTCACCTCCACGACGCGGCTCACCGTGTCGGACAGGCGAATGGTCGGGATGTGCGTGCAGGAGCATCCGCCGGACGAGCAGCCCCCGGAGCAGTACGGGAGGCGGTAGAAGTCCCACGGCGGCATCGAGTAGCCGACGCGCCAGTCCCTGCCCCACAGCGGGATGGATGCCCAGTCCCCACAGTCCTCCGCGCACGGCCTCCAGGTCACTTCGCACTGTCCGAACCGGCGCCCCGACAGCGCCCACAGCACCCTCGTGGCGGCCGCCACCGCGTACTCGGTCAGCTCGGGTGAGTAGGTGGATACGTCGCACGTCCAGTAGACCGGCCAGTCCTCACACGGACCCATCTCAGCCACGGCGCCTCCCTGTCAGGCGTTGAGCCGGAGGACGTCGCCCACCGGCAGGACGCGGATGCCGCGCGCTGCGATGGCGTCCATGATCGAGTTGAAGTCGGTCTGGCTGCACTGATTCGTCGTCGTGACCGAGCCGGTGACGATCTCGTGGAAGGTCAGGGTGGTCCAGTTGCCGTCGAGCTGGCAGCGGTCGAGCGATCCTCCAGGGCCGGTGAGGTTCGCCGGGAGACCTCGGGCCGAGGCCCCGGCAAGGGCGCCAATCCCCGTGATGGACCGCATGCGCAGCGGGGTCGGGGGCGGGAAGCTCTCCAGGTTGTCGGCGCTGCTGATGCCCCGCCCGCTGGAGAAGTAGCGGCAGGTGAGGGACTCGATGGACGCGCCATCGCTGGTCCGGCCGAAGAACCCACCTGGGTAGGCGAAGCTGTCGCTCGGGAAGCCGTTGGCGAGCATCCACGCCCGGGTGCGCCGGATGTCGTCCTCCACCACTGCCGAGGTCAAGGTGTTGAACTTCGCGTTGTGGTTCGCCACCGAATAGGCGTGGCCCGCCACTTCCCACCCCGAGGCGCCCTGCACGGACTGGAGCTGGGGCAGCGTCAGGTACGACGACGTTCCGATGACGTCGCAGATCGTGTACAGGGTGCCCCGGAAGCCCAGGGCGTCCATCTTCGGCCGGGCGAGGGTGTACTGGCTGGCGTAGGAGTCGTCGAAGGTGACGGAGACAACGCCGTTCGGGAACTTCTCCTTGGTGTCCGGGATGACCTCCACGGCCTGGAGGTGGGCCGTGACCGGGTTGCCGGTGTTGTTGTCGACCACCTGGAAGAGGAGGTCCGTGAAGCCGGAGGTCACGGAGGGGACGCCGTTCGCGCTGATGGAGTAGGTGCCGGTCGTCGAGCGGACGTCCGCCCACGACAGCGTCATGACCGTCCACTCACCACTGAGCACCTGGTTCTCCGCCGTGGCGGAGTGCGTGTGCAGCCGCCACGAGAACGTGTTCGTCAACGTGCCGCTGCCGACCTGAACGTTGATCTGGTTCAGGTATGTGGTGTTCGAGACGCGGAAGGTCAGCCGGAGGGCCTTTCCGGTCAGGTCCGGCAGCGCGGATCCCAGACGGCGGATGTTCGCCACGGCGCCGGTGCCGGTCGTCGTCACGCGGAAGCTCTGCGTTCCCTTGCAGAAAGTCGTGGTGTCGTTGGGTTCGCTAGACCCGACGCCGGAGCCCGAGGCCGTCCAACCGTGCCCCGACTGGAACTGCTGCGACCAGGAAGCCTCTCGGTAGGCCGGGCGAGGACTGGCAGGCACCATCAACGGCAAGGGCACCCCGGCCGTGCTCAGCCGTCCCGAGATGCTCAGGTCCCCGGTGATCGAGCCGCCGGCCCTGGGCAGCAGTGCGTCCAGCGCCTCCGGCAGTCCAGTCACCTGGTCCTGGCCGATGACGACCTGGGACGGATTCACGAGCACAGCGTGCGAGCCGGCCACCGGATCAGGGATGAGGATGTCCGCCAGGACGACGGACGGTGAGGCCTTCGGCAACTGGAAGTACCGGGTCCAAGCCGTGCCGTACTGCGGGGTGAAAACGATCGTGTAGGAGAATCCGGTCGGATCTATGCCAGTGGCGTCCGTGGCCACGAGCGGCAGGGGGTCGAACCGTCCGGCCCTCACCCACCGGCGCGCGGACCCGCCGAACAGATAGTCGTCCTCGGCGACCGTGGCGAGGTCCGGTCCGGCCACGGTGAAGGACCCCTCCAGCGGGGTGCCGTCGGGCCCGGTGAGAGGCACGCCGCCGTCGGTGACGGTGACCGTCTCGACTCCTGCGGGGATAGGCACGGCAGACCCCTTACGCCTCGAACTGGAGCAGGCCGCTGCTGGACCAGACCACAGTGAACGAGCCGGAGACGACCGGTTGCGGGCCGCCGAAGTAGAAGTAGGCCACACCTTGGTCGGCGACCGTGCCGCCGGTGATGGAGTCGTCGTAGACGAGACAGCCGTAGGCATCGGACAAGGTGAGGGTGCCACCGGCGGCAAGGTCGGCCGCGTCGAACATCACCACGCCGGGACTCGGGGTGGAGACCGTCTTGCCGGTGAGTGTACGGCCGCCCGCAGCCCAGTTGGCACCGCCGGTGATTTCCCGCGCGGTCGTCCAGGTGCCCACTCCGTATCCGGTATCGGCGACGGCCGCGTCACGGTCCGGGGTGACAGTGTTGTCGAACAGCGCGGCCTTGAGCGTGTCGCTGTCCAGGCCGGTGTAGCCGGTCCCGGAGGCCTGCATCATCGGGCCCGAGATCCACGCCCTGAAAGCCCTGCTGTCCGTCCACGCCATCGGTTCAGCCCCTCGTCACTCGGGCCGTGGGGGCGAAGACTGCACGGTCCATGCCGTCGTCCCGCTCCGTGACCACGGCCATCACCGGCCGGCCCTCGCCGTCGTACCGCACGTCCTCGCTACCTACGTAGTCCTCCCGGACCACAGCCCTCACGCTGACCCGCGTCCCCTCCAGGACCATCGGGGCGAGCAGCCCGGCGAGGCCGGCACAGGTGTGGAAACGGTTGTCTGCCCCCTCCGTAACCTCCGCACGGTCACAGTTGGGGCAGACCCAGTGCTGCTCGCGGGTCAGGATCACGTCAGGGTCAGCGGGTTGACCTGCGGGTCGGGCGGAGCCGTAGTGGTGATGTTCCACAGCCAGTGCTCGCCGGCCTGTGCTGTCTCGCCGGTCGGCAGCCACGACGTGGCCCCGGGCCCGTTACCCCACCCGATGACCGGTGTCGTGGACACCGCCTGCGTCTCGGACAGGACCTGCATGGTGGAGCGGCCGTTCTCCACCGTGTACGAGCCGATGCGCGAGGCGCCCACGTTGGGCCACGCGTTGTAGATGTAGCGCTGCGCTCCGGACGGGTCGCACGAGCCCGACCCCGCTACGCGCTGCCACACCTCCAGGGAATACCGGTTTGACGGCGAGCCCTCCGCGAAGGCGAAGCCGGTCCCGGTCACCCCGGCGCCGTTGACGGTCAGCTCCCTCGCGCTCGCGAGGTACGCGACCCCGGTGGTGTTGATTTCACAGAAGTCGATCGTGAGCTGCATTCGCTTCAGCACAGGATCGTCCTTCTGGTTCACGCAAGGAGTGCCGTCAGCAGTCCTTTCAAAGAACTCTTCGCCGTCCTCGTACTGAGGTTCCATTTGCACCTGAACAAAACCCTTGGTCACGACGACCATGGATCCCGTCCCGGTGACCGGGTTGCCGCAGGCGTCCACGCGGACGATTCGGGCGTGCGTGCCCTTGATCGCGGTGGCGGCCGAAGCCACGGTTGCTACCACTGTTCACCCCTTACGTGGGTACGCCGAGAGTCATCAGGGCTGCGAGATGTGCGCACTCCCAGCCGAAGAGGTACGTACGGGACGCCTGTTTGCGGACGGTGTTGTTGGACCGGTCGAACGTGCCGGGGAAGTCCCGTACCGCGACGTCCGAGCGGTAGCCGAACAGGGCGCCGGTGGCGTAGATCCACGCCGAGCCGTCCGGAGAGGCGGCGCCGTCCGGGCCGGACCCGGTGTACCCGGCCGCCGCGACGACCCGGTGCCCGCCGGGGGTGCGCAGCACCCCGTTCGCTTCCTGACGGACAAGGTCCCGGGACGTCAGAGTGGCCAGGGCGACCACGGGAACGTGGACCACGCCTTCCCCGCCGTACTGGTCGGCGAGTGCTCCGTCCAGGCGGCCGACTACCGTGGCCGCGTCGCTGGCTGTCGCCACCACCGTGTCGGCAGCCGTCTGAAGGCGAATGCCGTGCGGGTCGTCCAGATCGTCGTCGGCGGCCAGGTGCGGCCACACCGTGGCCTGTCCGCCAGCCTGCCCCGTCCAGAACGCGCGGCCCACCTGGAAGGCCTCGCTGCGGTCCAGCGCCTGCACTGCCTGGTCCACGTCGGGCAGGCCGATCAGCGAACAATCGAACGCGGCGTACACCGTGAAGGCGGTTGCCCCACGGTCCACGCCGCTCGCCGTCGGCTCCAACGGCGGAGCGGCCGGAACGGCACCGTCCGTACCGGTGACGGCGATGCACTCGTCCGCGTAGGTCGTCTGCGCGCCGCCGCACCAGTCCGTCCAGGTCACGCCCTGCTGCCAGTGCGGCCCCGCCGGAGCGGGGTGCTGAGCGGCGTCCCACAGGATGTTCGGGAGCGCGACGAAGTCCGGCCCGTCGACTATGCCCCGGATACCGGCCACGTCACGCTCCTCCCGTTGCTGCTGCGGTCAGGACTCAGAGCTGGTGACCGAGGGTCTGGTCAGCGCTGCCCGAGCCGTTGACCGCGAGCGTCGCCCGGTACAGGCGGGACTCGTGGCCGACCTTGGCGACCAGGTGCGCTTCCTCCGCCCACAGGGCCGTGTAATCGTTTTCCGCGTTCAGCACGCTGTCGCGGATGACGCCGAGGTCGAGCTGGAGGCCGTTGCCGTGAAGGAAGGTGCCGGCGGCGTACATCATGAAGTCCACCGCCGTCGGCCACGCCGTCATGTTCGTGTCCACGCGGCCGAACTGGCCGGAGCCGCGCACCTGCCAGTCGGAGACGAACTGCGGGCGCACCGACCGGTCCGTGAACCAGGCTGTGATCTGCGCGTCCGACACCGACTCCCGCTCCACCTTGGTCCGCCAGGCGAGGTCGGCCCGGATGACCGCGAGCGTCCAGCGCGGCAGGACGACCTCCAGCACCGCGTCCTCACGCATGGCGAACTTGGCGCGGTAGTCGATCGCCGCCAGCTCCACGCCGTTGAGCAGGGTCTGCGCGGCCGGCTTGTTCGACCCGCCAAGAGCGATCGCCGAGGTGGACCGGGCCACCATGAGGGAGATGAGCCGGGCGTTGATGACGTGCGCGTAGGCGGCCCGCAGCAACCTGATGAAGTTCTGCGTGGCTTCGGGGTACGCGTCGTCGGTGAGGTTACCGGCGGTGAGGCTGATGCCGTACGCCTCCAGCCGAGCCTCATCGAACGTCGGGCACGGCACGCGCAGGGTCGGCTTGTTCACCGAGCCGGTGACGGTGGCGATGTCATCGGCCTCGGTCCACAGCCACGGGTCGCTCGCGTTGGAGAAGGTGACGCCGAACCCGCCGAACCCGGAGGCCGGGTTGCTGCCCGCGTTCTGGAAGAACACGTCCCCGATGGACGGGGAGACGGGGAAGCGGATGCCGCCCCGGGAAACGCCGACGGTCGGCAGGTCGACGAGACCCACCGGAGTGTCGGCGATGTTGAAGAAGTCGTAGGAGACTTCCGACGGGGCGCACCAGCCACCGCCGGCCAGCAGGGCCTCGGCCTTGCCGCCCGCCTGCGTCATCGAGTGCCACAGCTCCTCCACCGTGGAGGCGGAGGTGCGGTCGTCCACGGTGTGGTCGAACTGGTTGCGCACCGAGGCCACCAGGTGGCGCGGTGCGCCACGATCGCCGTACTGCGTGGTGGGGACTGCCTTGGCCTTGGCGCGGAACGCCTCGCCCAGGGCCTCCAGCGTCGGCATGGACTGGCCGGCCGCCACGCCGGGGATGTCAACGCTGGCCGTCACGGCCATGGTCTGCGCGTTCGGTGCCTTGGCCTGCGGGGCGCGCTCACGCACCTGCGACAGGGAGGCGACGCGCTTGCGCACGGACTCCGGCGCCTGGTCTCCGAACAGGATCGACGCCACGCCCTTGGCCGTGGCCTCGGTCAGCGCCGCGAGGTCGACACGGCCGCCGGCGGTGACGGGGGCGGCGCCCTCGCCTCCGTCACCGCCTCCGCCGCCCTCACCGGCGTGCACGGACTGACGCAGCAGCGCCATGCGCCGCGTCGCCTCCTGCTGTGCGGTGGCGGCCTCTTCCTCCGCGCGGACCGCGCGCACGCGCAGCTCGGCGCGGATGCGGTCCAGGTCGCGCGTGAGGCGTTCGCTGTAGCTGATGTGTTCGGGCGTGATGTGCTGGAGGCCATTGACGCGGTCGAACTCGCCGACCGCGTTGGTCTCCAGTTCGCGCAGATCGGCCTCGCCCACCAGGGAGAGGTCGTCAGGTGCGGTGAAAAGCTCCGGTTCCGGCACTGAAACCTCCGTGGGAAGCTGCCGAGATCAAGTCGGCGCGCACCGTACATACAAACGGCCGAATCGCCAAAAGTCACAAGGACTCTGACGATTCGGCCGTTGTCGCTGGTCAGCCGCCGATCGGTTCCGGCTGCGGCGGCGGGGGCGGTGCGGGACGGTTGCAGCCACACATTGTGATCACTCCTCTCCGTGTACCTGTCGGGACAGGGTCTTGAGGACGCGGCGGTAAGCCCACTGGTCCAGCTCCTCCTCGCTCAGCGATTCACTGAGCTGCGGGATACCCGCCGCGACGAGGGCGAGCTGCTGACCGGACGTCAGGTGCGTCTTCAGCTTGGGGACCGGGAAGCCGGGGACGTTCACCGCGAGCAGACCCACCAGGCGCAGGTTCCCGCCGATGCGGCGCCAGTCGCCGGACACCTGACCAGCCGCGCGCAGCTCGTGGATGCGCGACTCCGGGGTCTTGGGGCGGATGGACCCGGCGACCCAGATACCGTGCGCGTCGTTGCCCACCGCGACGTCGGCCACGGCCGCGCCGGTGTTGTCGTAATGGTCAGCCGCCGCCCGGTAGCCGTAGGACAGTGGCGCGTGCCCGGTGCCGACGGTGATCTGGCCGACGGACACCGACGAGCCGTCCTCCGTCCAGACGTTGCCGGTCATGTAGTACGGGTGGGACTCCTCGTGCGGCGGGGTGACGCACACACCCTCCTGCCCGATGTGACACGTCCCCCACAGCGCGGCGTGCCCGTAGACCCGACCCTCCGGCGTGACGGTAATCCCCGTCGGCACGGACAGACCCGGGTTGGCGAACCAGCCGGCCGGCGGACGCAGCGGCGCCTCCACCGTGCGCGCCTGAACCGACCGGACACGCGTCTCACGCACCGCGCCGATCGGCTCCCCGCCGGCGACGACGGCCCCCGCCTCGTCCAGCAACGCGATGTACGCCTCGGCGAACGCCGGGATGTCCACCAGCGTCGCCGCGCGGATGCGGCCTCGGTTGAAAACCACCTTTTCCGGCGACGCGAACAGCATGTCGAACGGGGAGCCCTCGCCGTCGGCGTCCGGGTCGGCCGGCCACACCAGCTCCATGTCGGCGTCCTTGATGGAGTCAACGTCCACGGACACCCCGCGCAGGAATTGGCCCTTGATCTTGCCGTGGACGGTGCGGCCGTCCTCGGTGGACAGGTCCAGCACGCCCTCGCCCATGACCAGGCCGCCGTCCTCGCGCCACACCTTGTCGATGCGGCCGACATTGACCGCCACGGTGTGCGGTTCCCCGCCGTGGGAGTCCTCTTTGTTCCAGCGCAGCGGCAGAGGCAGATCAGCCCAGGTGAGTGCGTCCGGCTTGAACTCGCGGCCGTCGCCGGTCTCTATGCCCTCCACGGTCAGCGGGCCACGCCACGGCGCGGTGTCCCCGGCGCCCATCTCGCTGACCGGCGGGCCGGTCACCTTCTCGGCGTCAGCCGCCGCGCCGTGGGCCAGGGTCTCCGGGCCGTGCTCGCCGCGCAGCGCCGTCGTGCCCCCGGCCGCCTCTTCCTCATCGGACTCCGGCACGCACTCGCCAGACTCCTCGTCCAGCTCCATGCCGGGCGGGCACTGCTTCTCCTCGGCCGCCTTCTGGTTCTCCTTGAGCCGCTTGTCCTTCGGCGTGCCAGGGTTCGGGTCGCCCTTGCTCAGGGCCTCGGTCGCTTCGGTCGCTGCTTCGGTCGTCATGGACTGATCTCCTTTCGCCGCGTCCTGTGCGGCCGGTTGGGTATCGGCGCTCGCCGTAGTCGCCGGGCTTCGCACTTCCTGCCAGACGGCGATGATGAAGCCACGACAGGCGTTGCCGTAGCGGGCGCCGGTGCAGTCGCGGTAGCCCATGACCGGGTACTCCGCCACGGCGCCGTCCAGGGAGGTGAAGGTACGGCCGTCGATGTCCTTGCACGGCTCGCACGTGCGGCGGTCCAGGATCTCGCTGGCCACGTACGACTGCGCCAGCGGAGCGGCTTCCATCACGGCGTACCGTCCGGCGTTCTGAGCGGCCGTCATCGCGGAGCCCACGGCGGCGCGCACGGTGGTGTCGTCGACCGTGGCCAGCTCCCGATCCACCTCGGCAGCGATCTGGTTCGTCGGCCGGTTCGAGCGCAGCAGGCCGGAGAGTTTCCGCTTCGCGGCCGTCAGCAATGCGCCGGACATGAGGTCGCTGGTCAGCTCCGCGACGGACGTCAGCAGTCGCCGCCCGGTGAGCGCGGCGGTGACCGCGTCTTCGCCGCCGTCGGGCAGTGACCAGTCCGGCACGGCGATGCCTTGCTGCTCCGCCTCGCGCTGGCACGCCCGACCGGCCTTGACCGCGTACTCCTCCATGAGGCTGAGCAGCGTGGCCGTGGCGGCCCGGCTGTCCAGGGTCAGCTCGGGGATGGAGTCCAGGGCGTCGTCGGCGAGGTCGCGGGCGATTTGCTGCCGCAGGTCCAGGCGCCAGGCGGCCGTCGTAGACCTCAGTGACTGCATCGCCCGGTTCGTCGCCGCCTCCCACTCGCGGTGCACGGAGGCGAAGTCGACGCGCGAAGCCATCTCCAGCTCGGTCGGCTCCCGACGCAACGGCCCGGCGGCGGCCGTCACCGCGTCGCCGGTCAGCGGGATGTCGTGGTCTTCGTCACCGAAGCTGACCCGGATGCGGTCGAACGTCACCTCGCCGAGCCGCTGCTCCATCTCCGCGAGGAATTCCGGGTCATCGCTGTACGCGGCGCAGATGTGGGCGACCCAGGGGCTGTGCGGTCGGGGGACTTCAAGGGCCGTCGCCCACACGGCTTCGTTGGCCATCTCGTGAGCGGCGTTCAAAGACACCCCGTCAGGCAGGTCCCCTACGGACCACACCCATGACGGCTCGGGGCCATTACCGTTCCAGTGCGCGGCCCCGAAGATCTTGGACGTGATCGGCGGAAGATCTCGGCTGAGCCTGCGCATCTCCTCTATGAGGGACGTGCGCGCGTCAGCGCCGTGCGTGTCTGCCTTGCCCAGATAGCGCAGCGTGCAGTGCAGCTCCTCGGCCGGTTCCCCGCCCGGTATCGCCAAGCGTTCTGCGTTCTCTGCCGCCGGCATGAGGGCGATCATGCAGCCCTGCGTGTGCGAGCCGTCGGCGGCTGCCGTCACGAGCGGCGGGTGCTGGTGGTCAGTGCGCGGGGGCATGGCCGTTCACCGCCCTCGGTACCAGTGACGTGGAGATCATGGCGGCGGTGTCCGCGTAGGGACTACGGCCGTCGAGAACTAGGCGGCCGAAGGCGTCCAGGTGGCACAGGTACGTCCCCGACGTCCCGGGCCGTACGGACGGGGCCGCCGTGGCGACTGCGTGTGTGAACGGGCAGGAGTACTCGTGCTCGCCGCAGATGCCGGGATGCAGCAGGTCCCACCGGTTGGCCGCACCGACTCGGAGCATGTGCTGCGTCCGGGCCTGCTGCACGAGGAGCTGCGCCCGCTCGGCCGTGGCGCGCTGGTCCCGGGAGGGCGGCCCGGTGCGGTCCTGCGTCGGCGACGGCTCGTCGGACGGCGGCGCCGCGCGGCCCGCGCCCTCCTCGGTCGGCTGCTGGTTCGCCGGCGGCGGGGTGTCGCCTTGCTGCACGGCCTCGGCGGTCCCGGGGTCCTGCGGGGAGACGGGGACGATCTGCGGGACGTCCTCGCTGATGAGCTGGGCGAGGGCGGACGCGGCGCCGGACGGCAGCGTGCGGATGATGACCTTCAGGGCCTGTTCCTTCAAGTCTTCGGGCGAAGGCGCGTCGTCCTCGTCGAACCCCAGCTCTCGCCGGTACGCGGCGCCACCCAGCTCCATCCGGTCGTAGGCCAGAGTCGCGTTGCCGCTGCGGTCCGGGCTCAGAGCCAGCTCGCTCATGTCGTACCAGACGACCCAGGCGGCCGGATCCTCGCCGGACGCCTCCAGCCGGGGCTGGAGATAGCCGCGCGTGAGGGCGTCGCAGATCAGCTCAGCGATGGGGGCGATATGCGTCTTGAGAGCGCCCTCCTCCAACTGCCAGGCAGACCAGTGGTTGACGTCACCCAGACCCAGTAGCACGTCGGCCGGCATGTCCAACTTGGTTGCCAGGCGCTTGATCGCGCTGTCCCGCTTCTCGATAATCTTTTCGTCGATCTTCAACGTGAAGTCGACGTGCTTGACCTTGTCGATCGCCTCGGCCGGACCGACCAGCGGAATGGGAACCACGGCGGACGCGGTTCCCGGGTTCTGGATCGCCGTCGCGGCAATCTCGATCCACTCGGACATCAGCGGGTTGGCATTGTCCGGGTCGTTGGCGAACTCCTCGCGGACCGGGAAGCTCAGCTCATCGGGGAGCAGGAGGAGTCCGGCGGAGGCCAGGCGGGAGAGGTACTCGGCCGTGATCTTCCGGTTGACCAGCTCCAGCTCTCGCATGATGTCGCGGGCGCTGCGCGCCGGGGAGTCTGCCATGTGGTAGTACCGGTCGTGCGGGCGCCAGACGCGGACGACGTGGTGATCCTCGGCGAGGTCGCGCCAGTCCTGGCCGGTGGTGGCGCTTTCTTCGTCCATCACCTGGTATTTGCCGGACTGCACGCGGATCTCGTCGACGGAACGGACCTGCCAGCGTTCGGTCTTGCCCACTGTCTCGCCGACCAGGTACCCCTCGCCCGGGAGGGAGAGCTGTACGGTCAGGCGCCTCATGAGCTGTGACTGACTGGCGACCCCTCCGCCGAACAGCATCATCAGGTCAGCGGCCGTACCGGAGGTGACGATGTCCGGTTCATCGGAGCCCGGCTTCAGGCGGCCGGCGCGCAGGCGCACCCGGGACAGCATGTTGGCCAACCACCCGACGCCGTAATTGAACTCGCCGAGCGTGTCGTGGAAGCGCCAGACCTCCTCCTGCCACTGCTCTGTGCGGCGCAGGAACTTGGTCTCGGGGCCGGGAGGCGGAGCAGCGGCGGCCGTCAGCGCCTCCGGCGGCGACTGGGGCAGCGGGGCAGGCTCCCGGGCCACACGCCCCCGGAATGCGTCGTACCACGGCACGGCATACCTCCCCGGTTCGGATCGGAGGGCATGGTAGCCGCGATCATCCGAATAGCCGTTTTCACGGCAAACGGGCTACGGCCGCCCGGGGCGGTACTGCTTGCCGGGACCGCGTCGGCGGTTGTCACGCTGCTCCTGCAAGTCGCCGAAGCTGGCCATGCCCTGACGGCGGCGCAGGTGGCGGATGTTGTTGGCGGGGATGCCCATCTTCGGCGGGCCGTAGATGGCCAGAAGATCGGACTTCTCTTGTGAGGCATACCCTGCCTCAGCGATGGCGCCTTCGTCGGGGAAGACGTCGGCGTGACGGTCGTGCTCGCGGTCGATGAGGCGGTCCTGCGTACCACCCAGGGAGTAGCACCAGTGGAAGTTCGCCGGCGGATCGGGTTCCACCCTCTCGCGAAACAGGGTGATCTCCTTGGTGTACGCGTAGAAGGAGGTCGCAGGGACGTAGCGCATGATGCGCAGCCAGGCGTCCAGGTACTCCAAGCTGAGGAAATCCCCACTGTCGTGGATGCGCACGTGGTTGCCCCGGAAACGTGGATGGTTTAGCTCCTCTTCCATCCGCCGCTCCCAGCCGGGCAGGTCGTCCAGAATCATCATGAGGTTGCGCTCATGCGCGGCGAGGACGCCCGGGAAGCGGTAGGTCCCCTGCCGCGCGTAACAGAGCGGTGCGCAGGCGGAAGCGGAGGGACACGTGTTGTACGTCCGGCCGTCGGGGAGCCGGCCCGCCCAAGCCGGGAGACTCCAGTTGAATATGCCTTCACGGCGCAGTTCGCTGTTCTGGCGGAGCAGCCAGTCCCGGGGCATCTCGTTCTCCCGTCGGCAGCGGTTCGCACGTGAGCCCCGCTGGCCACCACACCAGCGGGGCTCACGCACCCCTGTGCACCCTGACCCGAGGAAGTCTGGGGGACGCGGGGCACCATACGTCGAAAGGTCTATTTCGCCTACTCACACACGAAGGCCCCGGAGCATCTTCGCTCCGGGGCCGGTGGGGCGCACATGCGCTCAGCGGTCGGCGCCACCCCGCTGCCACGGGGCCCCGGAAGAGGCGTGGTGGCCGCCGCCGGGGGTGTAGACGTGGGTTGCCAGAGCGGTCTGCACGAGGTGATCAGAGATGGCTCGTGAGATGACCATGCCGGTCGCGGCCTCCACGAACCCGAACTGGCCGGCCGGGTTCGCCTCCAGGAACCACCAGGTGCCGTTCTGGTCGACGGCGAAATCCAGCGCCGCGTACTCCAGACCCAGAACCTGCATGAGTTTCTGAACCTTCTGGTTTAAGGGCAGGCTGATACCCACTACCTCGAAACCCAGGCCCGTCTCAGGCACCGCCCTCCAGTCCAGTGCGCCGGGGGACGTGATCCTGCAAGGGAACGCCCGGTCACCGACCACGGTTAAGCGGACGTCGCATACCTTGTCCACCGGCTTCTGGAAGTAGCCGACGTTCTGACGCACGCTGTTTGCGGCGGCCTCGATCTCCTCGGCGGTCGTGAGCCGTGCCTGAACGAACCGGTCAGGGTGCGCAGTGAGTGTCTTGCACACAACCTGCCCGCCTTGCTCCCGGGCGAAGGCGGCAGCCTGGACGGGGTCGTTGGTGTAGAGCGCGGGCGGGGTACGGAAGCCCAGAGATGCCGCGATGTTCAGTTGCCGAGGGCCCGGCCGAGCCGCTTGGGCCCGGCGCGGGTGGTTGACCCACAGGACGTCATCGAGACCGTAAAGGAAGTCCTCCAGGATGGCCCTGGACTCTCCCTCCTCCCAGCGGCTGGGTGGATCCGGGTGCCACCAGAAAACGGACGCGACCGACTGCGAGAGTGTGACGCGGTGACCATCGTCGATCTTGAACCTCAGGGGTTCCTCGTCCGAGATGCCGGTCATTCGCAGGAGACCCGGGCGCGCGAGGTCAGCGGGGTTGACGCGGTGAATGCTGACTCCACGTTCCTGGATCTGCCGTATCACGAGATCTGCACTCAGGTCATCGGGTGCGCTGATGACGAGCACTGTGGGAGTGAGAGGCATGATCAGTCGTCGTCCTTCTTGTGACCCGAGGCGTTGTGCGTGAACGTCGGTCCGAACAGCCCGTCCGGGGACGCCCAGTCGTCGTCCTTCTTCCAGCCCTTGTGGTTGTGCGTGTGCGAGGGGGCCGCGACGGAACTGACGTCGATCACAGCGTCACCGGCCGCCGTCACGTTGAGCTGGCGGGACTTGTCGTACGTGTACGCCGGAGTCCGGTTGACGGGAGGTGCCGGAATCTCGACGAGAAGAGCGAACGGAGTGGCCGTAGCACTCATGACGTAGTCCTTCTGTTGTGGGGCCGCGCGTTGACGACCCGTTCCTGTGTTCCTGGTTCCTTGCTCTCCGCCGGGTGGTCGGCTGTACGTGAACTCAGTCCCGGCCGGTGTTCACGCCGTGGAAGACCAGCTCCCACGGGTCGCCGATCATGGATTAATTAAACCACAGTTGTGTGATGCATGCAACTCTCCGACACAACGAAACCCCGGAGCGTGAAGGCTCCGGGGCTCGGGTGGGGCACGCATGCGCTCTCAGGACATGATCAAAGGGTTATCCGGCGCGTACGCGGCCTCGCCGACACCGATCACCGTATTGCCGGTGACGTAGATGCTACGGACGGCCAGCACCTCCCGGTCGGCGTCCAGGCCGAACTCCTCACGCTCCTCGTCCGTGGTGGTGCGGACGATGCCCGTCTTGGACGCCACCTTCACGGGGTTGCCCGAGCGGTCCTGGTAAACGGCTTGCCAGGTCGGGTCGCAGGCCTGGGGCTCATCGATCTCGGGAACGACGTCGGCAACCGCGAGGTGCACCCACGACTGCGACGCCTGCACGACCGCGTCCCCACGGCTCACGGTACGAACGCGATTCACGCACTCGCCCTCCCCGAGGAACTCGGCGACCCAGTCCGGCGCCTGCACGCGTTCGCTGCGCTTGTGGTTGATCGTCTCACCGGCTTGCGTAATGCCCTGGATCCGCTTCTCACCCACGATGAGCCGGCGGCGGTCGGCGACGAACACCCCCTTGCCCTGCTGGGAGGTGACGTAGCCCTCGGCCTTCAAGAGCGCGATTCCCCGGTAGACCGCGTTGTCGCTGATCATGAACTGCTTCATCAGTGCGGTGGTGGGTGGCAGTCGGTCGCCAGGCTTCAGTGTTCCCAGGTCAACGCGCGCTTTCAGGTAATTGACCATGCGTGCCACGGTGCCAGCCATGCTTAGCTCCTCGGGTCTTCCTATCGGATGTGGTTGACGGTACCGGAACGGTGCCCTAACTTCCTACAGGAGGGTGCTTCCTGTAGGAAGTCTCACAGGGGCATGCCCATGAATTCGATAAATCACACACGGAGGACCGCATGGCCGCCACCAGCACTCTGTCCGACGTCACGATGACCGCTTGCCGCGCGGCAGAGATCCACGGCCGGTGGATGGCTGACCCGGAGATGCCGGACGTCGCCGGGAGCATGGCCGACGCGGTCCGCGTCCTGGCCATCCGGGCCGCCGTGCACGAGGCGACCGGGGACGAGGACGCGGCGGCCCTGCCCGCTCCGGAAGGGGTGGAGCTGTCGGGTCTGCTCTTGAACCTTCAGTTCCCCGAGCTACGCCGTATTATCGAACGTACGTGCCATCGCTTCATCGCGGGCACTGCGGGCACACGCTGGCAGTCCGGCGACTACACGCACCAGGTGTACGTCGGCGCCTTCGGTGCGGCTGGTGGCCGGCACTGGCTCGTGTAACGAGTCACGACGACGAAGCCCCGGGACCTGTGGTGGAGTCCCGGGGCTTCGTCGTGTCTGGGGTCAGGCGCTGACGCGGCCGACAGGCCCGCCGCCCATGCGCAGGGAGTCGAGGGTGTTGGCGATGTCCTGGAGCAGCATGCCGTCGCGCATGCGGGCCTCGCTCACCTCGTGGGTCTGGACGATGCGGCGGTTGACGCGGCGGACGCCGGCGACGTGGGAGCCGATGCGGCCGATGCGGACGGCCAGGGCGGGCAGGGGGCTGTCGGCGTCGTAGCGGCGGCCGTAGCCGTCGGCGGTGATGTAGGCGATGACGCCGACGATGCCGTGCACGCCGTACTTGGCCAGCAGCGCCTCGTGCTCACGCAGGACGGCGGCAATGCGGATCATGGTGGAGGAGGCGGCGCGGGTGGCGGTGGCGTTCATGGTCAGTTCCTTCTTTCCTTGGTCTGCCGGGCCCCTGCCCGATGACTTAATTAAATCATGGTCCGGGCAGGGGCACAACCCGTCAGACTTCGGCCGGGTCGGTGATGGTGACGCCGTCCCGGGTGCGGGACAGGACTCGGTCGTACTCGCGGCGGGGGTCGTCCCAGCCACCTCCGCCGCCGTCCAGCGTCAGCGTCTTGGCGTTGACCCTCTTCACCCGGTAGGTGTCCTGACCGGTCTCGAAGGTGCGCACGGTGACGATGTCGCCCACCCGGAAATCCGAGCGCTGCCACGGCCGGGTCCGGGCGGACACCTTCTCGACTATTGAGTCCTTCGCGTCCGCCTTGGCCTTGGCGTACTTCGCGTTGGCCTGTGCCTGCTTCGCCTCGGTGTACGCGGCCAGCGCCCGGTCGGACGCCGCGTCCGCACGGTTCTTCGTCCGCCGGGCGGAGCGGTAGGAGTGGTGGCCGACGAGCAGCGGCTGTCCGCCGGCGAACCGGCCGTACATGCCGTCTGCCCGCTCGCGCATCCCCTCAGCCCTGGCCGTGAGCCGGTCGGCCTGCTCCTGGAGACGGTCCGCCCTGCGGCGTTCGGGTGTGGTCATCGCGCGGCCTCCACAGGTGCCGTCAGCTCGGTCTCACGGACGATGTCCTTGAAGGCCTGCGACTCCGTCCGCATCTCCCGCGCGGTGTCGCGGATGGTGGCCATGGTCTCCACGGCCTGGTCCATCGGGACGTCCGTGTCGCCGTGCTCCTCGCGGACCACCACGTAGACGGCCGCGTACATCTCCCAGCCCATCAGTTTGCCCCGGAGGATGATACGCACCACGGGGTTCTCCTGCGCCTCGAACGCCTCGCGCGCCGTTGCGATCTTGCCCGCGTAGTAGAACGCCTGATCCGGTGAGTAGTTGTCCCGGACGGTCTTCTCCACCAGGGCGAGGCTGTCGCGGATCGTCTTGTTCGCCTCGCCCTGGCTGATGAGGCCCTCGCGGATGTAGGGCTTCATTGCGTCGCGGGCCGCGCGCTCCGTCTTGGACATCTCGCGTCGAGTCACAGCCGGTCCCTCTTTCCTTGGTCAGTCGGGCCGCTCATCCTGCCCGATGAATTAATTAAACCATGGGATCTCGCAGAGGACAACCCGGAGGATGGCACAGAACGTCGTTCTCGCAGAATCGCTCTGGGCGAAGCGCAAAACGTGTGTTTTGCGTCCACGTGATCATGGTCCCGGGTAGGCTCAGCGCATGGACGAACGCGACCCACAACTCGTGAATACGGTGGAGCTGGAACGAACGGACGGCGGAATTGAGATCGTGCTCTATGGCGACGCTCCTGATCATGTGGACGGTGGGCTGCTGGTGATCCCGCCCGGTGCGCTGCCTCAGGACTAGGGCTCATCAGCCGTGACACTCACGACCACGGAATGAGGAACCTTGAGCGACACCCGATACCCGCAGCCCTACGAGGGCGTCTCCGGAACCGCGCGCAGAGATGGTCTGCTGGACCTGGACGACAAGGCAACCGCCCTCCGTCGACACATGATCATCGTTGCGGGCGCCCTTCGCGATGCGGTGACTGTAGGCAACCCGGCCCCGAAGGTCGCCGAACTGGACGCACGTATGCGCGACCCCGAGTTGGGTGACCTCGTCATGGAAGCCGGGACGCCGTACCGCCGCGATCCTGATAGGCAGATCCGGGGCTTCGGTATCCTGCTCGCACACCGGGACGAGTGGGCGACAACAGACGAAGAGTGGGCGGCTGAGGCTTCCGAGAGCGACGAGAGACTCCACGACCACGCCTGGTACGTCCAGTACGGCCCGGCAGCCGAGGACGTCTGTCGGTGGACCGATTGCGAATTCAGCGCTGTCCCCGCTGGCTTGGGCGGGGCGATCTGGGATCCGCCGTGACACTCGCTCCAACCGAGCCCACCACCATCGCGGCCGACGGGAACGCGGCGCTGCGTACCGTGCTGGGCCTGCGCGAGAAACTGGGCACGGTCGCCCCGCGCGACCCGAGGAACCGCCGGCTCGGGCCGCGCGTCCACCGGCTCGACCTGCTTCACGAGCTGTGCGCACCCGAGACGTTCGAGCACGTGGTGGGGTGGTTGAACTCCGAGAGGCTGAGCGACGGCACCCGGCGCGAGTACGCCGACGACGTCCGCCACTGGGCACGCGCCGCCCGGGAGCTGGTCGGTACTGAGCCCTGGTACCTCGGGGCGATCACCCCCGACGTCATCCCGGCCTGGAGGGCCTGGACCACGGACATCGGGCTCGGGCCGCGCCGGGTCAACCGGCTGGTGTCCTCGCTGACTTCGCTGATCGAGTACACCAAGTTCCGTACCCGGCTGGAGATCATCAACCCCATCACCCGGTACGACCGGCCGGTGATCGACCAGCACGACGAGGCGGCGATGACGCCGATCCTCGAAGTGCCTGAGTTCCAGGCTGTGGTGGAGCAGGCGCAGACCCCGCGCCAGGCCCTCGTGCCGGTGCTCATCTACACGCTGGCCGGCCGCGTCTCGGAGTGCTGCGCGGCCGGGATGCAGCACATGAAGCCGTCCGGCGGGGAGTGCAAGCTGGACCTGACCCGCAAGGGCGGCAAGGGCCGGAAGTTCACCCTTCCGCCGAAGCTGTGCGAGCTGGGCGCGGTGTGCTGGGAGGGCCGCACCTCCGGGCACCTGCTGCTCGATGACGGCGGCCGGCCGATGGACCGGCACGCCGTGGACCGGCTGTTGAACCGCCTCGGCCGTGCGGCCGGTGTGCTGCCGGGCCGGGACCTCACCCCGCATGTCCTGAGGGCCAGCAAGCTGACCCACATGTACGACGAGGGTCTGGCGTCGAAGGACGGGAAGCCAACGCCGGACGATATCCGCCGGTTCGCCGACCACAGCCACATTTCCACGACGATGCGCTACATCCGTCGCCGGGACGACGAGGCGCTCAAGCGCACGCACGCGGCGGCGGCCGTGAAGGTATACGAGGGCCTGGTCGACCGGTTCCTGTGACACGACGAAGCCCCGGAGTCACGAGACTCCGGGGCCGGTCTGCGGTCTGGGTCAGGCGTCCTTGAGGTGGTCCGGGAGGTTCAGCCCCCAACCCTCCCCGTCGGGGTCCAGCATCTGCGCAGCGGTGCCGAAGACCATGCGGCTGTTCGTGCCGCCCCGGGGCGGCGTGGTGTTCGGGCTGCGCTCGGACATCCGCCGCAGCACGTCAGCGTCCCGTTTGGCTTGGTCGCGGCGAATCTCGTCCACCAGCGGGCCGATCAGGTTGACGATCGCGTCCACCCCGTCCCCCGGCACAGCTTTGCGGATCGCGCCTTCCAACGCTGCCTGCGCTTCGTCCATGTCTAGTCCTCGTTCCTTGGTCGGTGTTCTTGATTTGATTAAATCATGCCTCAGCCGGGTCAGCAACCCCAGCCGCCATCTCGCGCAGTCGGTCCAGCACCGCGCGGCAGTCCGACGCGGCCCGGTGGTCCCCGCCGAACAGCGGCTGCCAGCAGTAGTTCCCGTGGTAGTCCGACCACTCCCCGTACCAGTCCGAGTACGGCATCATCACGTCCTCGAACCGCATCGTCTCCAGCCACGCGGCTGCCGAGGCAGCCGGGTCGCCGTGGCCGGCCTCGCGGTAGTGCATCGTCAGTTCGTGGCGCAGCCGGCCGACGTCGAACGTGTCGTTGTAGATCAGACACCGGCGGTTGACGAGCGCCCCGGTGAGCTGCACCAGGACGTCCCCGAACCGGGGCTGGCCCTGGACGTCCACGTCGGTGATGCCGTGGATGTCCGTCGCCTCGGCCGGGATCGGCTCGCCCGGGTCGAGCAACGTGTTCACGAGGACGTCCCCGCCGACGGTCAGCACAGCCAGGTCGACGATGCGTGCCCCGTCGTGCAGCCCGGTCGTCTCCGTGTCCAGGACGACCACGGCCGGGTCGGCGAGAGCGTCCCGCGCCCATGCGGACAGCCCGGCCACCTGCCGCTCCCGCGTCTCCCCGACCTGGTGGCGCTGAGCCTCGTACCACCGCTCATACGCCTCGCCGCACGGCGGACACCGCCAGGGCCCGGTGTAGTCCCCGGCGTTCCATGCTTCGGTGATCTCGTCATCCGTCGCGGTCTCCACCGTGCAGTCGTGGCCCGGATATCCGGGGCAGGTACGGCGCCACACGGCCGCTCGCTCATCGGCGAGTTGCTTGCAAATGGCGTAGCGGATCCGGCACGGATCGCACGCCGGCCAGCCATGCACGTCCTTCGGCAGCGCGGCCCCGGCCTCGCGCCTGCACCGCTCGCAGGTGCGCGCCTGCCGGTCCTGCGCCTCCTGCTGCGCCTTCGCCCGGCAGTCGTTACACCTGATGTAGACGACGTATCCGCGCACCTCATTGCACTCCGGGCAGGTCCGCCGGGCCTCGATGGCACGCTGCTGCTTGGCGGACAGCGGGCGCATCTTCGCCGCACCAGCGGGGTCATACAGGGGGAATTCGCCCCAGCCGTGGCCGCGCCGGTACACCCGGACCAGTGCCACGGGCTGCTGCCCTTCGGCCGGCTTCAGGCGGTCGGCTTTCAGCTCCGTCATCGTGCGCAGGTGCCGGTGCTGCTCGGGGATGTCCCGGCGCTCGTAGACCGGGAGCGATGTGGTGGTGTCGGTCATGTCGGGAAGCTACCGCGAGGCACTGACAACCGGGGTCACCGTCGGGCCTCCCGCGCTCCGGTCTGGACTCCGTCCAGGAAGGCATACGCGTAACGGACGTCCATCGGGGACTGCCCGCTGCTGCCGACTCGCAAGGCGTACGTGTCTGCGCCGAGGTCGGTGACGTTGATACGAAGCCCGGTCTCGGCAGCGACGACACCCGCAGTCCACTGAAGTTGAATGTCGGGTGGCCAGTCCGCGTCGTACGGCGGGCTGTAACTGCCGTCGGGGTGCTTGGTGACGTCCATGGCCGCAGGTTATCGGCTGCCGCCGACAGTCCGGGGTGATTCCGGTCAGGCCCACTCCCGCGAGGCGAGTAGAGCGGAGGAGCCCCACACCGCGCCCCAGACGAGGAACGGCGCCGAGACGCCGACAGTGAGGGCGACGGCTGCGGTGAGCGCGGCGGCTGTCCACCCGGACACGCACCACGGGCAACTCACCAGCTCCCCCAGCCAGTACGGCGACCACTTCGCCCGACGTATGTAGCGGTTCGTCCGGCCGTCGATGAGCGTCAACGTGCCGAGGGCGGGGTGACGGATGAACGGCTCATCGTCGGACGGCTGCGCCGGGGCCCACTTCTCCTGCTCCGGTTCCGTCAGCGGGCGCCACCCGCCGGCGAGCCGGTCGCGCAGCCACAACACCGGCGGGAACGTGTCCTTCACCGCGAGGCGGGCGGCGCGGTAGTTCGCGAGGATCATGCAGGCGATGAGCAGCCAGACAGGCACGGTCACGGCTCCATGGTCATGTGGACGGGACGCCCTGTCGGGCGACGGTTGGAGGTGGTCACCAGGCCGAGCGCCCCGCCGTAGGAGAGACGTTGCGCCTGGTGACCTGGTTGCGTCAAGCAACGAGACGGCCCGGAGGGGACACCTCGGCCGGCTGCGGCGCGGTGACGTTCGGCCGGGTCACGAACCAGGCGACGAGCAGCATTACGGCACCGACGAGCTGCGCCTGCGCCTCCGCGCTCCAGTCGAACCCGAAGTACGCGACGAGCGACACCCCGGCGACCACGAGGCCGTTGAGGGCTGCGATGATCCCGTCGCCCACCTGCACGGCGACGATGATGCCGAGCACGGCCGCGACGATGGCGGTGATGATGGATTGGAGCTGCGGGTCGAACCCGAGGCCGAACGCGCTCAGGATCTGCCACACCGCTCCGACGGCCGCCAGCCACACAGCCGGCTCCCGCCCGTAGACCTTGCCCATGAATTCCTCCTGAGGAAGTGGACCCGGGGCAGGGTAGGGCGAATCCGCCGAATCACCATCTCGGAGCACGGCGAAGCCCCGGGCCGCGCGGGCGCCGGGGCTCTGGGTTCAGGTGGTCAAGCGGCCAGCTCCGCGCGCATCTGTACGAAGAACTGTTCGCCCTCGCCGACGTTGGTGATGTCGGCGTCGACCATGTCGCCGAGCAGGGCGCAGAACCGGTACGGAGTCAAAGCCTTGACGTGGGCGATCAGGGCACCGTCAACGCGGTAGCCCGCAATGTGCTTCTGGTAGGACATCCAGGCCCCGTAGGCGGTGCGGAGGATGGCTTCCGTTTGCTCGCTACGGCAGCCTGGGTAGAGGTTGGTCTCGTTGATCGCATCCAGGATCGCGGCGTGCAGGTCGACGCCCTTGCGGTAGCGACGGGTGCGGGTGCCGATGTCGAGGGTGATCCGCATGGTCTTCGCGAACTGCTGGCCCTTGGTCATTTTCATCGTCCGCTTCCTTGGTCGTCATTCCGATGAATTAATTAAACCATGGCTCCGGCGACCGGACAACCCCGCGTCACCCGATTGTGCGGGCCGCTGTGGCCAGGCCCTTGGACGACGTCGTGCCGGTCATCGTCGCCTTCACGATGCGCTGGTGCCAGGCCGGCCAGACCATCGCGTCCAGCCGGTCGGGGCTCCAGTCCAGCTCGTCGTACCAGGTGCACATCTGGTCCTCCAGCTCAGGGAACTCCCCCACCATGTGCCAACGGCCCTGCTCACTCAGCGCGCTGACCGGCTCCGCGCGCACCTTCTTCCCCCGCGTCGCGCGCACGGTGCGGATCGGGATGTTGATGCCCATGGCGTCGGCGGCGGCCCGGATGGTGTGGACGGCCATGTCCCCGCCGAAGTTGACCTCCACGCAGATGTCGTCCGCCTCGTAGTCGACGGCTGCCTGCACCGCGCGGCGGCCCCAGCCGTCCGGGGAGAGGTGGCACGTGCGGTCGGCGAGGACGTAGCCGTGCGCCAGCGGCATGCGCTGCTTCAGCGGCCGGCTCGGATCGTCAGGCTCCTGCGACACCATCGCCTTGCCCACGACGACGATGCCCTGCTCGCCCCGGCCGCCCGACGGGTCCACGCCGATGGACTTGCGGATGAGGTGTGGCACGTCACCCGGGCGCACCCGGTGGTCGTCGATCGTGCCTCGGGTCCACAGCGCGTTTTCGTCGGCGTCGATAATCTCGGCGTGCAGCTCCTGGCGGCCGATCTGCGTCCCGGCGTACGCATCCTCCAGCGCGGCCCGAATGTCCTCGGGCAGGTGAGGGTTGTCGTACATGGACGCGTGCGTGCGCACCACGTTGGCTATCTCGCCAGCGGCCAGGCGCTTGATGAGGGTCCGGGGCTTCGGGGTGGTGGATGCGATCCAGTGCGGGCGCGGGCCGACACGCAGACCGAACCGCATCTGGTCCCACGTGTCGTCCAGGTAGCGCCAGGCGGCCAGTTCCTCCAGCCAAGCCAGGCAGTTGGAGACGAGCAGGCCGCCCGCGAAGAACTCGTGATCGTGCTCAACCGTTAGGTCGTACACACGCGCGGCGCGACTGGTACGCGAGGACCGAAGTGCACCGGCGCGAACAGGTGCGGGTCGGGTTCCGGCGCTGGCACTCGAACGTGTCGCCGCACACGCTGCACACCCGTTCTTCCCGTGTTCGTGACGGAGCAACAGCCTCCCGGCAGGCTCCGGAGCAGTACCGCGCTCCGGTCGTCCCTCGGGAGCGGAAGACCTCGCCACACCGCTGGCAGGTGAACTCCCGGTACTGCGCATGGTCCCAGGTCGCCCGACCGCCCTTGCTGTGCCAGTCTTCCCCGCGCTCGCCGTGGTGCTCGTGCCAGTGCTGGCCAGGGGCGAGCAGTACGAAATTGCTGACGCGGTTGTCCCGCTTGTCGTGGTTGCGGTGGTGCACCTGCATCCCTGCGGGTATCGGGCCGACCTCGCGGGCGTACATGTACCGGTGCAGCAGACCGTGGCGCGTGCTCCGGTAGTAGTCGTCCGGTCCGGCGTGCCACGTGATGCCGTCGTAACGTATCGATTCCCCGTATTTCCCCATGTAAAGATTGTCTCCGTTGGCTGGACGAGCGAAACGGGTTTCCAGCCGTCAGCCGTGGCTACCTTGTGGTCCGGGGTGAGCCACGTAGGCCCGGCGTCGTGGTCGTAACGCACCACGTCCTTCACGCCGTTGTCCCAGACCGCCAGCACGGAGCGCAGGCCGTTGCGGGTCCACACGCGGTCCCCGGGCCGGATGGTCTCGATGGGCCGCTCCCCGTGCTCGGTGCGCACCAGCGTGCCCTCCGCCACGCAGCGGTTACCGCCGGACCGCAGACGCTCGATGTCCTCGGGGCTGTGCGCGCCGAACACCTTCGCCTCGGAGCCGTTGGGCCACTTGATGATCGTGCCGCCTTGGCGGGTGGTCATGTGCGCCTCGGGGCTGTGCACGCGAAGGCCGGACGGACCGGCGAAGCAGGAGGTGGCCGCGTCGCCGAGGGTGGGCGCGATGATGCCTATCCAGTGCGGGATGGGGCCGGGCAGGCACGGCGGGCCCATGACGTGCTCGTGCACGTACCTCGCGCAGGCGTCCGTCTTCCCGGCGCCACGGCCCGCCAGCAGCAGCCATCCGTACCAGTCGCCCTCGGGCGGAACCTGGTGGGGCAGCGGAGTCCAGCGCGGCTCGGTCACCAGGCGCGCATGCATCAGCAGCTTCTCGGCCGCCGCGCGGCTCAGCATCCGGTCCACCATGGGGGCCATTGTCGGTGGAGCTGCGCCCGCCGGTTTCCGGAGCACAAAGCGGCCTGCCTCCCTGGCAGGGTGGCAGGCCGCTGGAGAACGCGAAACGCCGTCCCGGAAACCCGTCGGGGCGGTGTTCCTGAAGTCGGGCTGTAGCGAGCCCGGTCTCAAGAGTCAGTTTACCTAAATCATCTCTTGTATAAACACGACGGAGCCCGTGCCGGCTGGTACTCGGCACGGGCTCCACTCTGCGGGCTACGGGGTAAGGCGGTCTCCGTTCCGGTCCTTGGCGCCGGCCCGCGCGGCCGCCTGTGTCGGCCCAGCGGCCTCAAGGGCTGCGTGCGCTGCCTCTGGGTCCGGACATTCGAGACGGGAGCACGTGATGTACCCGCCGTTGGCGACGAACAGGGAGTTGCTCCCGCCGCACGCTGGGCACCGGGCAGTAATCCAGGCGGCGCTCATGCTGCGTTGGGGAGGCGCAGCCGCTGGCCCGGGAAGATCAGGTCCGGGTCGTAGACCTTGTCGCGGTTGGCCGCGTAGAGCACGCGCCAGTCGCGGAAGCCGTTGGCCTCGGCGATCTCCGACAGGGTGTCCCCGGGGCGCACGGTGTGGTGCCCTGCCGCCGGGACCTTCACGTCGCCGTCCCGGACGATGGGCCGGGAGCTGCCCCGGTCGGCGGGTGCGGCCTGCTGCCGCTGCGGCTCGGCGCGCTGCACGACCACCGACGCGCCGGACGGCCGGACGACGCCGGTGAATTGCGAGGCGTACCAGCCGGACCGCCACGGCGCCGTCTGCACGACCTTGCCCGGTCGCGGCGCCTCGATGATCTGCCCGTTGCCGATGTACAGGGCGACGTGCCGCGCCCCGTTGTAGACGACGAGGTCCCCTGGCTGCACGGCCGACGGGGCGACGCGGGCGAGCCCCGCCCACTGAGCCTGAGAGGTGCGGGGTATGGACACCCCGGCGGCTCGCCAGGCGGCCTGAGTCAGCCCGGAGCAGTCGTAGGCGCCGGGGCCGGTAGCGCCGTAGACGTACGGCTTGCCGAGGGCCGCACGGGCGAACGCCACGGCGCGGGCGGAGACGGTGGTCCCGGAGACCGCCTTCGGCTTCGCCCGGGGTGCCGACCGGTCCGCACGGGTCTGGACGTCCGGCGCGGGGCCGCCCCGGGCGAGACCTGCGCGGGCGCCGCACACGGGCCAGGCACCGGGGCCCTGGACGGCCAACACCTTCTCCGCGACGGTGATCTGCTGCGCTCGGGTCGCGAGGTCTGCTCGCGCGGCGTAGCGGGTGCCGCCGAAACCGGCCCACGTGGACTGGCTGAACTGGAGTCCGCCGTAGTACCCGTTGCCGGTGTTGATCGACCAGTTGCCTCCGGACTCGCACTTCGCGACCTTGTCCCAGGTCGACGAACTCGCGGCCGAGGCCGGAGCGCCGCTGATCAGCGAGACGACCGTACCGGCTGTCCCCGCCACCACGGCGCTGATGGTTGTTCGGTGCTTGGCCATTGTGTGACCACCTCCGGCCCGGCACGGTACGACCGGGTCACGAAACGGCCAAACAGCTCAGGTCGTCGCCGGTTCGGGGAGGAGGCCAAGTGCGCGGGCCTTGCGCAGGGCGGCCTCCCGGCGCGCGGGCTTGTCGACCCAGTCCACGCCAAGGCGCTTGTACGCCTCGGACACGCGCGATGAGAAGGTCCCTGGATGCATCTTCAACTGCTGGGCGGCGACGGAGAAGCTGACCCCGGTCTCCAGCTCCCGCAGGATTCTGACGTGCGTGTTCGACAACGAAATCTGCCGATCCGTCGATGTCGGCTGATCGGGAGGTCGCACCCCGAGCAGGCCCCGCATGCGGGCCTCGCGCAGCGCTGCCTCGCGCCGGACCACCTGCGGAAGGTGCGCCACTCCGAGGGCCTCGTAGGCGGACGTGGCCAGGTTCTTCACGACGCGGTGGTGGACGCCCCAGGCGGTGCAGATCTGGCTCATGGTGCGTCCGGCATCAAATGCCCTCAGCAGCCGGATCTCCGCTTCGTTCAGCCGCACGCGGCGGTTGCGCAGGGCGGCCTCTGTCTCGGCCCGTTCGCGGTTGCCGCGCTTGCAGGCGGGGCAGGTCGGCTCCTCGCGCTTGATGTGCCGACGGTACGCGGCCAGGGTGCCGCAGTCTTCGTACGGGCCGATGTGCCCGCCCAACAACCCGTTCCGGACGGCCTGCGCGGCCGTGGCACAGTCGAGGAGAACGTAGATACGAGCGCACGCCGCCCTGACACCTCCGTCTGTCTCGCCGGGGATGAGCGGGACTATCTCTGCCCGAGTGCGGCCCACGGACAGCAGCCACAGCACGCGGCGTTGACGTTCGGTCAGGACGACGGGCTGCGGCTCGGTATCCATCGGGGCTGCTCCCTCCGTAGATTGGGGTGGGCCCCGGGTCAATCTGGCTGATCCGGGGCCCTTGTCGACCGGCGACGTCCCGGGACGAATCACCGGGTCTGCCAGGACATTCTCATTTAGTTAAATCCCCGGTTGATGGTTTTGCTAAACCATCAAGTGCCCTACAGCTCCAGCCAGAGCGGGTTGTCGAGCGACCAGCGCACGGTGGTCTCGATGGACTTCTCCAGCGACACCGGCGGCTCCCAGCCGAGGGCGTCGAGCTTGGAGCCGTCCAGGGCGTAGCGCAGGTCGTGCCCCGGCCGCGAGGCGTGGAACGAGGTGGGTTCGATCAGGTTGTCCACGACGCCAGGGTCCAGGCCCATGGCCCCACCGACCATGTGCACTAGCTCCACGTTGTCCACCTCGCGCTCACCGACGATGTTGTACCGCTCGGGCCGGGTGAACGCGCCGTCCCGGTACTGCGCCGGGCCCATGGCGATGCGTATGCGCTCGCCACTCAGGGTGGTCACGTCAGGCTCGTCTTCGGTGTACCGGCGCGTCAGGTACAGCCAGGCGTCGGCCAGGTTGCGCGCGTGGAGGTAGAAGCGGGAGCCGGGGGTGCCGTCGGGCGCGGTGTGCACCGGGACGGGCCGCCCCGCGCGAAGACTCTTGATGATCTTCGGGAGGTACTTCTCCCCGTCCTGCATCTCCCCGATGATGTTCATCGTGTTCGTGATGACGACCGGTACGCCGTAGGTACGCCAGTAGCTGACGGCGATGGCCTCCTGCGCGGCCTTGCTCGCGCTGTACGGGTTCGACGGCACGGCCGGCTCCCACTCCGCGTGCCGGTGCTCTCCGTAGGCCGGGCCGTACACCTCGTCTGTGGACATCTGGAGGAACAGCCGGGGCTCGATAGCCCGCGCGACCTCCAAGGCGTTCAGCATCAACGCCACGTTGTTCTGCACGAACGGGACCGGGTTGGCTATCGAGCGGTCGACGTGCGACTCGGAGGCGACGTTCATGATCACGTCGCAGTCCTCGAACTCGTGCAGCGTCAACGAGTCGGCCGGAGCGCGCATGTCCCAGTGCACAATGTCCACGCGGTGCGCCCATTGCGTGTCGGACACGGCTGAGGCGATACGCGCCGGCAGGCCCTTGTGATGGAAGGACACCGGGCAGACGACGTCCCAGTCCGTGTGCGTCAGCAGGTGTCGCAGAACGTGGCTCCCAACGAACCCCGCCGCACCGGTGAGCAGTATGCGCATGGCCGCCCTGTTTCCTAGGTCACTGGTCGTGGCCGGATGGTAGCTAGGGGCTGTGAAATCGCCGAACGACCTGGAAAACGCAGGAACCGCCCGGTGCGGCGCCGGGCGGTTCCTTAAGCAGAGGCGGAGCGTGTCATCCCGCCGTCCCGGATGTCGTACCCCGTCGGCCGGTCGGCTACTCGCTCGTCAGTTGGTCCTGCATGGCCGCGCCGTAGGCACGCTCGATGTAGAGCACCTCCTGCTCGGTGCCGTTCGCGTAGTCGTTGCGGAGTTGGTTGAGGGCCGCTTCCAGGTACGGCTGGAACAGCTCGAACGCCTCGCGCCGGCCCGCGTTGTCCGTCCGCACGGTGATGCTCACCGGCAGGTTGTCGCTGGTGGCCATGGAGTAGGTGACGCTGGTGGTGGTGAAGCCGTCGGCGGGAAGGGGCACGTCTGCCTCCTGTGTCGTGGGTGGGCCCGGATGATGGCACCGATATGCGCACGGACCTACCAGCCTTCACGGAAGTGCGGTGCGTCGGCGGAGAGGTACTTGCGGTCCCCGAGCGGGCGCGCCCGGACCCAGCCGCGCCGGGGGTGCAGACTCTTCGGGGCGTAGCAGTGAACGCACAGCCACCACCGCCACCCCGCCCGTGCAAACGGATGTGGGCCGGTCTGTACTTCGCTGTTCATCCGGGGTCCTCCGTCTCCGAGACGACTTCGCCCTCCAGGACGCGAAGGTGCGCGCCGGCCGCCTCCAGCATCCGCTGCCGCTGCGCGGGTTCGAGTTCCACCGCGTTGGCGCCGGCCAGGATGGCCTCCACCACCACCGTCGTCTCCTCGTCTACCCGGCGGTCGAGCGCGATGGTCAACTTTTCCGACGCGTCCGTGCCGTCGATCTTCGCCTGCCGCTCCTCGATGCGTTGCAGCCGGTCGACGCACGCAAGGACCACGCTGTCGTCGCGGAGGGGGTTGCCCTCGTCGTCGCGGACGATCTGCCCCGCGTGCAGAACGTAGTGCGGCCGGGCGAGGACGGCGAACACCTGACGGCGCAGCCCGTCCAGTCGCATCCGCGCCGCCTCGCGGTACTCCTCCAGCCCCATGGCCAACTCTTTGTTCGCCTGCTTCAGCGCGCGGGAGACGTCCACGCAGGCTGCCGCCGCCGAAGGATTGCCGTCGGAGTCCAGGTAGTGCGGGGACATCTGCTCCGCCACCTGCTGCCAGGACAGACCCCGGTTCTTCAGTTCGATGGCGCGCGTGCGCCGCTGCGCCACCATCGCCCGGTGGCTGGGCTGCTGGTTGGGCGGGTCACCCTTCGCCATAGGTCCTTAGCCTCCCTAACGGTTAACGGACGACGCCCTTGGTGCGCTCGCGGTACTCCCGCGCCCGGCTGATCTCCTCGGCCTCGCTGGCGCACTTGGTCATCGCGGTGCGCATGTAGCTGACGACCGAGATTCGCTCGGCGCCGCAAGCGTCGCAGTACGCCGTCCGCTTCTCCCCGCACGCGCAGACGAGCGCGGTGTTCCCGTGCCACTGGTGCGCGTCCATGAGGATCAGATCGCCGTCCTGGAGGTCGACGGCGACGCGGAATTCAGGGAACACGAACCGGCCTCCGGTGTACTCGCCGCGCCGCAGACAGAAAATCGTGCTGAAGCCCTTGTCCAAGTCGCCCTTGTCGGTGTGGACACCGGTCGGGTACGTGTTGTTGACCGTGATCGTCATGAACGGGGTACCGGGCACCACCCAGTCCGGGTGCGTCTGCTCGATCTCCCCCATCTGTGCCGCGTAGCGGTCGGGGACGTGCTGCCGCATGTTGTCGGCAACCGTCTGCAACGCGGGGCGCAGCGCCTCCCACTGCGGCAGGTTCTTACCCGTCCAGGCGGTGAGGCGGCAGAACTTGAACGTTCCGTTGGGGTCGAACGAGCCGAGGATGGATGAGCTGACGTACTTGAAGTACTGGCGTTTCTGCTCACCGGGCCGGACAGCCATGGAGCCGGACGCCGGGCCCCGGTTGTGCGTCTTGTCCCCGCGCAGGCTGTGCAGGATTTCGTACTGCTCCTCGGTCACGACGTCCCGCATCGCTCCAGGCAGGTAGACGCACAGCGGTCGGCCGTCGGGCATGAAGACCCGGCTCGGGCCGGTCAGCAGCACGTTGTACGCGTCGTCGCCGATGACCTTGCCGACCTTCTCATCCAGCTCCTGCTTACTGATGCGCGAGCGCAGGCGTATCGAGATCACCGAGCCACCTCCAGGGCTATCGGCGGGAAGACGTCGCGCACCTCTTCCGCCATCTCCGACAGGCTGTACTCCCCCACGTCGATGCACCGCAGCCGAACGCCCGGCGCTCCGGCCGCCCACTCGGCTATGCGCTGCGCCCGGGTGGCCGCGCCCTTGCGCCAGGAGGGGTTCTGCTTCGCTCCGCGCTCGCGCCACCGTTCGTCCAGCAGCGCCTGCGACGCCATCAGCTCCACCACGGTCACGGCGACGCCCTTCTGCGCCAGTCCTCCGAGGAACGGCCGCGTGGCCAGTCGGGCGCCCTCGCCGAGGGCGAAGTGCAGGTAGCTGGAGGAGAGGAACTGGAGCGCCCGGGGCCCGATGTCCATGGCCAGGGCGTCGGTGCCGGGGAATTCCGGCCGGGGCACCCCCAGCTCCAGGCCGATGGTCCGGCCGGTCGCAGGGTGGTTGAACCGAGTGTGCGGAACGGGGTGGTGCCGGTCGACCTCCGTGTCCCAGCCGGTGCGCAGCTCCCGCGCGAGGGTGGACTTCCCCGCGCCGGGCGGGCCGACGATGTACAGCAGCTCGCTGATCACGAGATCGGCCCTCCCACGATCCACAGGCACGTCGTGCCGTCGCGCCGGGCCCACCACTCGGGCCGCTTCTCGTTCAGGTAGCGCACGACCTTGCCCTCGTAGGTGGGGTGCAGGCGGATGCCGTCGGCGGTGCCGGGCATCTTGTCGCCGTAGGCGGCGTACCCGGAGCCATGCAGGTCGAGGTGCTCGTAGGCAGGGAGCCGCAGGCCCATCGCGGCGAACCGGTCCGCGAGCCAGGCCCGCCGGTCGGGTCCGATTCCGACGAGGACGATGCGCTCCGGACGGTCTGCCGGTGGGCGCTGCGCCAGGCCCATGAGCACTCCGGCGCCGGTGTTGCCCGAGCCGAACGGCAGCACCAGCGTCTCCACACCGGGCGGCAGGTTGGCGGTCTGCCGGGCGGCAACGTCGTGGAAGGCGCGTAGCTCCTCGCGGCCGGCGGCGGGTGGGGTGGTGATGCCGTACTGGAGCCAGTAGGCGCCGGGGTCGAGGGCGGCGAGCTTGCGCGCGTAGGACTGGAGCGCCGGGTTGTAGCCGACGGCCGCGAACTCCAGTGAGGCGCCGTGGTCCACGGCCATGCGTACCGAGGGGTGGCGGATAGCCGTACTGGGCTTCGTGCCTCCGACGACGACCGTGCAGCCGAGGCCGTGGCGCTGCGCCAGGACGGCCGCCATGGCGCTCTGCGGGGAGAGCACGGACGCGGCGGAGATGACGCGCTTGGCGCCAGCACGGGCGGCTCGGCCTATCAGGTGCTCGCAGGCGCGCAGCTTGGAGCCGTTGACGCCGACCGGCAGCGCGGCGAGATCTTCGCGCTTGTAGAGGCGGCCGTCCCGGTTCTCCACGGGGCTGAGCCAGGTGTCCAGGTCCATCACAGGATCTCGATTCCTCGGGGCCGGTCGGGCACGGGTTCCAGCGACCCCAGCCCGATGAAGTTCTCCGCCGGGACAAGCGCCAGCACGGTGGACCAGCTCTGCCAGTAGCCGCGCACCAGCGCGTAGTCGTAGGTGGTCTGGAACCAGCGCACCAGCGCCTCCAGGTACGCCCGATAGCTGGGGAGACTGACGGCGCCGAGCACCTCGCTGTAGCGTTCGCGGTGCAGATGCAACCGGGGCCCGGCGATGTCCGTGAGCACCACGGCCCGGGGCCTCCGGGCGAACACCGCATCGAGCAGCCGCCGGTGAGCCTGACCCTCGCGCAGCCGCCACGCCGTCAGGTCCCCGAAGTCCAGCCCGACCAGGTCCGCCCCGACCGGCTCCACGGCGTAGGAGTCGGAGCGCCATACGTCGGCCCACGGCAGCAGCGTGCGCAGGTGCTCCACGGCGGCTGGGTGATGTTCGTGGATGGTGTGCTGCTCCGGCTGCCACCGATCGCTGATGATGAGCGACTGGCAGCCGAGCCCGCCGAAGAACTCCTCCGCCGTGCGCAGCTCGTCCGGGGTGTAGACCAGGCTGAGCGCGCGGTAGGCGCAGTACCCGGCGGTGACGTGCGCGCTGGCCTGCTTCGCGTCCCGGCGGACCCAGTCGACGAACCACCGGCTGCTGTCGTTCTGCTCTGCGAGCGGCATTTCCCACCGCTCGCAGAGGATCGCTTTGTTCACAGCCACGCCCGCTCCCTCACGCCGAACACGCCCTCGCGCACCATGCGGTCGAAGTCGTTGGTGAAGCACGGCCACTCCTCGGCCATACCGATGACCTGGCCGGTGGTCAGATACCAGTTCTGCTTGACCGGCACGCAGCCCGGGTCCCCGGGGTTGTCCTCCAGCCGCAGCCGGGCAGGCAGGGCCTCGCGCCGGGCGTCCCAGATAACGCCGAAGCGGCGGCCGAAGCGGTTCTCCGCCCGGACGATCCGGTCGTGCAGCATGTCGTTGTAGACGCCGGGATACCGCCGGTTCGGCTTGTGCCAGCTCTTGTAGGTGCACAGGGCCGACTCCAGCGACAGGTACCCGACCGTGCGGTCCCCGGGCAGGCGGCGGGCCGCCTCGCGAAGCAGGCCGTAGCCGACGGACGCCAGCTTGCTGAGCACGTCCGGTGTGTAGGCGACCGGGGCCAGGCCAAGCTGCTTGTCGGAGATCCACTCGTCGTGTCCGGCCACCAGGGCGAGACCGTTGCGGTGACTGCGGGAGCCGGGTATATCGGTGAGCATGAGCGTGTCGGCGTCCGGTGCCCCGCACTCCAGGATCCGCAGATACTCCAGGTAGCTCCAGGTGGACAGCCGGCCCATGGTCGGGACGGCCGAGGCGGCCTCCCACCACGCCGTCCACTCGTGCGGCCGACGGAAGTAGCGGGTCTGCGCCGCCGGTCCGGAGCCGATCAGCTTCAGGTAGCCGTCCACCGCGTCGCTGAACCGGGCTTTGTGGTACCGGCGGTCCGTGTCCCACTCCAGCTCCCGGTAGTGCCGCTGCCAGAACGCCAGCGCCCCGGAGGCGTCGGCGGGGTGCGGGGCGGCCTGCATGAGCAGCAGCGTGGTGACAGGGTTCTGGGTGTTGGCGTTGAGGAACGCTGCCCAGAAGCGCTGCTCCGTGTCCCAGCCGAGCGCGTCGGCCAGGTGCGGCAGCACGTAGTGCACCCCGCCTGGGAACGAACGATGCCGCACGGACCACTCGTAGAAGCGCAGGAACACCTCGCGCCGGAGGGACGGCTGCCGGAAGTCCATGCCGACGGTCAGCTCCACCCGGGCTGTCATGCCGCGTCCTGGGTCTCCTCCGGGGCGTAGATCTCCTCACCCCGGCCGAGACACTCCGCGAGGGTCAGACCCGAGTCCGCGCCGTCCATCACCGCCACGGCGACCCGGGCCGCCCGCAGCACGACCTCGCTCTGGCTCATGGCGCCGAAGTGCTCGCGCAGCGCCATGATGCAGCGCCCCAGCTCGTCGGCCTCGGCGTTGGGCATGGCGAGGAAGATGTCCCGCACGCCGCGCGACTCGTAGGTGCGGCTGTTCTCCCCGCCGTGCGAGTCCATGCGCGACTGGCGTTCCTCCGGGGAGTCGTTGTACTCGGCGACCGCCGGCGCGGTGTACTCGACTACTTCCTCTTCCTCGAACCGGGCCAGGATCGAGTCGGCCTCGTCGTCGCTGTAGCCGGTGCCGACGACACCGCCCTCCAGCGAGCCGAGGATGGCGGCCACGGCCTCGTCGTCGTAGGTACCGTCGTCCGCCGATTTGTTGTCCACCAGGTTGATGCGCTTGGCGGTGTCGTCGTCGCACTCGATGAGGTGGGCGAGTGCGGTGGGGTCGTCGCTGTCGACGTTGATGCAGAGCTGGCACGGCCGGTCGTTGGCCAGCTCCCAGTCCTGGCAGGCGTCCCGGCCGGACTCCTCGTGCCGCAGCAGCGCAAGGTACGTGTGGTTCCCGGCGAGGATCGTCAGCGTCTCGCCCTGCCGGCGCACCGTGAGCGGCTTGTACTGGCCGTTCGCCCGGAGGCTGTCCAGGATCCTCTCCACGTTGCCGCGCCGGGCGTTGCCGGGGAACGGGGTGAGGTCTTCCAGCGAGACCTGCTCGGTTCCGATGGTCGTGGTCATCGCTACCCCTTCGCCTGGTCGTTGGACGCGGCGATGTTAAGACCGGAGCAGCTCATGATCGTTCCGGAGCGCGGCGAAGCCCCGGACCGTGAGGCTCCGGGGCTCGGTGATTCGTCGGGCGGTCAGTCGTCATCCGACACGGCGGGGACCTCCGTCACGGTGACACGGGGCGAGTCGTCGCGGTCCTCAAACGCGCCCTCGATCCAGTCACGTGCGACAGTGACTCGCTCGGCGTCGTCGTAGTACGGCTCCCGGCCGTCGGGGTGGCCGCGCCACTCGATGTCCACGACCAGCCGCGTGCGTCTCGGTTCAGTCATCGATGCCCAGCTCCTTCATCCGCTCGTGGGTCGTCCCGGGACGGCAACGCCCCGCATGAACGCGAACAGGTCCGCCTTGCACCCGGGGCACAGCTCCCGGTCACGCAGCTCGTCGTCCTCGGTGGGGAGCCGGGGCCGGGTCCAGCCGTCCGGCAGCTCGGGCTTGGCCGTCGGGATGCCGGGGCCAGTGAGTCCGGCGAACAGCATCACGCTGCCGGTCTGCTCCTGGAACCCACAGCGGTCGCACTCCAGATGGACGCTCATTCCTTGCTCCTCGCTTCCTTGGTCAGCACCCGGCACCCCGGGCGGCGGCACAGCAGCCGGCTGTCGACCTTCCGGAGTTCGACGAGGCACGACAGCTCCGCCGACTCCCCCAGCTCCATCGAACCGTCGCAGGCAGCCACGGAGGTCCCGTAGGCGTATCCGGAGCCGGTGACGGCCGCGTGCACCGTGACGTTCAGGCGAGGAGTCCAGTCACTGTGCCCTTCGCCGTTGTTCGCGCCGCCGAGAGCCTCGCCGTTCCAGATCAGGATCCGGCGGGGCTCGTCGGCCGTCGCGGGGTGGTAGTCGCCGGGCCGGTCCTGCTCGTGACGCACCACCTCGTCGCGATAGTCCGCCACGTCGATGGAGCCGGGGATGCTCACTGTTCTCAGCCCTCCTCGGGGTCGTCCAGCAACCTCCGCGCCCGGCCGTGCGGGCACGCGGGGTCCGTATCGAACCAGCCGTGAGCCTGGCAATAGCCGTGGTGATCGAACCAGCACGGATCCGGATCGAGGAAGTCCCGGACCAGCTCCAGCAGCTCGGCCTCGCGCGCCTCCTGCGGGGTCGCTTCCTGTCGGCCCACTGCTCAGCCCTCCTCGGGGTCGTCGTGCGTGATCGGGTTGCAGCATCCGCTGCCCCACATGTCGTGCATGTCGGCGGGCTGGCCCGTGGTGCCGGGGCACGGGGCCTCGGTTTCCGCACGCCACCCGTTCGTCGTCCAGACCACCGCTCAGCCCTCCGTCACCGGGTTGGCCGTGATGACGGCGCGGATCGTCTTGAGGGACGGGGTGTCGTGCGGGCTCCGGCGGTCCGGCGTGACGGACAGTCCGAACGAGGTCTTGCGCGCGACACCTGGGGCGACGAAGTAGCTCAGGTCGTACTGCCACCGGCGGCCCTCGTCGGCCGCCCGGCTCACCCTGACGTTCAGGACGAACCCGTCGTCGCGCGGCACCCACGCCTGCTGCGTGGTCCAGCCGTTGGCCTCGGCGAGGGCGAACAGGTCGGCGACCGGCTTCGGCAGGGCGTACCCCGCCGGTGCCGTGTCCACGATGCCCGCCTCCAGTCGCCGCAGGGTGACGTCCCGAGCGTGCTTCTCGGCCGGAGTGAGTGCCTCGTCGCGCGCCAGGGCGGCGGCCAGGGTGACCGTCCGACCGCTGTACCGGCACGTGTACCCGGTGCCGTACGCGTCCTTGATGACCGGGCGGCGCTTGCCGTCCAGGCCCCACCCGGCCTTCGGCTCGTGGGTGGTCAGCCCGCCGTCCCGGACCGACGTCGTGTTGCCGCACGGGCACAGCGTCTCGACGGTGCGCAGCAGCTCGTACCACGTGTTCGGCAGGAGTATCGACGGGTCGTACTTCACCCCGGTCGCCAGGGTCTCGGCGATGGTCGTCATGCCGGGACCTCCGTCTCCGGGATCGGGTCGACGTGGGTCAGGACGATCCAGGCGCCGTGACCGGTGACCCGGACGACGGCGGTGTGGCCCTCGGCGACCCACGCCGCGCTGCGGGTGCGCCCCGTCTCCCCGGCGCCCTCGCGTGCTCCGGTCCAGTAGCGCACCGGCTGGCCCTCGGGGTACGTCAGGTTCCACGCTTCCACGCGCTCGGCCGGAGTCGGGCCGTCGTTGGCCACCCGAGAGCCGTTGCGCAGAGCCGCGTCCAGGGACGCGAACTCCCGACGGTAGAGGTGGTGTCCGCCGTAGGTGTAGCCGTTCACCTGAAAGCGCTGACCGTCGTCGCTGTAGTCGAGCACCGCCTGCGCGGTAACGCCGACAACCTTCGGGTGCTCCATGCCGGGCTCGCCGAGGGTCCAGTCGTTACCCACCTTGTTGGTGTACCGACGGCGCTCGATGGTCTTCCGGGCCTTCTCAATGCGGTCCATGCCGTAGACAAGGGCGCCGAGGTTGTAGTCGGTGCTCATGCGTTCCGCCTTCCTTGGTCGGGGCGCGGCGACCGCCGAACCCTTCGATTTAATTAAACCATGGCCAGGGTGCCGGGACAACCCCTCGGAGCTGTCCCGGCGCCGCGTCTACGGGTGAGCCGCCAGGCGCAGTCGCTCGCCACCCTCGGCCCGCAGGATGGCTATGGCCAGGGCCTCATCGATGTACAGGCCCGAGGCTTCGCACAGCCGCCATGCGGCAGGCCCGTGCCCCGGGACGTGCGATCCCTTGAGCGAATCGTCCATCCGGCCCGTATCCACCAGGTCCCCGCACAGGGGACACTCGATCACGTCAGCCATGGCCGTCAGTCCTTCGCGTAGCAGCCGGACCACGTCACCGAAGCCTTGCTCGCGCCGGCCGTGATCGGTACGCCTTTGAAGCTGAAGGTGAACGCGTCGAGCACGGTGGCTGTGATCTCCTCCACGCGGTGCTCGGGGACGCACAGGACGACTTCGTCGTGCACGACGCAGCGCAGCCACTCCGTAGCCTCCGGGGCCCGGTCGACGAGCCGCAGCAGCGCCTCGCACATGATGTCCCGGGCGCCGCCCTGACCCATGAGGGCCGGGGCCTGCGTCCAGGCGCGGTCGGGGTTGCAGCGCATGAGCCGGCCGAAGCCGTTGTCCAGCATCTGTCCGGCCGCGCCCCGCTCGCGGACTTCGGTCCTCCAGGCGCACAGTCCGGGGTACTGCGCGTTCATCTGGTCGTCGAACTTCTGGGCCAGTTCCAGCTCAACGCCGGAGTTGGCGATGCCCTTCACACCCATGCCGTAGTTCCAGCCGTGACCGATCTTCTTGGCGTTGTCGCGCCACTCGCCGTCGGCCCTACCGAACACCGCGTTGGCAATCATGCTGTGCGCGTCGGCCCCGGGCGCAAAGTTCGCCATGTACGCCGGGTCCTGGCAGTGGCCGGCGATGGCGCGCATGTCGACCTGGTCCAGGTCGAAGCAGATCAGCAGGTGACCGTCGTCGGCGATGAGCGGTCGGCGCTGGTGGACCTTGCCGCCGCGCTTGGCCATGTTGGTAACCGACGGACGCACGTACGCCCACCGGCCGGAGCCCTGGAGGTCGCCGACCTGCGGGTGGATCCGGTCGCCGACGAGATGGTCCATGATCTCCTGGTACTTCTGGACCGAGGATGTCACGGTGACGATGTGCCCTGCCATCTCCTCAATCCCCGCCCAGTCTGCGTCCGGGTGGTACGGGCGCCGGTTCGGGTTCAGCAGAGCCGGTACCTCGCGACCCCCCGCACCCTTGCCGACCATGTACGACGACTCACCCAGCGCGTCCTTACTCAGACTGATGACACCTGACTCCGTTTTGAGGTAGTACGGGAGACCCCGGTCCTGGAAAGCCCGGATGAGCGCTGCGCGGCCCTCGTTGGACGCCAGCGGGGACTTCCGGGGAACCTCCGTGAAGACTCGGTTCTTGCCCCGGCCCTTGCCGACGGTTTCGGTCAGCGGCACGCCGCAGTTCTCGTGCAGCCACTCCAGGGACTCCTGCCGCTTGGCCGCCTCCGCGTCGACCAGCTCGCGCAGGACCGGAACGTCGACCTTCCAGCCGGTCAGGGTCGGCCGGTGCTGGAGGTGAGCCACGCGCATCTCGCGCCGGACGTAGTCCGTCGGCTCGCCCAGGGCGCGCCGCACGCCCCGGGTGGCCTGGAGGTCGCCGCTGAAGTAGACGGTCAGCTCGTTGACCGGGATACGCCCGTACCCGAGGTCGGTGCGCTCGGCCTTGTCCAGCTTGCGGCCGTTGACCTCTTCGGGGCCGTGCTTGAAGGCGAGGGCGGCCAGGTCGTCGGTCTTGCCGTTGACCCCGTACCGCTGTGCCGTGGAGTCCAGGCCGTAGTAGCCCTTGGTCGCCCACGGCTTCTCGTGGGCGGCGCCGGGCGGGTTGATGGTCTGCTCCCACCGCAGGGTGTCCACCGTCTTGGCTGCCAGCTTGTCGTAGTCGGCGCCGTGGTGGACGGCGAGCGCGAGCAGGTCGAACCCGAGGAGGTTGTGCCCGTACAGCTCGTCGGCATCCTCCAGCCGCTTGATCAGATCAGCCACGGAGTTGACGACGACCTCCGTGCCGTCCTCGGTGACGTAGCCGGCCAGCCGAACGTACGGGTCTCCGCCGAGATCCTTGTGGCGGAACAGCAGCTTGGCCGAGTGGGTCTCCAGGTCGAACCCGACGGAACCACCGGCGCGCGGCGGGACGGTCTCCGGGGACGGTGACGGGGCCGGGATGGTGGTCGCACGGGGCGCGTGATCGGCCTCCGTTTCCGCGAAAGGATCATCGCCGAACGGGTCCGCGTTGGGGTCAAGCTGAGGAGCTGTACCGCCTGTACCGTCTCCTTCAGTTCCTCCTATACGGGGGGAGATTTCAGGGTTATAGGGAGTAGGCGGTACAGGCGGTACAGGGCCAGACTCGTCCTCGTTGAGCTGCGGGTTTTCGTCGAGGTCCCGGAACTTGACCCCGAGCCAGGCCCAGTAGGGGTTCGGCGGTTCGACCAGCGGCGTGAGGGTGGACCGGCCCTCGCGGGGCCTAATCCGCTTCCGGGCCACGGCGCTCTTCGCGCACTCGTCATGGCCTCCGAATCGGGCCACAAACGTGCGGTCCGTCCACGGCTGGTGACCCTTGTCAGCGAGGAACGTTTTGAACGTCTCGAACAGCTCCGGGGCGTAGATGTGGCTGTTGTAGTCGAACTCCAGGTGGTCCACGATGAAGCTCAGCACCAGGTCCGACTCCTTGCGCCACTCCAGGGTGTCCCTCTCGATCCTGACCGGAGGGGCCTCCATGATCTGCTCGGCTGCGTACCACTTACCGGCGCCCTCCACCATCCATGCCAGGGCCGCCTCGGCGACGCGCTCGTTCGTTGCTACGCGCTGGCGCAGCGTCGGGTCCCCCGGCCGGTCGTTGGGCCCCTTGCACGGCTCCCCTAGCTTGCGGTACGTGAACGGGAAGCACAGCATCGCCAGGCGTCGCCAGGTGCCGTGGTCGGTCTCGTCGACCACAGGCTTGTTGTTTGTGTTGATGACCAGCGTGTGTGACGTGTTGAAGGTGACCGGGTCCTGGCGCATCCGTCGTGCTTTGATCTGCTTCGTACCCGCGAGCTGCTTTGCCCGGTTGACGTCCAGCCGTTTGGCTTCCGGGGTCTCTTCCAGCACCGCGAGCCGGGCCCCCATGAAATCCATCATCTCGGTGGGGTGGTTGTCGCTCGCGTTGCCGAGCAGAGCCCTGTGGGCCACCACCGTGTGATAGCCGTTCTTCTCCCCGGCCGCGTTGGCGAGCGTGTCCATGATGGTTGACTTGCCGTTAGAGCCGCCGCCCTGAGCCACCAGGATGATGTCGTCCGGCGGAATATGGCCTGTGATGGCCTGCCCCATGCGTACCTGGAACCATCCGCGTACGTCTTCTGGCAGGGCCTCCAGGGCCTTGTCCCAGTCGGCGTGCCGTGCGCCGGGCACGTAGTCACAGCTGGTGATCTTCGTCATCAGCCGGTCGGGGTCGTGCGGGGTGAGGACTCCACTACGCAAGTCCAGGATGCCGTTCTGGCAGTTGATCGCGTCAGGGTCGTAGTCGAAGTCGTTTGCGTCGGCCAGGATGCCGGTGACTCCCCGGGCCAGCTTCAGCAGGTTGCCCAGCTTGGAAGCTGAAAGGGCGCTCTTCCACCCGTCCAGTTGAGAACGCAGATCCTTTCCCCCGCGCATTTCCTCCAGGGTCCGGTCCCACCCTGCACGGGCCCACAGCCGGATCTCCTCCAGCACCGGGGCGTCCGGGCACTCGGTCCACACCTTGCCGTCCCAACGCATCCACCCGAGACCAGAGGCCCACCGGTAGTGCCCTTCCAGGGCCTCCATGCACACGGTTTCGACCAGGACGGCGTCGCTGAACGCGGCGTCCCGGGAGTTGTCGGACGGCACTTCCAGCGTGGCCGCGTCCCGCAGGCCCTGGAGCGTACCGCCTGCGTGGAAGTAGTCGTCCACGCCCTTGACCTCGACCCCGTTCACTTCCTCGGGGACGATCAGGTAATAGACGTTCTCCGCCCGACGGGTCTCCAGCCACCGGCCCAGGCGGACCATGGCGGAGAGGACGTCGGACTTGCGCCGCGCATCCGCATCGAAGCAGATGATCACGTTGCGGCCCTTGAGCGGAACGTCCTCCCAGTCGCCGAGAGTGCCGAGCGTCCCGCGCCAGTTGTAGACCCCGGACAGCGTGACTGCGGCGATGCCCTTGGACGCGAGCGCGTCCGCCTTCTTGATGCCTTCCGTGATCCACAGCGGAGTCTCACGAAGCATGTGGAGGTCGGTGGGGCGGACGAGGTGCGCCACCGACGGCGGGATGTCCAGACGCGGCTTCCCCACAGGGGTCGCGTACTTCACCTTCTTCTCGTTGTACGCCTGCGGAATGCCAGGCTTGAACATGGCGCCGATGCGCTCGCCGGTGACTCGGTACATCGGCAGGAGCAGACCCGGGAAGGCGGACTCTTCACGCCATGCCCAGACCGGGATCTTCTCCTGACGCAGCCTGGCCTTGTCCTCGTCGGTGCAGTACAGGGTCTCGTAGCCCCGGGCGTCGCGCACTTCCGGGGCAATCTCGCTCGCGTCCAGCTCTGCCCGGTGGTGATCGGACAACTGCCCCGCGTTCGCTTCCACGTAGGTGGTCATGCCTGATTCCTCGATTCCTTGGTCATTGCTTCCTTGGTCTGCGGGGGCTTGGGCACTTACTCTCTCCTCCCCTTCCGGACCGCCGGGCGCCGGCCGTCGAATCGCGCGGCGTGAGCCGCCTCCCACGCCGTCCGGAACTCGGGGCCGGTCCACATACGGTGGACGTCGGCGACCATGCCGCTCGGGTGCCAGACGCGGACGGTGTGATCCCGCCCGCAGACGTCTCCCCGACGGTGCATGTCGCGCACCGTGAACAGCATCAGGCCGGTCCCGGTGACGAGGCCCGCCCAGCGTGGGTCGTCAAAGGTATCTGCGACCGGCTTTATCTCCATCCATGCCTGGTCAGCGCCACGGTGGGGCCTGATGCGGAAGTCCGGCAGGTACCCCCGGGTGCCGATGCGGTACGCCTCCGGCTCGTACTCCCACGGGATACGCGCGTGTTCGAAGAACAGGATCCAGCGGGCTTCCAGCCGTGAGCGGGTGGTGACCCCGTGCACGGTGGTGGGTATCGGCTTGACCGTCTGGTACAGGCCGTTGCTCATCACGCACCGACGCCCGAGACGGCCGGGGAGGCGGCAGAGACGACGACGGGCGTGTTGCGCAGCCGGACCCACGTTTCGGCCTCGGCCCGGGGGATGCGGACGCGGCCGTTGGCCGTCTTGTGCTTGGTCAGCGGCACGTCCGGATCGTCCAGCCACCGGTACACGGACCCCGGATGCACCTCCGCGAGGTCCGCCACCTGTGCGACCGTCAGGAACTCTTCCACTGCTCCTCCTTGATGGTGTGTAAGTACGTGTAGCAACGATACCCGCGTTTACACACGATTACACGACGGGTACCATACTGGACATAGGGGCGCGACGACGCCCCGCCGACCACTGACCAAGGAATCCCGGGACGCCGGGCGCGGATGGGGTGACGTCGCAGTCCCCGCACCTCCCTTGTGAGGTGCGAGTTCGGTGATTGTGCACCCCGCTGGGAGGATCACGGACTCATGACCAAGGAAGAGACCGCCTACGCGGCGGCACTGAACCTCATCGGCTCCGGGACCGTGCTCGGTTCCCCGGAGGACGCGCCCCTGCGCCGGACGCTGGAAGACCTGCGGTACGAGGCGCTGGCTTCGGTCATGCCGGCCGGCCCCAAGGTGCGCTGCCCGCACTGCCCCACGCCGTTCCCCTGCGACGGGCCGGACGACGGCAAGCACTTCGCCGACCTGTGGGAGCACCTCATCGTCAGTCACAGGATCGACACCTGGATCGCGGCGGCGCCGGCGCAGACGGCGTGGATCCGCGCGGTGGAGAACTTCGAGGGAGCGCAAGCCGCATGAGCGAGGACTACAACCACGAACTGCGCGCCCGCGCGCTGGCACTCCCGGAGGCGGAGCTGCGCCGGGCCGTGGACCGCCTGCTTGAGCAGTGCGGCAAGGAAACGGCATACCCGGCCCCTAATTCGCCCAGGTCCGAGATGCTCCACGTCACGGAGATTTACACGCTGCTGGGCTTGCGCGGCGGTCCGGACTACAGCGAACTGCGCGATGCGCTGAACCGGGATGCCGGGGAGGAAGACTGATGAGCACACCCGACGACCGCAAGCTGCTGGGCCTGCTCGACTCGCTCAGCCCCGACCACGTGCAGCGGCTGAAGACCCAGCCGGAGGACCCGTCCATCGAAGGGCCCGAGACGTACCGGGGCGTGAGGATCCCGGACGACCTTCGGGCCGGTGGGGCCACGCGTGCCGTGTTCGAGGAGTGGAAGCGCGGCGTGGACGCCGAGCTGGACAAGGCGGAGCCGGGGCCGGTCGACGAGAACCCGTTCGCTCCGGACCTGACCATGTCCCGTGAGGTCGCTGACTTCGTCCTGCGGGCATTCACCGGCCTGTTGGAAGAGGGCTACTGGCCGAAGGGGTACGACGCGCAGGGACGTCACGGTGGCGTGGACGACCAGGACTACGACTTCACTCTGATCCGCCGGGCGGCGGACCTCGTCGGCCGGGGGCGCATCCGGAACTCGGAACTCCTCGCGGCCCTTGCCGACATGGACGCGGAAGCCGAAGGGGGTGAGCCGACGTGAGCCAGACCATCGCCCTGCGCGACTATCAGCGCGAGGCCATCGCCGCTCTCCAGGCCGCATGGGCCGACGGAATGCAGAGGCCGGCTGCCGTGTTGGCCACCGGCCTCGGCAAGACCATCATCTTCTCGCGCCTGGCCGCCGAGCACATCGCAGCCGAGGGCACGCGCGTCGTCATCCTCGTGCACCGCGACGAGCTGGCCGACCAGACGCTGAACAAGCTGAAGCAGACCGAACCGAGTCTGTTCACGGGCAAGGTGAAGGCGGCGGCCGACAACGTCGCTGCCGACGTCATGGTCTGCTCGGTACAGACCCTCGCCCGTGAGGCCCGGCTGCACCGCCTGGTCGACTCGCAGGAGAAGTGCGGCAAGGTCGGCCTCGTCATTGTTGACGAATGTCATCATGCCGCCGCGATCAGCTACCGCAACATTCTCGCCGCTCTCGGCTGCTACAGCGGGATGCCCGGGACCAAGGCAGTCGGCTTCACCGCCACCCTCGCCCGGGGCGACGGCCAGGGCCTCGGGGACGTCTGGGAAGACGCGGTCTTCACCCGCTCCCCGCTGTGGGGCATGGCCAAGGGCCATCTGGTCGACGTCAGCTCCAAGCTGATCGACGTGGACACTCTGCACCTCGGGGACGTCAAGCGGTCCCGAGGCGACTACACCGCGTCCTCCCTTGGCGATGCGCTGATGGAGGCTGGCGGCCCTCAGATCATCGCCAAGGTGCTGGAGGAACACGCGGCCGACCGTCGGAGCCCGATCGTTTTCACCCCGACGGTGGAGGTCGCGCGGGCGACGGCGGAGGCTCTGCCGAGCGCGGCGTACGTGCACGGCGGCACGCCCCGCGAGGAGCGGCTGAGCGTCTACCGCCGGTTCCGCACCGGCGAGGTGCGCACGCTCGTCAACTGCATGGTCTTGACGGAGGGGGCCGACTTCCCGTTCGCGGACTGCGCGGTCATCGCCCGGCCGACGAAGTCCGAGCCGCTGTTCATACAGATGGTCGGCCGCGTGCTGCGGCCCTCTCCCGCCACCGGCAAGCAGGACGCGCAGGTGCTCATCCTCGCCGGCGAAGGTGGGTCGCTGTGCACACTGGTGGACCTGGAGCCGGGCGCTGAGATCCGGGAGGTGAAGGACGGCGAGACGCTGGCCGAGGCCTACGAACGCGAGGAGTCCTACAAGGACTCCAAGGTCCCGGCCGGCTCCCTGCGGTTCGAGCTGACGCACCGGGACATCGACCTGTTCAAGGCTTCGGCTGCCTACTCGTGGCTGCGCACTGCCGGAGGCGTGCAGTTCATCCCGGTGGGCGACAACGGGGAAGTGCTGCTGTGGCCGTCCCGGCAGGGCGAGGAGAAGTGGGACGTCGCCTATGCCCCGCCGCGCGGGGACTGGGAGCGGCTGCACGAGGGCCTGGACCTCGGCATGGCGATGGCCTGGGCGGAGACGGAGGCCACGGACCGCAGCCAGTTGAACATGACCCGGACGGCGGCCTGGAGGAAAAAGCCCGCGTCTCCGAAGCTGATCGGCCTGCTGAAATACGCCGGTCAGAACGTGCCGGACGGGATCCGGGCGGGCCTTGCCTCGGACTTGCTCGCGGTGACCATCGCTTCGCGCAAGCTGGACCGTTTCCTTCCCCGGACGTCCGGGGTATGATTTAGCTAAACCAGTAGGAACGGAGACCAAGGAATGGACGACGCAAGGCTCAGGGCGATCATTCGGGAAGAGGTCGCCCTAGCGGTAAAGACGTTGGGCGAGGTCGCTGAGCGTCGCGAGGATTCCGACCTTGACACGGTGACGTACGACTTCCAGGCCTACGCCTACCGAGGAGCCTGCGACGAAGCCGACGAACAGCGCGCCGAGGACGCGGAGAACCCGTTCGAGGAGAAGCCCGTCACGGGCCCCGACTCTGCGGTGACGGCCGCCATCCGGGCCGAGGTGCTCGGCGTGCTGAAGGAACTGCGGCACACGTTCTACATGTCCGGTCTGGACGACGACTACCGCATCGCCGAGCGGCTGGACGGACTCATCACGGCGCGCGAGGCAGCCGACGAGTGACCCCGGAGAGGGCTGCGGCGGCCCTCTCCACCTGGCCATTAGGCCTTTGACCAAGGAAGCAGGAAGGTACCGCAATGACTCAGACGACCCCTGAGCGCAAGCCGTGCTCCGTGTGCGGCAACGAATACACCGTCACGGCGAACAAGACGATCCGCCACCACTTCACCGAGAACCCCGACTTCCAGGCCGGGCCAGACAGCCGCAAGTGCAAGGGCGTCGGTCAGCCGCCGGCCGGTGCGGCAGGGCTGGCCCTCGCCGAGGACATGGAGGCCGGGGAGAAGCAGCCGCAGTGCCGCCTGTGCAAGCACCCGGTGCAGCTCACCGGCAACGGCCGGGTCCGGTCCCACCTCACCACCGAACAGACGCCCCGCCAGTGCCCCGGCGGTTCCGACTTCCCGCTGGGCACCTACCCGGACCTCGTCGGCACGACGGACGGTCTCGTCGCCACGCTGCGCGCCCAGTGCGAGCACGTCCAGGTGGGCCAGTGCTACGGCTGCCACGGCGCGGCCGGAGGGGCCGTCAGCGACGCCGAGCTGGATGCCCTGGCGGAGGCTGAGGGCACCGGCGCAGCGCCGTGGGGCGTGGACCAGGCGACCGTGCAGCAGCCGACCATGTCCGAACGGTTCAAGGCCTCGCCCCTCACGGCGCTGCTGGAGCGGGAGACCGCCGGTGCCGGGACGGTCCTGGACGCGATGGACGGCGACACCCGGACCGAGGCCGAACAATTCATGGGCGCGGCCCTGGCGACGAACAGCGGGCTGTCGACGGCGGAGCAGGAGCGCCTGGCGGCCGTCGTCGCCCCGGACTACCGCACCGACGAGCAGCGGGCTCGGGACGCGCGGATGTCGGAGCTGACGGACAAGGCCATCAAGGTGCTGGAGCAGCGCAGCCCGGAGAAGAAAGCGGAGACGGCGGCCCACATGGACCGCACCGCGTCGGCCGTCCTCGGCGTCCCGCTCGACCCGGAGTTGAACCACAAGCACCTGGACGAGTCGGGCGTCGAGTGGGTGCACCCCGGGTCCCGGGAGACCTGCGAAACGCCGGAGTGCGAGACGTGGCGCCGCATCCACCCAGGCTGGGTGTACTGCGAGAAGTGCGACACAGACAACCACCGGTGCCCCGGCTGCGGCACGGACGTCCCGCACGGCACCGTAGCGTGTGCTCAGTGCACCCGGGAGACGTGCACGCACCCGAACGGGTTTCAGGGCACGGCCGACGACTTGGACGAGGACGGTCAGGACCGCGTTGTCAGCACCTGCACGATCTGCGGCGCCGTAGACCCCGAGGACGTGGAGCCGGTCGGCCCCGACCCGGAGCTGCCCAACTGCCCGCACCCGGAGACGCACCGCGCGGGATGCGGCTGCCCGGACGACGATTACACCCCCGGGCAGTACAGCCCCGGCGATGACCCGCAGGTACGCCTTAGCGAGCTGGACGAGGGCGACCACTTCACCCGGCGCGGCACGCTCATGCGCGTCACCGGCGAGACCAACGGCGTGGTGCACGCGGTCGTCGTGGACGGCCCGCACAAGGGCCGCACTGGTGACCTGCCCAACCTCGGCGAGCTGGTGGAGCGCGCGCCGTGCCGCCACAGCTACGCCTGGGGTGACGACGGCAAGTTCGGGCACAGCGGCTCATTCTGCGAGTACTGCGGCGCTGGGGACCCGGCGACCGAGGTGACCACGGAACAGGAGACCAAGGAATGCACGGACGACAGGACGGAGGCGTTGCCGCGTTCTTCGGCGGCATCGACGCGGACAACGACCAGGGCAACGACGGCCCTGGCCCCTGGTTCGAAGCCTCCTACGAAGGCGAGTGCGCTAGCTGTTTCGCCGAAATCGGAATCGGTGACATCATCCGCGCCGACGGCGAGGGCGGCTGGGAACGGCAGGAGTGCTGCGGTGACGACTGACCAGAGTGCGGCGGCAGCAGCCTTCCTCGGCAGCGGGCGGCCGTCGGCCCCGGCGGTGAACGGGACGCAGAACCAGGCCGACGCGGCGGCGCAGTTCCTCGCCGGCGGCTCGGGCGCGCACGGTGAGAAGGAGACCAAGCGCGACCGGTACGGCCGGTACCTGATCCCGCACCCGGACACCGGCAAGGAGACCGCGTGGACCCGGTCCACGACGTTCGCCAAGTCGATCAGCGACACGTACGCCCTGTCCCAGTGGGGCCTGCGCATGGCGCTGCTCGGGGCGACGATGCGCCCGGACCTCGTGCGGCGGGCGCACGGCAAGCACGTCCGGGAGGACAAGAAACTGCTGGACGAGCTGACGGCGGATCTGAAGGACGCCGCCGGTGCCAAGGTGGCCGCCAACGACGGCACCGCAATGCACTCTTTTACGGAGATGGTGGACCGGGCGTGGCACTCTCCTGGTGGACCGCGCAGCGTCATGGACCAGATTCCGCCGGACTGCCGCGAGATGGTGGAGACGTACATCCGCTTGCTGGAGGAGACCGGGCTCGAACCGGTACCTCACCTCATCGAGTTCACCACGGTCGTCAAGCAGTACGGCGTCGCCGGGACCTCGGACAACTGCTACAAGGTCACCAAGCCGCTCGTGCTGAAGATCGGGCGGGCGGAGGTTCGGCTGGCGCCGGGTGAGTACGTGATCGGCGACAAGAAGACGGGCCGGGACCTGGACTACGGCTGGCAAGAGCACGCGATCCAGCTCAGCACGTACGCGCAGGGCATCAACACGGCTGGCGTGTGGGACCGGCACGACGAGGTCTGGGAGCCGGACCCGCTGAGCCGGTTCGACAAGCCTGGAACGAAGGTCCGCACGGACGCCGGGGTCATCATCCACCTGCCGGTGGACAAGACGTCCGAGAAGACGCCGACCGTCTACGGCGTCGACCTGGAGTCCGGCTGGAACGCGGCCATCCTGTGCGAGCGGGTCAGGGAGTGGCGCAAGGTGCGCACCCTCGCCTCCCCGGTCATGGTCTCTGAGGCGGCGGACACATTCACGCCGCAGCGGCCCGAGCCGGCCGTCACCACGCGGACCACGGTCCGGCCGCCGTCCCTCAAGGACAAGGCCCTCGCGGTCACGTCCAATGGCGACGCCTCGGCGGTGTGGAAGGAGGCGAAGAAGGCTGGCCTGCCCGACGAGGAGGTGGACGAGCTGGTGGCCGTCATGCAGAACCGGCTCAAGGAACTCTCCGAACCCGGCGGCTGAGAAGGGTTTAACTAAATCAGCTTCCGGGGTATCATAAAAGCATACGGAGCACAGCAAGTCCGGGCGAGACAGACGTAGTTGACTCATCGTCACAAACTCTCCCGGATCAACTCCACAGAGGCTGCCCCGGGGCTCATCCCCCGGCCCCGGGGCCACAGCGACCCAACGACGCACCAGCCGTGAGGCAAGTAGCCCAAGGGCGAAACACCAACACCGTGCGGGCGGATCGGGGTCGGGCGGCGGCCGTAAAACGCTGGACGCGCGGTAGCTCAACAGGCACAGAGCAGTTGGACTGTCCCGATCCAGTCCAACAGATCCGGGTTCGAGACCCGGCCGCGCACCGGAGCCACGTTCCACCGGCTCCCCTCCCTCGCCACCGGCGGCGGAGGCCACAGGAACACAGCAGACAGGACACAGGCATGACCACTGCACCGCAGACGCAGACCGACCCCTTCAGCGCTGATGCCGCCAAGGCGGCTCAGTTCCTCGGTGGGGGCACCGTCGCCGCGAAGTTCCCCCAGCCCGGGTTCGTCGTGGAGGGGACCATCCTGTCCTTCCGGATGGCGCAGCAGACCGACAAGGACTCGGGCGAGCTGCTGTTCTGGGAGGGGAAGGAGAAGGTCGAGCAGTCCAAGCTCAAGTTCGCACAGTCCGCGAAGCCGGTCGAGCAGCTCATCATCGAAATCCAGGGCCAGCCGACCGGCGTCACCTGGGAGACCAACCGGTACGTGGAGAAGCCGATCCCCGACGACGACGGTGTGCGCACCCTGTACGTGAAGGGCAGCATGCAGAAGGCGCTCGGCAAGGCCCTGCGTGACGCCGGTGTCCGGGCTCCGGAGATCGGCGGGTACATCAGGGTGACTCGCGGCCAGGACGTCAAGTACGGGAACAACTGGGGTCACACGCACACCGCGCAGTACACCCGAGCCGACCAGAACGGCCACCAGGCGGCCGGGTTCCTCGCGCAGGGCGGCGAGGGCGGCGAGGCGCCGGACCCGTTCGGCGGCTGACCGCACAGCACCACCCATAAGGAAGACCCCGAGCAGAGCGCGCTCGGGGTCTTCCCGTGTGTACGGCCCAGGGCCGCGTCGGCATCATGTCAGACGGCCGCCTTCCGTCGGCGGCGGGTCTGCTTCGGTACGGGCGGCGCGAACACCGGGAACGCTTCAGGCAGAGTTGGCCAGGCCACCATGCGCAGCGCGTCGATGTTGTGCTGGGGCATCTGGACCAGAGGCTCGCCGTAGGCGGCGTGACCGGCCGCCCGCAGCCACCACGCGTCGCACTGGTCGCCGCCCGGGTCGCCGGGGAACTTCCGCCCGGCCCGGGTGAGAGCAGCCAGCGCCATGGACTCCTTATCGGAGCCACCGCCGTAGCCGGTTGCGTACAGCTTCAGCGTCTTCGCGTTGACCAAGGCGTAAGGGACCCCGGCTCGCCCAAGAGCGAGGATAGCGACCGCGTGCACCATCGGGACGACCTTGGCCGCGTCGCCCTTCAGCCCGGCCCGGATGTCCTCCACCACGACGAGCTGCGGCCGGGCCACACGCAGAGCCGCGCACAGACGTTCCTCGATCACGAGCAGCCGGCTGTACCCCTTGCCGCGCGGCTTGATGACGGCCGTGGAGTCGTCGGGGAACGCCACCCCGGTGCACGTAATCGACAGGTCCCACCCCATGATGCGCATTCCTTGGTCCTCCATATCTGGGCGCATTCATTTCACTAAATCAGACTTACCCGATACGCTGTCTCGCCACGCTCCCGACGCGGCCTGGACTCGGCTACGCGCACGTTTACCCAGTGGGTACGCTCGGAGCAGGACCACGGATTGAGGAGAGCAGACCAATGACGAGCCCCACACCCCTGCCCGGACTGGGATCCGTCGGCAAGGCCGGCACCTGGACGATTACCGACCAGCACGGCCAGTCGATCACTATTACCGGAGAGCTACTGGGCATGGGGTCCAGTTTCCGGCCCCGGCACCAGAACCACCCGGACACGGAGTTCGCCCCCAAGGGGGTCCACTGCTCCACCTGCCGCTGGACGGAACTTCGGATCTTCGCCGTGGATTCCGAAGAGGGCAACCCCGAGCCGCTGCCGTACCTGGTGGTCAAGCGTGGGGCGTCGACCATTCCCGAGGAGAGGGACTTCATCGAGTGGGAGGGCCTGGTCACCGGAGATGAGGTGCTGGAGAAGCTGACCACGCGCCGGGGCATGGATGCGTTCCTGACCGCGCCGGCGTCCCGGGCCGCGTCGCAGGCCGCTTCTTTCGACCCGGGGATGCGGGACGCCTGGCAAAACCGAGCGGTGAAGTAACCCGTTCGGCGACACCGCCGATCGCTGGTACCGTCCCCGGCTTTGACCGAGCCGGACGGAAGGGCGGACAGCATGGGCCGGCACAGCGCGGAACGCATCCCCACTCCGGATCTACGACGCTCATACGCCTGTCTGCGCGAGGCGTATGAGCGTCTGCTGCGAGATCACATGGAACTGAAGAGCACACCCCACGGCCCGCCCGGCACCGCGCCCGGCGGGCCGTTGCAGGTGGTGTCTGGGTTCACTCCGTCGCACCTGGCCACGGATAAGGAACCCCTGGGTGTGGACGACGCCTGCGAGCTGGTGCGGTCCTCGGGCCTGCTGACGTCGCCGGGGCTTGGGACGTGACAGCCAGGGGTATACCGATTAAGATAAATCATCAACACCCTGATCACCGAGGAAGGAATCATGACTGTGACCGCGCCGCAGCGCCCACCGCGAGGAAGGCCGAGGCCCGCAGAGACCATCGAGAGGGACCGGAAGATCCTGGCCCTGCTCCAGGCAGCCACCCCCGACGGGATGGCCCGCAACGAGATCGCCGAGGAGATGGGCCTGAACAAGTCCGTCACCTACCTGTCCCTGGACCGCCTGCGCCGGCAGGGCCTCGCCGAGAAGGTCAGCCCCGAAGGATCCCAGGCCGACAAGGACACCCTGTGGGTGGCCGTCCAGGAGGGCTGATGCCATCGGACCGCACACCCGCCGCCACGGAGCCCGCACCCGGCACAGACGCCGAAAGTGCGGGCTCCGTGGTTGTCGGCATTGATCCGTCAGGGCCCGGGGCCGTCGCTGTGCACATCGAGGTCGATACGGCACCCGTACAGGAACGCCTGAATGAGGTGGCCGCGAGTCTCCGCGCGCTCCGCGAGAACACTGAGCGGGCGGCCCCGGCCGTGCAAATGAGGCTGGCGGAAGCCGGAGCGGCGTTTCGTGAATTCGGCCGGAGCTGGGAACGTGCGCGTCGCGCCCCTTATGAGTTCGGCAGCGTGACGCCACGTGTGATCACCGG